TTATCCTGCCGTCTGTTGTAAATACCGCTTGGCCAGCATCAGATTGGCCAACCCAAACAAACTGAACAACTGCGCTGTATTCTTTTCCAGCCCACGGTAGCGAACCTTGCGATGATTGAAGCGCACCTTGATTACCTGGAAGGGGTGCTCGACCTTGGCACGCAGTTGCGCCTTGGCATATTCAATTTTGCGCTTGACCCGATACAGCACGCTGCCTTCGCCGTGCTGCTTGTAACTGCTTGGCCGTTCTGCAATCGACCAGATAACGTCCCGTTCAGCATGCTCCGGTCGCTTGGCCGCACCGGTGTATCCAGCGTCACCCGAAACATAGGTTTCGTCACCGTGAAGCAACTGGCCAACCTGGGTGACATCCGCCACGTTAGCGGCCGTCCCTACTACGCTGTGCACCAGCCCCGACGTGGCGTCTACACCAATGTGGGCCTTCATCCCAAAGTGCCATTGATTGCCTTTCCTGGCCTGATGCATCTCAGGATCACGCTTGCCTTCTCGGTTCTTGACCGAGGGCGGCGCGGCGATCAGAGTAGCGTCGACGATAGTGCCTTCCTTGAGCAGCAGCCCCCGGCTGGCCAGATGCTGGTTAATCGTTTCAAACAGCAGCCGGGTTAGCTGATGGACTTCCAGCAAGCGGCGAAAACGCAGCAAGGTGGTGGCATCCGGTGCAGACTCGCGACCCAGGTCGATACCCATAAAACCGCGGATGGCCTGGCTGTCGTAGACGGCATCTTCGCAACCTTCATCGGAGAAACCGAAACACTGCTGCACGACGTACATGCGCAACATGCGCGACACCCCTATCGCAGGGCGTCCGCGCTTGCCTGCGGTGTTGCTATAAAACGGCGCCACTTGCGCCTCCAGCAGGGCCCAGGGCACCAACTGTTCAAGGTCAGCCAGGAAGCGATCTCGGCGAGTCTGCTTTTTCTTGCCGGTATATTCGAGTTCGGAGAAGGTCTTCTGCACGCGCGTAACGCTCACGGAGAGGGAGGCTGTTGAAGGAACTTAGTGTGCCAAGGGTGGGGACAGTTGGCTATTTTTGCAGCGCCTCCCTAGTTAACTGGATTTTGACAGATGTTTTCAATATCCACCTATTGAAATGAAACCATAAAAAAGCCCCTTATTTGGGGCTTTTATTATGCCTTCTCCGAGCTTATCGCTCGCCAGACCTTCGTCAAGAATCCTGCCTTGGCATCTTCCAATTCGCCCTTCAAGGTTTTGATCTCGTTAACCCTGTTCGTATACGCCGTCTTGTATTTCCCAAGCTCGATCTTCAGATTCTCTACGTTTTGGTTCAGCTCGATGGTCGAAGCCTCAAGACCAGCCTTGTCCTTTTCCAGCAACCCGTTCGCCTCGGCTAGACCATCTCGCTCCTTACCCACAGACTCAGCGAGCGATTCAGTCTCACGAAGCTTATTGAATAAGAACATGGTTTCGCGCTTGTTTTTCTCGACCAGCGCTACTCGATCCTTCTCAGCTTGCCTTGCGTAATCGTCATGGAATCTGGTGCTCACCGGGTCAGAAAGCACTTTGCAATATAGCTGCCGGGAGACGATTTCAGAAACCTGCCGGTAGCGCCTTTCAAGACTGCCTTCAACGTCATCTTTGTTGATGTACTTCTCAACCTTGATGCTGTCAGTAATCTTGATTTCGATGATGGGGATTCCGTGGTCACGGAAATCGACGACCTTTTGCATGCCGCATGGATTCGAATAGCAGACCTCAATCGCAACCTTACCTCCCCATTTTTTATAGAAAGGGTTGTCGGCTGTGAACTCGCCATAGAGGTCAGGAATGTAGCCATTGCCGTTCCCGAACTTTAACCGGGTTTCTTCAGCTATGAGCCGCGTGAAGGTGAAAGGGACGATCTCATTATCAATGACGAAATTAATCGTTTCGAACTGGGAAAGGATGGCTATCAGGCAGGCATGGGAAAGGGATTCGCCATCGCTGTCTCCGGATCGAGCCAGCGGATCTAAATTCTTGTACCGGAAATATCCGTTTCTCACGGCGACCATCTCACGGCGCTTGTCCTCGCGGGAATGGGTACTGAAGAAGGTCAGAGCGCTGAATTCAGAGGGGTTCAGGCGGCGCATCTTGAGGACTTGCCAGATGAAGAACAGCTTGTAGCGACCATCATCCCGATTGATGAAGCCGTCGGCACCCTTTGCACACGCCCAAATCTTCATGCTTCTCCCTTACGTTGAAACGCTCTAGAACAGACCATACCAGCGCGTGAGAGCGTTTCAAAGCAAGGTATGCCATCAGTAACCGAGCGCGTCCTTCGTCTGCTTGCAGCTTCCTAGCCGCCCACGAACCTGGCCATTCAGCATTCGTGTCTGCATGGACTGGTAGGCTTGGGTAGTGCCGTACTGCTGCTTTACAGCTTCGAGCTTGTTCTTTGCCTCAGCCATCTGTGTCACGCAATCATTGATGTCCTGCTTGGACAAGGTTCGCGTACCAGCTTCATTGGGCGTGCCCTGAGGACGGTTCTCGTACAGCTTCTGAACCTCAGTGAGGCTTGCCAGCGCAGCGGCTTCATCCTCATAGCTTGCTGCCCACACAGAGCCACACATCACCAGCCCTACCATTCCAGCTACACACAGCTTGAACAATGGAATCTCCCTTTGTCATCGATGGGTTTTCTACCTGCGCAGGACCAGTTAGCGACTGGCTACCCGCACCGTGGCATCGTCCTCGCCCAACAGGGCTTTGAGAACGTTGGTCTTGTCTGACTCAGGAAAGGCAAATGGGTTCGCGCATACAGCCAGATCCAGCGATGGTAGCCCCTGCCAGCTGCTCACAATTCGCGTAGGAACGTGGTCTGCGGATAGCTTGGCATTGGTAGGACTGTTGATGGAGAAGACCGCTACGTACGCCACGGCGAGCCGCGCCGCGCCGCACGGTAAATTTGAGCACGGCTCATGGCTGAACTTCACGCTCGACGTTTCTAAAATCCTTTCGAGCAGCATTTATTTTTGCCAGATGATCCTTAGGGAGACGCTGAACAATTAACCCGTTCGCACCGTCCCCATTTCCAAGCCGGTTTTTTTCAACCTGCCGGCCTTATTTTACGTTTCTCGAGCAGATTTCTGCCCTCATTTTGCTGAAAGGCGGGCCAGTCCCGCCTTTCAGACGGATTTATCCTGCCGTCTGTTGTAAATACCGCTTGGCCAGCATCAGATTGGCCAACCCAAACAAACTGAACAACTGCGCTGTATTCTTTTCCAGCCCACGGTAGCGAACCTTGCGATGATTGAAGCGCACCTTGATTACCTGGAAGGGGTGCTCGACCTTGGCACGCAGTTGCGCCTTGGCATATTCAATTTTGCGCTTGACCCGATACAGCACGCTGCCTTCGCCGTGCTGCTTGTAACTGCTTGGCCGTTCTGCAATCGACCAGATAACGTCCCGTTCAGCATGCTCCGGTCGCTTGGCCGCACCGGTGTATCCAGCGTCACCCGAAACATAGGTTTCGTCACCGTGAAGCAACTGGCCAACCTGGGTGACATCCGCCACGTTAGCGGCCGTCCCTACTACGCTGTGCACCAGCCCCGACGTGGCGTCTACACCAATGTGGGCCTTCATCCCAAAGTGCCATTGATTGCCTTTCCTGGCCTGATGCATCTCAGGATCACGCTTGCCTTCTCGGTTCTTGACCGAGGGCGGCGCGGCGATCAGAGTAGCGTCGACGATAGTGCCTTCCTTGAGCAGCAGCCCCCGGCTGGCCAGATGCTGGTTAATCGTTTCAAACAGCAGCCGGGTTAGCTGATGGACTTCCAGCAAGCGGCGAAAACGCAGCAAGGTGGTGGCATCCGGTGCAGACTCGCGACCCAGGTCGATACCCATAAAACCGCGGATGGCCTGGCTGTCGTAGACGGCATCTTCGCAACCTTCATCGGAGAAACCGAAACACTGCTGCACGACGTACATGCGCAACATGCGCGACACCCCTATCGCAGGGCGTCCGCGCTTGCCTGCGGTGTTGCTATAAAACGGCGCCACTTGCGCCTCCAGCAGGGCCCAGGGCACCAACTGTTCAAGGTCAGCCAGGAAGCGATCTCGGCGAGTCTGCTTTTTCTTGCCGGTATATTCGAGTTCGGAGAAGGTCTTCTGCACGCGCGTAACGCTCACGGAGAGGGAGGCTGTTGAAGGAACTTAGTGTGCCAAGGGTGGGGACAGTTGGCTATTTTTGCAGCGCCTCCTTAGCTTTCTTCTCATCAGCCTCACGTTTCAATCGATTATTGGTCTTAGCTATTCTTTCCTCTGCTGCTTTTCGCAGTTTTAATGAATATAAAATGCACACCAAAGCAATAGCCACCATTCCCGCGTAAGCGAGTGCGCTTTTCAAACCCACAGTGGTTGAGAGAAATATTATAGTAAATGGAAAAACGATTACCAAAGGGAGGAAGCGTTGGTGCTTGTGGTATTCTTGATTAGGTTCAGGCTTGTCTAAATTGATCATTTCGCGTTATATTTTTTAGCATATTATACCATTTCATTACCCACAATTAGCCTAAGAAAGAACATACCCCTTTCGGGGCTTGTCATCATTCAGCGTCTCTTTTCTTTGTACCGTCACTAGATTGCGGAACAACTGGACTTCTAGACACATCATTGAATTGCCTTCTGAAATTCTCCTTTTCCTTATCTGAGTAGTTCTTGACGGCGTTTGGTACAGCCTGAGTACCTTGCTGCAATATCATATGGAATGCGCTGACCATCTGAGGATTCGTCATTATCGTAACGACTTGCTGATACGTATTGTCATCCTGAGCACTGTTTTGTTGAGTCAAAGCTTCCATGATTTCCGTGTGATACGTTTTCATCGCTTTAACGAAAGAGAAATAAATCCAAAGCAACCCAATCGCTACCATGATTGAAGCTACGATTTGAGCCATCAAGCTACCATCGCCCATAGTCAAGATGCTCCAAATAAGCCTTTTCGGTACGAAATTTTCTAGCATGAAGCCAAGAAAATTATAGACGATAACGAACGTTGGAATTAATAAAGCAACCTTCAACAATCTCATGCCCAGCTGCCTTAGGTAATCAGCACTCGCCTTATCGTCGTTGGCAATCAATGCGCGAAGCAACAGATAAGGTGCGTAGATCCCTTTTAAAATTGCCACCTCCCAACTAAACATGATTATAACGCTGATCATCAGGAAGATTTTAACAATCGGTAGGAAATACAAGCAGAAGATCCCTACTCCGTAATTCATGTAAGCCACTGGCAATAATCCACCAGCTATTACCAACGTCCCGTAAACCGCAGCCATGAAAATTACCGTACCAGCAGACCAAGCGAGCTTGAGGAATTTCACAGAGCTTTTATCAGCAACACCAGCAGTAGACGCTTCAAGAACGGTAGGAACCATGTCTTTCGCTTCTTTTACAGCTTTCGCCACTACGTATGCGCCAATTACTTTATTAGCGTAATCGATAGATTCTCGACCCATCAGCCTCATGCCAGTCTCAAAGTTTACCGTTGGATTTCCTTCGCACACGCTTGGGTCATTTTTACATTCAGTGGCACCGTCATACATCGATTTGCCTTGATCCATCCCGCCCAAAAGCTTGATGGAATTACTCTCGACAGACAGGAGGCTACCCACAAGCTTCGCAACGTTGAATGAGCTTTCTGCTGATTGGTCGCTGAGCAACGAGGACGGAGCTACGTTGGTCACTGAAGAAATCATTAACATGCTGAAAGGTAAAACAGGGAAAGAGTCGGCAACCCATTTCAAATCTTCATCAGACAAATCATTGTCATTTGTCCCTCTCAACATCGAGAGGTTGACGAAATTATAGTTTTGGATACCGCTGTTCTTAAACGTAAAATACAAGCTGCTATTCAAGGTGCGGGATTTAACTTGCTGCGCGTTGAGGTAGTTGGAAACCGTTACGTCAGACAATCCAAGCCCCAATACGCCCTCCTTCACTTGAAGCCATACAGCGTATTTCAAAGCACCTTCGTGGGCTTTATCGCCTGCAAAGGAGTCCTTTATCCCGAGGTAAATGCTTTCATCCAGAACAGACTTTGCTAATGAACCAGCTAAAGCTTCCGTCTTGAAATTTTCAGCGTCCTCGGGATTTTGTGTACCAAGCACTTCAATTCTATGAGTTGCAGTATTGATTTCAGCACAAGCTAAATTCAATCCAATAAGCTTGTTATTCCTGATGAAATCGCTCATTGGCGTTTCGCCGGGAATCTCATTGAATCGTTGCACCATCATTGCCGCATTGATGTACGTGTAGGAGTCTTCAGTACACACAGCAGATCTAAATGGCAATACGATCTCTTTTCTAATCCAGTCCTGCTGGGCACGAATCAACTGACCATCGCTACTCATGTCATGTCCACGCGCACCAGCGAAAATTGTTGCACCAGCTACGCCAGAAATCATGTCATAGGTTTGAGGCATCGTTGCCTGAATTTCGTCGTATTTGATTGTGTCGGCACGAATACTAGTCGCCGCTGTGCTGTATTTTGTACGTATGGCATCCACCACCTTTTTCACAGCCGGGTTCGCTGAAACGTTCGTGGTATCGATCGCCCCAGCTGTTAGCTGCTCCTTGATGACGGTTTTCAGCGTGCCTAACTCAGGCACATACTGAGGTCCAAGCGTCTCTGCAGATTGCTTCTGTGCAGAGCGAAGCATGTTCATCATCGTCCCGTCATTCAGGCTCTCACCACCCGCCTGCTGCTCAACGTTCTCACCATTCGATCCAATCTCAACCGAACCGTAAACCGTCTCGAAGCCATACGCATCGCGGTATTCAGGGCTGTACGGAGCTTTTTTCGTGAGCGTGTAACGACGCCCCATATTGAACCCGTTGATGATATTTGAAAGATTTGAGGTCACGTCAAAATTCAGCTTGGTCTCTTTGTTAAGCTCAATCGTTAGGCTCCCTTGCTTCACAGCTTCTTCAAGAGCTTCGTCTTTGGTCAGGCTATTCGACCCGAAGAATGTGCCCTGTACCTTCGTCATGCGCGGATGATTGAACTGGAAAAGTGCTTGTGTCGTTACGTCCTCTTCTGCCGCCATTTTGATCTGGCTCGCGTTGTTCGCACTGAGCATGAACTTCTCAGTCACCTCTAACGAATTTTTGAGCTTTCCGGCTTCGAAGGTAGAGTTGACCTTTCCTGCAATCTGACCATTCGCCATGAAGATCCCAATGGTAGGGAAATACATGATGATTGCACCGCCGAACAAAAGGTAAATCGCTACCAACAGAACCGCGAAAAGCCTCACAGGGTATTTAGCGACTGTCTGCAATGGATTCCCGGATTTAGCGCCTTCAATCAAAACTCTGACGATCAGCCAAGCGGCGGCAGGAATCAACACGATGGAAAGAAGCAAAAGCAACGAAGCCATCATAGATGACAGGGCATTATTCTCAGGGTAGACAGCATCGAATCCAGCGTCTTTCAACGTTGGTTTTAACGGACCAAAGCTATCGCTCTCAGTGCCGAACAATGCAGCTAGCGGCGTGAAAGCAGAATCCTCATTACAGATGAATCCATAATCATTTTCGTACGGAGTGGAATCAAAGTTCTCAACGTTTTTCAATCCCGGCTGCAAGCTGCATATAGGGGATGTCTTCATGTTCCATAGAAGAGCTGATTGCGCATTTGCTTGAGCGCCCGCGCTGAGAAGTACCGTGAGCATGATTAGACGGGTTAGGTTACGCATTTTGTCGTTTGTAGTTGTGTGCTCTTATTATACCATTTTGACCAACAAAATTTAGACGTTAAAAAGCCGACAATTTCAAGTCAGCTAATTTAGGTAGATCTCATCCCTCGGATTGCATATTTTTGAGCATTGCATCCAGTATGGCGTTGTGAAACTCGTGAAATGGAACATCATCGCCAAATCGTTTTAATTCGATTCGTACAGGCTCGTGCTTTTCCACTGGCTGGGACTTCTTGTAGCAGATTGCCGCGAAGAGCAAACCGTATAACAATATTGTGTAAGGTAAAGTTTTTGATTTGTCAGATTCAGTCATTCTAGTAAAATTTGGTTTATATGCAAATTATACCAAATTGCTACCAGCCAATTGCCCATTAACAGAAAATAAAGAAGCGGTAAAAAACCGGCTGTTAACCGGATTCTGTTAGTCCCCACCGCAACCGCCATCACCGCCCCCGTCACCGGAATCCCCAACGGACGACAAGTCATCAGCAAAGCTTAAAAACCATCCTCCATCCCCTTTCTTCTTTTCAGATTCAGCATTAGGAATTTCCTTGGTTTTCGATAGGTTGATTTTACCTTTCGCGGGCTTTCCCACATTATGCTCTTGAAGTTCATTGATAGGCTCAAGCCCGACCAGACAGGCTCGGCTCATTTGCGAAAGCTTTACGCCAGCGACGAAAATGACTGCGAGCGCAGCAGCTATCACGAAAAACGTCAGTGATATGTACAACGCAAAAGCTATCTTTCAGAAAAACCCAGCAACATGAAAAGGCTTGGGCTTATGATGCGTGATGTGATTGGTGGAAAAAGTATGATTCCACTAACGATTAAAGCGAAAGTTATTTTTTATTTCATTTCAAATTATTTGATTATGCCCTCATCATACCAAATCGTACACGTCAAAATTAAAGTTCCTAACCAATCATCCCAACGTCAAGAGGATAATCAAATCGACTTGACAAAAAAACCGACTCAAGGTCGGTTTAACATGATGCCGAAAAATCTATTTGAGTCGATTTATCAACATTTCTCGCATAATATCTTTAGCGTTGTTTACGTAGTCATCCTCAGATTTATAATCGTTAGGATCACCAACCACAACACTCAGGCTTTGAAGAAATTCATCACTCTTTACGAGTGATTGAACTTCACCTGCAAATTCGGCAGCTTTGGAACTGCCTAGCGCTGATGTTGCAGCAATCATTGTCGCAGGACCAATTTTAGCTAGGGCAACTTCCATAGCCGGAGAATTGGGATCGATCAAGGAAGAGTTTTTGGTCAGACTCATGCTGGCTCACCATCTTGAGCGTCACGGTACTGCTTTCTAAAAATGTCAGAGAAAGCTTCAACAATCGAATTGATGATTTTCGATTTTGTTTCTTCGCTCAGTTTTGACCAGAGGTCAAACAGCGACATAAAAATTTTTACAATGTTTTCCCACATGCTTAATTCTCCCTTTGATGATTAGGACCGTCACCTTGTGGCTGTCGGTCTTCAATCTATGACGGCTCAAAGCCAAGAAACTTGAGCCACCATACTCAACATCAGGAAGCCGTGTTGATCGCGTGGAGTAGCTGCTCACGCAAGCCACGCCCTTGCTCATCCTTCTTCTGCGCCATCAGGTAGATCCCCTTCCCACCTGACTTCTTAGCCCAAAGCTCACCGATCAGGCGCTTCTCTTTACTGTCGTCGTTGCTCACACGGTCGCCACCCTTGTACTCGATCACGAAGAGGCGTCCATCCTTCAGACGTGCCACGAAATCCGGGTAGGTACGTTGAGTCGCGGTAGGCATCCAGAACTGGGTAGCGTGAACGAGGTTCCTTACCCAAAAATCGACGTCTTCCAGCAGCTCAATCGCCTGCGCACAGAGATATTCCTCTGCGTCCTCACCCTTCGACGTTTTCCAAGGGAGCATGCCGGGGAATGGGTAGTAGTGCTTCTTGAACTTGAACGAGCCTGCGTAGTACGAGGTCGCCGGGTACAGCGCCATGTCTGCCGGATAGGTAAACGCATGGTCCGGTTCAGAGGATGTGACCAGCTCCAAATCATCATGGAACAAAGCCTGCTGGAATCCTTTGTCATAGGCGTTCTTCTTAGCCAGCAACAGTTGCTCACCAAGCTTCCTGCGAAGAATGAACTGACCTTTGAGAAGCTGTGACAGGGAGAAGCCGCGATCCTCCAACAGCCCGGAAACGGCACGACGCAGCCACTCTCGAAGCACTGGCTGTTTGATTGATGGCTCCCGGATTTCTTGGTCCAGCCATCCAATCAGGTCCGTTGCGGTACGGTCTTGCGCGAAGCCGGGAAGGTAAGTCTGAACATCATCTTTCACGTTCTGAAACTGGACTGTTTTTTCGTCCAGATACACCTCGAACGTCATGCTCGATTCATCAAAACGGAACGATGAGAGGTCCGGTGGGGACGACAGCAGATCCCAGCTAAACGATGCTGAAACCGCGCCACGGTCAACCAGTTCAAGCTCACCTTGCTCGACCGAGTAAAGGCGTGGAACCTGAAACACCACTCCCCTTTCACTAGGTGCTTTAGCAGCCACCGTTGCTTGCTGATGCCTCTCTACCTCAGCAGCGACCGCAGCCTTTTTGTCCTTACCTGATACGGTCGAAACAATGGCTTCCACGGTCAGTAGATCGAGTTCATCTTTCAGCTCGACTACACCACCAGGTCCTTCAGCATCCAGCACGAACAGAACCCGCTCATGGTCCCGCTCAGGAATCTTCGAAAAGTCAGGAGCCTTCGCCACGAAGACACGAGACACAGGAAGCTCGGGAGTGCCCACCTGACCACCCTGCAATGCCAGTTCAGGGGGCTTCTCTTTGCGGATCGCGGCGGCGGCTTCCATCGGGTTAAAGCCGATGTTGATAAGTGACTGCGTAAGCTCACCTGCAGCACGTCCAAACGTGTCGGTAGTGACGTGTGCATACGCTTTGCTCATCGCTTCCTGACGGCGAGGAACCGCATACGGCATGCGCAGAACACGCCCAAGAAGCTGCTGAATATCTTTGTCAGATTTCACCTGAGCTACAGAGCAAAAGACGTAGGCAAAGGAGCAGTCCCAGCCTTCTTTCAGAGCCTGCTTGGTGATAATGACTTCAATAGGACAGTCATTGGCAAACAAGTCGATTCCGTCAATTTCCCGCGTAGTGCCGGTCGCAATAGCAATTGCTTTTTCGTCCACACCATCAGTGTCGATGAGGTGCCGTTTGACCTCTTCAACAGTGGCTTCGCTCTTGGCGTTTTCAGCCTGTATGAGCAGGATTGGACGAATGTACTCAGGTTCATCTAGCGCCGTTTTGGCGAGGCTTTTTCGCCGTGCTACGGCACTGCTGACAGCTACCTGCCATTCCCCGTTGTGCTCCTTGAGAATGACAGGGAATTTGATCATGTTCTCTGCCTTCAACTCGAATGCAGAGACACTGACCAGTACGTTCGAGCTGGACACATCAGGGGTGGCTGTAAGCTCCACCACAGCCTTTGGACCAAGACGCTCATACACGGTGTAGGAAAGTGGCGTAGTCGCGTTGTGCGCTTCGTCCATGATGACGAGCGGACCATGAAGCTTGAGAAGGTTAGCGAATGAGGCAATAGCTTTCCCATCTTTCCCTTTATCAAGGTGTTCGAGCTGTTTGGCAGACCCAGTGAAATGTCCCTCTAGATCCTCATGGTGCTCGTAGACCTTTCGACCTTCCTCTTTATCAACCCGCAGTGCTGCCACCGTGGAGATAACCACACAAACCTTAGTAACCAGATCTGCCGGACGAATCCGCGTGAACTCTGCTACGTCGAACACTGCAACCTGACCGCCAAAGGCGTCATCAAGCTCTTGGCGATACGGGTGACGATGGTCACGGAACGCTTCTATGGTTTGGGTCTTGATCTGAGTCGTAGGGACCATCCACAGAACGACAGGGTACTGACGCTCGAGGTAGGACGAGCCGCAGATTTGGATGATGTGGGCACCCATCACAGTCTTCCCGCCACCCGTAGGAATGCGCAGACAAACGTACGGGATTTCAGGCAAACCCGGCATCAATTTGTAGTCGCTGACCAACCCTGTATCAACGGTCTGCTCGAATGCCTTTGACGGTCCTTCTAAACGCGCCGCATCGAGGAATTTTTCAAGGCTCGCCAATGCACGGTTTTGGTAAAGCTTGAGCGTGAGAGCCATGATCAACGAGCCTTAATGTCGTATGGGGTTTGCCGGAAGGTAATTTTCGATTCTAAAAGAAGCTCAGACGGGATAGCGCACGCCTCTCCGTAGATCACCATGGGACCGTCAGTCTTCGGCAGGGCTTTCAGAATCCGCTTAGTCAGCACGTTGCCGCCCGCCGCAGTCAGATCACCGAGAATGCCGTTGAATAGCAGGTAATAGGACGTGTCGTGATGCTCACCAAGGAAGGGGGATTTCTCAGCGGATGACGACCGAGCAGTGCCGGTTTCAGCGAACCATACGTGAGCCGCCAATTGCTCGAAGGAAATACCTTCCCTGATGTGACCTGAGTCATCGAAGACCGGGACACCAAGCTTGTAGTAGCGATAACCGCCGCCACCAATCCATCCCATAGCTTCAGAGATGCCACCTGCGTCACCATCTACTACCTTGCGCAGTCGCGGTTCACAAAAGAGCCGTGCGTTGGCTGACATTTCAATGCCTATCCAATTACGCTTCATTTTGTGTGCGACGGCTGCCGTGGTGCCTGAACCTAGGAAGCTGTCGAGTACCAAATCACCGGGTTTGCTTGCCACTTCCAAAACCTGACGTATCAAACGCTCAGGCTTTGGCGTATCGAACGCTTCAACGTCCTCAAACAGAGCCAGAATTTCCTTCTTGGCTTCCTCAGTGGTGCCAGCGTCCATAGCGTGCCAAAGCGTCATCGGGACCAGACCTTCGTCTTCCCAAGGGAAACGCTTGATGCGAGGTTTACCTTTTCCATCCTTGGGGAAATACACACGATTCTCAGCGCGATACCGATTGAATACAGACTCTATCGCGCCCCAGCATCGCCCCTTGGGAGGCAGATGGACGTCACCTGAATCGCTGGTGATTGGGTACATCTGATTGGGTCGGAATCCCTGCGCGGAGAAAGGAATGGATCGCCAAGGACCACGAGGATCTTGGTCAGCATTTCCATAACCCTTATCGTTGGACGGAAGCAGGTTCCGGTACTTCTTCCACTTGGACGCTTCCATTTTTGCGTACACAAGCATCGTGTCATGAGACGAGCCTACAGCCGCCCGGTTTTCGCGTGATGTGCGCTTCTGCCAAATGATTTCGGCAATAAAGTTTTTACGACCAAAGATCTCATCGCAAATGACTTTCAGATAGTGGGCTTCGTTGTCGTCGATGGTGATCCAAATCGACCCTTCCTGACTCATCAGCTCACGTAGAAGCTCAAGCCGGGGATAGATCATGGACAGCCATTTCGAATGCTCTAGGTTGTCATCGTAGCGTTCAAAGGCAGATTTCGTGTTGTACGGCGGATCGATGAAGATGCACTTCACCTGACCTGCGTAGTACGGAAGAAGCGCTTTCAGCGCGTCTAGGTTGTCGCCTTCGATCAGCATGTTCGGAGAGTCAGGCTCTCCATGAGACAGTTCAGCAACCGGCTCAAGCAGACGGTAAGGCGCAAGGGCAGCCCGCGTCAGGTCGGCATCACGGTTGAACCAAGACAGTAGAGGCATTCAGAATGGGTTCCAAGGACGGCAAAAACAATCCCCTACTTTACCCGTTTTAGATGACGGCTAGCCATCGCAACAGCCCTCTGATAGCTGATCGCCGTTATGCTGTAAACTCGGTTAGGGTTGCCCAAACTCTTAATGCGTATCAGGGTAGAAAATGCATCCACTGTCAGAAGAAGCAGAAGCTCTCCAGCACATGCTTGTCTCGCAAGCTACAGGCGGTCAGGAAGACGAAACGGCGTATCTCGCGCTCAGACGCGCCATTCTGGACGACCCTACCCTTTCAACGTTGGTCCCACGGTGCGTGAACACATGCCGCAGCCTCAGTCAGTTTTGGCAGTTCATCAAGAACAAATACGGCACCTATGCCGAACGCCGGACCTACCTATGGGACGAATTTCGCCCATTGCTGGACTACGTAGAGAAAGGTGGTTCATCACCAGCAGATCATGTGGTCACTGGTGCTATTGAGCGTTTCGACTCTGAGCATGTGAGGGTTGCTTGGACTAAATCACTAGAGAGGCGTACCACAGATCCAGAAGGCGCAATCACCATGGCGCGTACCCTTTTGGAATCCGTCTGCAAGCACATCTTGGAAGAAGCTGGGACCGAGTACGACGAGACACCGGACCTAAACAAGCTGTACCGCCAAACCGCTGAATTGCTCAACCTTGCCCCCTCTCAACACACAGAGAAGGTCTTCAAGCAGATCCTTGGCGGCTGCACGTCAGTGGTTGAAGGATTGGGAGCATTGAGGAACCGCCTCAGCGATTCCCACGGCACTGGCAAAGCAGGTGTGAAACCAGCTCCACGACATGCTGAACTGGCAGTGAATCTGGCTGGCTCATTAGCCCTCTACCTACTCGGCACTTGGGAAGCAAAATCGACCAAACCCGTCTGATCCCCGAGAAAATGAGCCGTTCTGACCCTTTCTAGCAGAAGTTAAACGGGGCACGAACAAAAGAGAAAACGGCGTACAGGATGATGGAGAAGAAGCCAATCAAAGCTAGAATTATCAAAGCAGTGAATTTGACATTGATTTTTTTGAAAAATGGATTTGCCTTGTCGAGCCACTTGGTAGCAGCCACCGTGGATGAATCCTTTCCTTGAAGCATCAAAAAGACATGATTCATGCCAATAATTGACGACAAAAGAAATGCAAAAGGCATAATGGAGCCACAGGAATAATTTTTATCTGCAAACAACTTAACAACCAAAAAAGCCGAAGCGAACAATGCAACATCAAAGAAGAATTTAATGTTTGTTGCCAACACGCTTTGAAAAAGGCGCACGCCGCACAACGACTTATTAAAAATAAGACTGAAAGCATAGATAATTAAGGACCATGAAATTACAGCACCGCCAGCAAAAAGGTTGTCGATAGAAGCGTTATCGTTGAGAAAACTCAACGTCATACCTAAGGAGCCGCTGATTTATTCGATTTTTCGTCCCTGCAACGCTCTGGAGGCCTTGATTTATCAGGGTCAACAGCTGGGTTTTAGAATAAATCAGCGTCTCCCTAAGCCTAGCCACTTGAAAATCATAGCAACTATTAGGGCAGTGACGAAATTCTGGACTGGCAAATGCCCAAAATAATACTCATTTTTACTCTCAGGGTTTTTTGACGCTTTAGGCGTTAAGTTTGTAACGGCTTCTTTTGTTTGCTTTGAATTATCCAAAATCTCAGGCGCGACTAGGTTTATGTCAAGTGGCGTCCCAAGCTCAATCTGCGGTTTTGAATTCTTCAAAGACCTATATGCCACGAATACTCCAGCAGCAGCACCCACCAAAAATTTCCAATTCGATCCTTTCTTCTGCACCTTGAAGTCCTTTCGCTCGTAGCCGATATACATTATGGCATTCTACCTACTGGGAGTCTTCAGGCGTAGAATCTGAGCATTGAACTGCGCATGGAGCGGCGTGAATGAGCAATGGACTGATCGATCTCGAAGACGAGATGTATCGTCTCTACCTGACGTTCTTTCCTAAAGGCAAAGCGGTAAAGACTGGTTTTGATGCTCTACCCTCCAGAATCGTCAGTCTCATCAGTCAATACCCCGAAGAGACGGCACACGTCCTAGCCAGCGGCGCTTACCGCCTTACAAGGCGAGTGTTATCTCAGCCCTTCACTGTGAAGCGTCACCAGCCTCGGTCGCTTATCAGGCTTCGTCCAGCTCGCACACACGTCTACACGTACCAGTTACAGCAAGACCTAGCTCTTGCGATTCGCCATGCCATCGCCAAACCTGCAGATGCTCAGATCCTGCAAGAACTCGCGTACTTGGCGTTCAAGAGCATCAACCAACCATCCCTCAACATAGACGTTGATTCCTTGCGCGATTCGAGTGAATCCTTAGCGGTCGCCGTCCATAAACTCACCAGAGCCACCTCATGCTGATTCAGCTACTCACCAGCCTCCTACCGTCCCTTACCGCCCAAAACACGAAGGTGCATCTCGCTCAGCACAACGGGATCGAGCACCCGATGGACGTGTACCTTGCTGGGGATTTTGATGAGTGGCAATCGTGGCAGTCCCGCAGGAATTTCGAGTGTGAGTACGTCATTGGATTGGTCGAGCTACCGGGCACAAAGAAATGGCTTCTGGCTGGTGTATACGACTCGTTGAAGCTCAACGACACGAAGACCAAGAAAGAGAAGCGTGACTTCGTTTACGACTACCGGCGTGTACCAGAATTTGCTGAGCTGGAAGGACGTTTGATCCTCGACTACACGAAGCCCCGAATGAATTACCTATGGCTGGAAACCTGCCTGAAAAGCATGGTCGTGTCCTCCATCCTTGAGAAGCCAATGTCAGTTGGCAGATTCCCCGGTTTCAAGGAGGTGGATGTGTCCCACGGCGAGTTGAAAATCATCGTCAACCAAGGCTTGGAATCATGGCAGACAGCCCTTTCCAGCGTGGCAGGGGTTTACCTCATCTCTGACCGTACCGAAGGCGAGCATCAGCTTTACGTAGGTTCAGCGACTGGCACAGGCGGCTTGTGGGATAGATGGTCGAACTACGCCAATAACGGGCATGGTGGGAACACGCGCATTCGAGATCTGCACACCAAGCGAGGCAAGGATTTCGCGGAGAAATTCAGGTTCAGCATCCTCGAAATCGCTGACAAGCACACCGGCAAAGAAGAGATGATGGAAAAGGAAATCCACTGGAAGCGCCGCCTACTGACCCGCGACAGTGGTTTGAATGGCAATTGACTGTTTTCCAGATTTTTAGGATTGAGAAATGAACGACTACGAATTCGCAGAAAGCATCTCGGCAGACGTTGGAAAATTTTACGGCAAAGCGAAATCTCAGCTAATCGTCCTTCCTGAGCCATCGCTAATCAGTCAGCGTTCACTGGCGGTGGTCATTTGCAATATTATAATAAATCACTTCTCAGCCGAAATTGACCTTCGTGCAGACCTCGACTACAAAATTGCCAAGCTAAAAAAATCCAATCTGATTAATTTTGACGTTGCCGATTCCCTTTCAGTAGTCAGGAAGAACGGGAACAAAGGCGCTCATCCCGACGAATACAAGCTATCTGATTCTGAATATCTGGAAATTGCTAAATCGTCTATCAAAGAATGCCTGAGCCTTCTCGATTACACCTACCAGCTTATGTATGGGACCGCCTATGTCCCTACCTATGAGGTGACTGAGCCGGTCGATGACTTCCTGCAAACGATGAGCTACAGAGCAATGGTCGAAGGTGACGCAGAGTCCCAGTACCTCGCTGGCAAATACTTCCAAGGCAGAGCCGCAAAATACGACGATGATGTTAGAAAGGCAGGCAGTGGCTTCTTCGGTCAGGAGTATCAATCGTACCTAGACCAAGCTCAGATGTGGTTCAAGCTTGCTCAGCACCGAGACCACCGAGAGAGCCTGTATGAGTACGGCATGATACTCGCCAATGGCAAGGACGATTCCATGAAAGGCATGGGTCAAGGTTGCATTGCCCGGTCTGCCAGAAATGGCTACGCAGAGGCTCAGGTTCAGTTTGGTATCTACCTGCGCGATGGTTCGAACAGCTTCGACGAAGACCTTCCAGAAGCCTTGTACAACTTCACAGAGGCAGCTCAACTGGACCATCCCGTAGCACTGGCAGAGCTTGCAGAAATGCATGCCAAGGGCTTGGGAACACCCGTAGACAAGAAGAAGGCTTTTGAATACTCAGTTCGTTCGGCGGAAGCTGGATACCCACACGGTCAATTCCACCTTGCGAAATGCTATGCGGAAGGCTTGGGCGTAGAGCCAAATGACGCACTTGCATACGAGTGGCTTGCCAAATCAGCCGAGCAAGGTCATCCCAAAGCGATGTTCATTCTCGCCCGGGCAATCACCAGTGGAGAGACAACCGCCTTTAAAATCGAAGACGCCAAAAAGTACCTGAACATTTGTATGCACATCCCTGACATTAAAAACGAAGCCAAGGTCGCTTACGCTAAATACCTACTTGAATTTGAGCCGGGTATTGAGGGCATGATGGACGTGGCTTCGCTTTGTCAAGAATGCTTCGAGAGTGAAGATCCAAACACGGAGCTGTCTAAAGAATCCTCAGCGCTGGGTAGACAAACAATCAAGGAAATTCGCAAACAGCTTCCTCAGCTTAGGCATTCCCCAAAGCTGATTGAAGGAGTGATGATAATTTCAGCACATTATGACGAGCAGGGTTATCCGTACAAAAATCGAAATGAGCGAATAGGGATGCTTGTCGATTTGGCGAAGGATTACAAAGCCGGAAAAAGTATATCCAGTCACATTAGATCGATGGGTATCGCTCATGACTATCCAAAGCAGGGCAGAAACGAGCCTTGTGCCTGCGATTCAGGAAAAAAATACAAGCAATGTTGTGGAAAGTAAATAAGGGAAACACCTCCACACCCTATGCAGCCACAGATTTGGGATTTTACATATGCCGCTTGTAACCACAAACGTATTCATCGACACAGAATTCTACGTTAAAGCAGAAATGGACTTCGAATCTCAAACATTTAAGTCATTTGAAGAGCTGTGTCAGAAAGGGGAATTAGTTCACATCACAAACACAGTGGTAGAACAGGAAGTCAAAAAGAAGATTCTCGAATCCATTAAGGAAGGTTTAAAAAATCTCGAGAACTTTAAGAAGCGTGCTGGGTTCCTTCGAAATGATGATGGACTGGCGGCAAGGATTTTTCCAGAACTCACTGAAGAAGAATTGAAGAAAAAAGGGTATGACGATTTTCAGGAATTCCTTGAGTCTTCAAACGCCACAATTTTAGACATGAGCAAGGTCAACCCTAACGAAATTTTGGATATGTTCTTCAAGCAAATCAGACCGTTTGGGGCTAAAAAACAAACTGAATTTAGAGACGCCTTTTCCCTCCTTGCCATCCGCTCAGCGCTGAAACGAGGAGAGAAAATCTATGTCATATCGGCAGATCCTGACCACAGAGCATTTTGCCAAGGTAATGACCAATTCATCAGCATAGACACGTTGAGCGCTATGCTCGACGTTTGCTACAAACACATCGATGCACGTTCTGAATTCGTTGAAAAGTTCCTGAAAGATAAGAACGAAGCTATCAGAGCAGAAATCAGATCACTTCTGAATGATGCCGATGGATACAACTCATCGACTTGGGAAGATGCAGAGCTTGATCATTTTGAGGTTGTGGAGATAGACGACTTCGAACCACAAATCACTCACTTAGATGCAGAAAGCTGTCTCATTAACTTTGACGTAACTGTGAAATTCAAAGTGGAGGTTTCAGGTCCTGATACCGCCAATAGCTACTATGACAAGGAGGATGACGTACTACATGTTTTTGATTCCTCTGAAAGAGCTGAAGAAGAGGAACATAATTTCGAAGTAGAGGTAGCGCTGGCGTTTGAATCTGACGAAGGTGAATTCATCAATGAAGAATTCGATCTTTCTATTGTTGGCTTACATAAGGGTATTGAGTTCGCCGTTGAAGAATACCCTTATGAAGACCCAAGAATGTAGACGCACAAGCAAAAAGCCGACAGCAATGGTCGGCTTGTCTGGATTCCTAAGAATCAGTTTGTGTAGGTGCAGGTAAAGCCTTTGTAGGCGACTCTGTGAGTAGTCACACCACCGGCAGCGGCTTCCACCTCTGTGCTTGATTTCTCAGCCTGTACGCAGTGAATCCCCGGCAATTCGGCAGCAGCTTGGACAGCGAAATTATCTTCTAGGAGCAAATCAATTTCTAGAATATCAATATTTCGGCAAGAGGTTTCAAAATAATATTATTCTTTACTCAGGCACTGCACTCAAGCTGAAAAAACCTTTATCTAGCATTGCGCAAATATTCATACTTTTCTTTAAGCTTATTTCGCAAAGAAATTGCCAATGACTTATTCACATCATCGTCAATTCCATAACAACTATTTTCAACCTCCCTGAGGCACTCTTCAACGACTGACAAAAGTGTGAATTTATTTTTTAAGTCACTGACTGAATGAGCGCTGGCAAGAGCCTTCTCTAAACAGCTTACAGACTGAGGAAACAGGAAGCGACCATTATCATTAACACACTTCAACTCAACAAGCGAATCAAAAAGAAAACCTAGACCCTCAATTTCTTTGTATACACTAAAAGTAAAGTTATTAATACCACTGTAATTCAACCTTATCAAGCCATGCCTTATAGTTGTTAAAGACAACTGCGACATGGGCAGATCAATTTTCTCATTACCAGTGAACTTTAAAATCACATTTATAACTTTCAAAGCCGGATATAAAAACTCTTCAATAGAAAATATATTAAAGCATTGATGAACATCTTGTATGATGGCGTCGCCCTCGCGAGGCTTTCTATCAGTGCGAACCATCAGACAATCTTCAGCTATAAACTTTAAGTCTAGCAAAAACTGCTCCAGCAGATCAAAACTTGGATCTGGATTGGCAGCAGTAACGAATGACTTTACCCCTACAGCATGCTGGACAATTGAACCAACATGATTGCCTACAACTCCATTAGTGCTTAATACAGGAGCAACTCTAAATTTACAATTATTGGGATTATTTTCTGAAAAAATGGTGTCATATAGAAGGCTGGGATCTCGAAATCTCAGCCCCCCCCCAATGACCTTTTCAATCTCAATCAGATTTTCAAAAAATAACTTTCGGTGATTGATATATCTGTCAAAGGTCAAACTGTCGAGTTGAGCTTGCGTGACCTTCTGAATCGATTTGTTCTGTCGTGCAAGAAACAGAAGCGTGGCAATGGTCGCGACCGTACCAGTGAGCGTAAAGAAGCCGGACAGTAGTGAACCGAAGCTACTCCATGCCGTATGGTCGTTGGAAACGTAGGGCAGCTTCTCAGCGTAGGTGGAGAACAGCTTCCATCCAAGACCAATCATAACCGCAGCCATGCCCAGCCAGATCCAGTTACGCTTTAACCAATTCACCACAGCTTCCACAGTCGGTATCCCTTCCATAATTTCAGTGGTGGCATCCTACCAGCAGGACCAGACCGCCACACCTCTCACACGTCATCACAAGCGATGGAAGAATCTGGAGCACGAGCGCCCAAGCAGATCGCCGGCACAAAAAACCAGACCGATCGATCTGGCTTCTCCACCCTTCTACTCGCTCACATGAAGCGTTTCAATTCCAACAAGGCTCTCGCTCTCATCGCGTTGATAGGCACGTTGAGGAACGCTATCAAGACGACCAAGGCAAGGACCACTTACACCACGTTCACGGCGAAGATGTTCAGCGTGTCCATCACCACATAAGTCACCATGAAGACCATCGTTGGTAGGACCAGACCGGCAACTAGTTCCAAGATTAAGCCTTGGCGTCTGAGCAGGAAGGAGCCATCTTCATTACCACCCTCCAGCAAAATTCGTTTCAGGGAAATTTTTGCAACGCTGGTACGTTGTTCGAAGGATGAAGCGCGAAGAGCAATTTGTGCTTTGAGAAAATTGAATGAGGCACACACAGCAACAGACGTGAAGAACAAAATAGAAATGACATTCAGCCCGATCATCATCCCTGAGCCACCGGCGAAGAGTGAGCTTAGATTCCTGTAAAGAAGGAAGGCAAGAATGCAAGGGATTATCAAATGTCGAATCGTGTTGATGGGTAAGCCGGAGACATACTTATCACCAACCATCACGCGCTTTATTGATTCAGATTTGTGTTTCTCATGATCAGTTTCAGAGGTGGTTTCAGAATTCAGGTGAAGCTCAAGGTCAGCGAGGATCTGCTTTAGCTCTGGTGATTCCTCTTCATGGTTGTAGTTAGACATATTCATTTTTTATTGTTTATTTCCTAATTATACCATTGCGACTAGCCCGAACCTTTCGTTAAACAAAAAGAATTTACCCCTCCAGAAAAAAATCGAAACGCATTGATCCAAACTGAAAGTCTTGAGGGAAGGAACGTCAAAATCGCTGCACTGTTATTGATCAGAACCACCCTTTTTCTCTGCACTGTCACGAAAGAAGAATGACCGATTCTGCTGCACTGTCAGACGAGCAGAAAGGCAAATCTGGCGCACTGTTGTCTTTTAAGAAGCTATTTTTTAAAACTTTTAAAGCATGCAAGGACGGAGTATTAACAGTGCGCGCACGTTATTACTAAGGCTACGCGCTCCGCTTGTTGATTTCTATATTTTGCAGCCTTTTTCTATCTATTTAGTGCGCTTATTTTCAGGCTGTTTTCATAACCCAAAATCCAGAACCATCGAAATGGTATAATAAATTCACTAACAACCTTTTCTTAAAATGACAGATGCAAACCAAAACACCAACGATTTAGCTAACGCAAAAATCCCAACCGAAAAAGAAAACGAAGTAGCTAATTTACAATCCACTTACGACTCAATAGCTAAGTCAATCAGCGCCCTTGATACTCGCATCAAGAACGATGAGAAGAAAATAGACAAGCTTGCCTCTGCCATCGAGGATGGTTCTGATGAGGAAGCCTCGAAAGCTAGGACCGACCGCAAAGCCTTGAAGGAGACCGTTGAAGAAAACAAAATCATTAAGGAGACGCTGAACAATTAACCCGTTCGCACCGTCCCCATTTCCAAGCCGGTTTTTTTCAACCTGCCGGCCTTATTTTACGTTTCTCGAGCAGATTTCTGCCCTCATTTTGCTGAAAGGCGGGCCAGTCCCGCCTTTCAGACGGATTTATCCTGCCGTCTGTTGTAAATACCGCTTGGCCAGCATCAGATTGGCCAACCCAAACAAACTGAACAACTGCGCTGTATTCTTTTCCAGCCCACGGTAGCGAACCTTGCGATGATTGAAGCGCACCTTGATTACCTGGAAGGGGTGCTCGACCTTGGCACGCAGTTGCGCCTTGGCATATTCAATTTTGCGCTTGACCCGATACAGCACGCTGCCTTCGCCGTGCTGCTTGTAACTGCTTGGCCGTTCTGCAATCGACCAGATAACGTCCCGTTCAGCATGCTCCGGTCGCTTGGCCGCACCGGTGTATCCAGCGTCACCCGAAACATAGGTTTCGTCACCGTGAAGCAACTGGCCAACCTGGGTGACATCCGCCACGTTAGCGGCCGTCCCTACTACGCTGTGCACCAGCCCCGACGTGGCGTCTACACCAATGTGGGCCTTCATCCCAAAGTGCCATTGATTGCCTTTCCTGGCCTGATGCATCTCAGGATCACGCTTGCCTTCTCGGTTCTTGACCGAGGGCGGCGCGGCGATCAGAGTAGCGTCGACGATAGTGCCTTCCTTGAGCAGCAGCCCCCGGCTGGCCAGATGCTGGTTAATCGTTTCAAACAGCAGCCGGGTTAGCTGATGGACTTCCAGCAAGCGGCGAAAACGCAGCAAGGTGGTGGCATCCGGTGCAGACTCGCGACCCAGGTCGATACCCATAAAACCGCGGATGGCCTGGCTGTCGTAGACGGCATCTTCGCAACCTTCATCGGAGAAACCGAAACACTGCTGCACGACGTACATGCGCAACATGCGCGACACCCCTATCGCAGGGCGTCCGCGCTTGCCTGCGGTGTTGCTATAAAACGGCGCCACTTGCGCCTCCAGCAGGGCCCAGGGCACCAACTGTTCAAGGTCAGCCAGGAAGCGATCTCGGCGAGTCTGCTTTTTCTTGCCGGTATATTCGAGTTCGGAGAAGGTCTTCTGCACGCGCGTAACGCTCACGGAGAGGGAGGCTGTTGAAGGAACTTAGTGTGCCAAGGGTGGGGACAGTTGGCTATTTTTGCAGCGCCTCCTTAAGAAGAACAAGTCTACCGAAAACACCAACCTTTTAAAAAGAATCAATCGTCTACACGAAGAAATCTTGAAGGAAGGAAAAGGTCAGCACGCCATCAATATCGAAGCTATTACCAAGACAAAAATCTCAGAAATTGAGAGAGGCTTCCCGTACCTATTCCAATTCACTGGAACAGATAACTTCGTCGATTTCTTCCAAGTGGTCAAATCTCGATTCGCTTCTAATCAATAATTGGAGGTGAATCATGGCTAAGGCTAAAGACAAAGTACAATTCGAAATTCGTTGCACAACCCAGTTCCGTCAGAAATTGACGGACTTGGCGTACCTTGCTGGCTTCATCAAAAAGGTAAAATCAGAAGAGGTAGACGAGTACGGATTTCGGATCGATGCGGCGAAGCTTGCTCAGCAAGAAAGGTTCTATCTGCTTGAGAAAAAGCAGGGAGTATCTGAAATGATAATGAGCATTGTCAGGGATGGTGCTCTCATCATCAACGGCGCAGACAAGTCAGACACCAAAGACCTTGCTACGAAATTCAACCGCACGAACGCGAACATGTCACAGCTTCGAGACCTCACAGAAGGTCAGTCATTCACAGCCAAGGGCGAACAATACAACCTTCAAAAACTCTTCGAAGACTTCTTGAAGGTACGTATCGAGCTGTCCAAAGACATGGACAAAATAATGGAATGTAAGACGCTCCATGAAATAACTGATGGACCTGTCTATGAAGCCAAAAAAGCCTTCACTCAGGATTTTGACATTGGTGGATTGAATGACCGAATGACGTTCGTTACTGATGAAGAAACGGAGAGAGCTTTACGTTCAACTCACTTGAAACTCAAGCCTATGTTCAGGCAATTGGTAGGTAACGTGAAGCTATACAAGCGCGGCGCACCAATCAATCATCCTGATATTCTCGAAGCCTTGGATATTTACCAAAGGCTGAACAAAGATGTTGAAACGGCGCATATCCTAAACCTTGAAAATAAATCGTACACCGTTGACCTCTATAGAGGACTAAGGAAAAGACACAACGAGGCTGTCACTCTCGTTAAAAAAATTCGTGGCATAAAATAAAAACAACCGAGACATAAATGGTAATCGACTTCACAAACAAAGAGGAATCTCAATCGTCAGCTTCGACTAATGCGAAGTCTGCAAAGACAAGCAAAGGCTCACCAGAAATCAGAGGTTTGAAAAGCCTCACGAAACACTCTGAGTATCTTGTTGAACCAAAGATTGATAAAAAGACAAAGATTGACGTTCACTATGGTCGCGAGTGGGCACAGACAAACATCCCTGCCGCAATGCTTCACCCAGCACAGGCAGAGAAGACCTTATCAGCTATTGAGATGGTTCAGTACCGAAAGGAGTTCGCCGCTAACCGTGCTGCCTTCTTTCGCGACCATGCCGCTGATGGGAACAACAACCGCCCAAGGTCGAAGGGGAAGCAAATGGACGCCTTCCGCTTCATCATCTCATGCAAACCGGAAGAGCTATCGCACTGCAAGACCGACGAAGAGCAAGCCAAATTTCTTTGCCTCTTAGCGAAATCAGTCCTACAGAAATTCTCTGGCAGCTCTGAAATCAATTTCTACTACGACATGGTGCCGCACCTCAAGGACGGGAACCCTCACATCCACATCATGATGAGCAGCTACACAATCGACGGTCAGTACTACGAGTTTTACCGAGGCAAGCAGGACCACGGCATGATCAAAATGGCTGATGACGTTAAGTACGAGCTGGAGAAGAAGCACCCCACCCTTCTTCGCATGGAGCATGACAAGCGCCTGAACCAACGCATGAGGGTCGAGGTGGATAAGGTGACGAAGGCGGTCAATGGCGACCACGCTGAGGTCTACACGAAGCTCCATGCCATTCTTGCTCAGCACACAGGGTCAGACTATTCGCACCCAAAAATCACGGAGCAGTTGAAAGAAGCTGGCTTTGCTCTGCGCTACACGAAAGCCAAATCCACGTCGAAGTATGAGGACGTGCAGGTACACCACGCCGACCTAGGCGAGGAATTCAGATCTATCGCGAACCTCCCCTTCTACGACAAGCGCGTGCTCGAAAACTGGCAGACCTACCAGCGTTTCAGGTTGAAGGATGGCATCAACAGAGACGTGTCGAAGGTCATCTCAGCAGCAGTGAAGATTGTGAATGAAGCTTCAAGCAAGAACGTCGTTGATCTGAACAAGACCTTGTATGCAGAGCTGGGCGTGATGCTCACACCGACTTACAAGGTAGACACCAACGGGAGACGTTTCGTTGGTAGCTGGTCGTTCTACTCAACCAGCGACAACATCAAATTCCCAGCCGTGAAGGCTGGAGTGTTGCACCCTGAACACTTCATCGCTACGCCCGATGAAAGCTTGTCTATCCACAATGAGATTGAGGATTTAATCAATTTGCACAAGGAAGCTCAGCGCGCTGCAGGGAAGAAAAAATACGAGCAGCAGGCTAGGAAGAGACTGCCGAAATTCAGGTTCCTAGAACACGAAACCCTCCAGCAATTCATCAGTCGCTACAACAGCTCTGGTGCGTACAAGCAGACCCTCACCAGTGGGATCGGCTTTGAGAACGCGCTGAAAAGCAAATGGACCGATAGGAAGCAGATCGAGATCGAGCATGACGGCACGGTCAAAGTCTACCAAGCCAATGCCTCATCTGCGAAGGCAGCGATCCAAGCCTTGGTTGCTCAGGGCTTCTGTGAGATGGAATTCAAAGGGACCGACAACCCTGAGATTCAACGTCTCATGTACATCCAATCTGTGCTGCACGACATTAAAATAACGAACTACACGCCGTCCGCTGCCCTCAAGGCAGAAGCCCATGCGATGCTTGATGCTGAGCGTGACAAGCTGATTGAAGCGAACAAGGAGAAGGTCAAGAAACACCTCGAAGCTGTTCAGGCTCAACCTGATGCCAAACCGAAGCTTTTGTACCTTCGCACGAACCGCAAGCTCGACGTGGACGTAGACCAACGTCCGAAGCTCTACGGATTCTTCTACGGAGTGAGGATGGGTATGGAGCCAGAGGCGTTCGCTCACATCGACAAGCTCACCATCAGCAAGGCAGAGCAGAAGAAGGTCATAGAACACTTCGCTAGCGCGGAAAATGTAACCCCTGTCGAGTTGGCAGACATTCTGAGACGTGCCGGTATAACCCTTGATGATGACCCATCGGCGGAAGAGCGTCAGAAGGCTCCAACAGCTTCAATCCACCCAAGCCAACCACCTGCACCGGCAACCGTTCCTGCGAGTCCTGCACCTGACACCAGACCGGCTACTTCGACCACTCCTGCAGGTTCATCAGCACCGGCTAACGCGACACCGCCAGTGAGCAAATCCCCCAAGACTGGCACTGATCCCAACCGTAAAATCAAGCCGTAAACGAAGCCCCGCATTGGTGCTTTTTTTCTTGCGTGGGGTCATATTCCAAGGTGCTTGTAGTCACCTAGGCAGAACATGTCGCGAAGCTTATTCTTGTTTCCCTTTACTACATACTTCATCCAGCCGAACAGGTTTACATCGCATTCAGAGCGGAAATATAGAATGTCGCATTCTTCCCATTCAAGGTGGCTAATGCGAAACGACTCATGATTGAAAAGCATTTCCTTACGCTTTAAGGTGTTAAGAACAGAAACCTCTACCGGCGTGAATAATACATTTTTATCCTCCGTAACCATGTAGATCTCACCGGGCATTTCCTTACCACGATAATCTGTTCTGTAATTACAGAGCGCAAGGTACTTATAGATAACGTTTCGCTGGTCTTGATTTAGGTCAGCTAATGCGTCAGCTAAGGCGACCATATCCCTTTCGAGCATACCCTTAGCTTCATAATCCTTGGTGAAATTCAGCCCATCTATTAAACGCTGGATCGACGGCAGATAATATTTTCTTTCTTCAATTACCGGCAAATTCACTGACGGCACAGGGAGAGTTATTTCCCTAGTGACCACATCATAAATATCACTAATCAACGCTTCATCATCAAGCGCAAAAATTTCGGAATTCAACCCCTTGACGGTTTGAATGGAAATCTTTGTCTTCATCGGATTCTCAACGTCCTTGTCTTCCGCCTTACAAGGATCATCTAATACCAGCATCAAGAACCGAAGTTCATCATACGTGTCAAAAAGCCTTTTAGCTTTGAAGGCTTTGATTGTTGTTTTTATTTTTTCGGTGCGATTTGTAGAGCTGATTTGGTAGCAAATGCGCCTGTCAGAATCTTCGAGGTCAATTGCTGGGTAATTACTTATCTCAAGATTTACGCTTTTCAGGTTATAACCATGACGAACGTTCAAGACCTGCTTAAAAAACCTTTCAAGCAAGATATTGTCATTGGTCAAATTCACTGAATTTGAGAGACGCAAATTAGAAACGACGAAACCTAAGCGGGAGATTATTTCTTGCTGCTTGATACCCGTTGTCGTAACCATCACTTCCCTCCAATCACGGCACGCGCTGGATAATCTGGATGAGGTTGATATTTTCCGGGTAGGACTTGGATTTGGTGATGCCACCTATCTCAATCGTCGTGTTATAGAAGCGCCCAGTCTTGGCATCCTGCCGCTCATTCAGCCCGTAGGAATGGTTCGTGTAAGAGCAAGCCACAAGGTAGACACCGGCGTCATCATCCCGTCCCACAATCGCGATCCAGTGATCCCCCATCCCACCTTCCTCGAACTCAGCTTTCTCCTTCACACAGAGGATCGCCACAGAGTCAGAAAAATCCATCGTGGTCAGAGACTCAATATCTGTGGGAGTCACCACCGGGGACACAGCAGCCCCATCCGTCATCACGTCAAAACACGTCGCAATGAAGGCTTGCTTGACCTTGGCATCGGTCGCGTTCCTCAGCCTGCCAAAGTCACTGCCCTCACCCAGCACGAAATTGTGGAGAGACGGCGTGTTGCCGATGACGCGCCTCCAGAAATTGGAGTTCCTGTACGCAAAATCAGACGCTTTTTCGCTTGGGCTTCTCAATGCTTTGTAGGCGTTGAACAACGAGTAGATGAGGCAGAGACCATCAAAGTGACCTTGCGCCAGAATTCGTTGAATAGGTAGATTCGATTTCAATGCTGGCTTCCTTCTCTACGCCAAATCAGCAGCACTGGTGTTTACGAAGAAATCGTACAAAGCTTCCGGATCGTCATGCACAAAGTCTTTCACGGCGGCGATCATATTCAATTCTGACAATTTCCCGCTCCAATAGAGTTCAAACGCCCGTATTTCATCGCCACCTAAATATTCGGTGTAGTCGTCCCTGTAGTGGATCAGATTCCGATGATCCAACGAGCGAAGCACACCTTCATTTTTCCTGCCAATTTCTTCATAAACCAGATCGTAGGCAATATAAACCCGATCCGTATTTCCTTTACTGCGCGAGCTAGAATTTGGGAAGTGCCCGTGCCTGACCATGAAATAGAGCAATTGGCGCTGGTGATTATTTAAATTTCTAAGAACATTTAGAAACTCTTTAATGTCTGCTATTGCATCATCTCTTTCATAACCATCGATCTTGTGATAGGACAAGAAATTTTCGTAACTGTCAGAATTATTCGGAGCAAGAAGCGGGACCGGCAAAATGCTGCCAGATTGACCATTCTCGTTCATTTGGACTGAAAAATATTGCTCAAATTCTTCCAGCCCGCGATCTGGCATCTCATCAATATCTTTAATAAGATCCTTCAAGGTAAATACTTTTGTCCTAACATCGGGATCTTTCTTTGTTATTTTATTCTCACCAACAAGAAGGAAATGCAACTCACGAAATTTATCCTGAAGATTTTTATCCTTGTATTTCTCTAAGGTGTGATTATATTTTTCGTTAGTTCCTGACGATGTTATTTGATAACAGATACCTGAATCCTCATCGCCCAAATCAATAGCAGGGTGATTTTTCTGGATAGAATTCATATTCTTTAGTTGCAAACCGTAAACTCGATTCAGTACACCCATAAACAAAGGCTCTGCGCTTTTGTTTATATCCAAGAAACCTACGGCGTTCTCAAATAAGACCTTATCTGAAAATCGGGTGAACATACCAATGATGTTTTTTATTATTTCTTCGCGTTTGATAGCCATACACAAAATCCCTATGTCATGATGACCCGATTGTAACTCAGCGGCAGGTAGTCGCACAACGCCACTACGCAAGAAGAAAACCGCCGCTTAGGCGGTCTGCTTCTCCATCTCAACGAGCATTTTGATCTGCTTATGCGTTACGAATGATCCGCCATATAAAAGCGTCACATCCTTGTTCTTAAATTTCCTGACTACCAAGCCTATTTCTTTTACAACTGTCAAAGGCACGTCAGCAGCCAAATGCACGGCATAATCTTCTAGAAGGATTAGGCAGTCATCATTATAGTCTTTGAAAGAGTTACCGGATTTTTTGTATCCGTGTTGAGTAGCGATTTCAGTGATGGAATCGTAGAGCGGAGCGAAGAATTCGGCGGAATCTTCGAGCGTGTAGAATTCAATCATTTCAGTATTATTTGGTTATGAATCAAATTATACCAAATCAAAAAACCAAAATTCGCCATAAAGGCGAATCTTTTCTCACATTTTCATTTTTGGGCGATTAGGCTTCTTATCCTCTACCAGCTCGACCACAGGGGCAGGCTCAGCGAAACGCTTCTGAACCCTTGCAGCGTATGAATTCTCGAAATCCCAAAACCTTTGCGGCACGATGAAATCGTTCTTGAAGCCCTTGATGTGCGGGTTGAGCGCAATCCATGTGTTAGGCATATCTACCTCACGGAATCGGTCGAACGCTTCGCCTTTGAGGTTCTGGAGGTCATCGAGCGTCTTCACGGCAATACCCTTCTCGTTCAGGTTGCTCACCAACTGAGCAGCAGGGTCTGGCAGGAGCATCCCCTTCACCTTGCCGTACCATTCCTTCATCGTGTTATCGAGGTCGAGCAGCGGCACGCCTTGGGCTACTACGTGGTTCCTGAGCGTGATGTAGTTGTCGATGGTCTTGGTAAGGGCATTCACGGTCATCGGCGCATGGTCTGGCTTCGTGTACTCGTTGCACATGTCAAAGCCGTAATAGCTCTCCCCACCCTTCTCAATCACGGTGTTGGTGAAGACTGGACCACCGAAATTCAGCACAGCGGGAGCAGTTTCGCCCTGCCGCACGACCTCATCAGTTACAAGGGTTGTGAGCCAGCGTGGTAGAAATGCTTCATCTTTGATTTTCGACATTTTGAAATCAGCGTCTTCGCTGACGTTGTTGGCATAATCCATAGCTTGGATGAAGCTCTGGACCTGAGCGCGGTATTCTGGTTTTAGGTTTGGCATGTTATTTTTTGCTTGTTATGAGCTAATCATACCATTTCAAAATTGCAGAAACGAAAACAGAGCCGAAGCTCTGTAACCTCACCACTCAGCAATTTTCAAAAATGAAAGCCCAAATTCCCATAAGTGCTTACTATTACAGCATAACATTTCAAAACGAGAAAAAGCCTGTTAAGTCTTTTATTTTCATCTACCAGCGAATATTTTCCAAATTTCGTCTTTTTCGAATTTCGTCAATAAGTATCTTGTGAGATTTCCAAACTCATCGTATCCACCGTCACATTCGCTTTGCACCATGCCTTTTGCATAATTGAAGCACTGGATTTTTGAAGGCGGCTCGTAAGCCGGTATGCCGTCCAGCATGAGATCGTAGTCGCCGTCCTCATTTAAATAGTGTTTTTCATACGCGTATGCAAATTGAAGAACCCTATCCATCAGATCTGATCGGGCACCTTTCATATCTTTGACGCGCTTCTTTCCAGTTTCATTTAAAAGACAGATGCCTCGATAGACTGGCTTGTTCTTGATTACGTCGCTTGCGTCAACTTCATCGTATTTATGTTCATATTTCATTTCGACTCTATATTATTTGGTTTATAGTCGAATTATAGCATTTTGACTTCCCGCAATTTTCACTTAAGAGACAAAAGCCGATAAAAAACCAGCTCATGCTGGCCTCTGTTTCTGCATTTCATCCCAAAGCGGCTTTTTGCGTAGCGTTTTGATGTAGGGCATCAGGGCTTTCAATTCTGCTTTGTTAGCCTTCAACCTCTTTTCAACCTCTATCGGCGCGTTCTCGTTTTCTTTCCATGCCGCTTCTACTGCTTTGCGTTTCGCTTCTGTCACTTGGGCTGGGTCTATCCAATCGGCGTCTAGCTTCGCACGCTCAAGCTCTCTCAATTTTGTCATCATGAAACCACCTCCAATGTATTGATGATTTCGTCACTCACCTCGCTCAGTCTTTTGAGACTTACCATATTGTTATCCACACGGAATCCATCAACGAAGCGAGGGCTTACGCTATGGACTTTCGTGATAGGTTTTAGGCGACTGGCTAAAACAGAGTATTTCTTCTTATCAAAAGCAATGACCAATTTAACGAAAAGAGACAAACCGCCCCGCACGACCTCAGCGTAAAAAACGCCTTTCTCGTTCAGCTCGACAAGCGCTTTTTCCTTTGTTTTCCTTGCTTCTTCACTTTCAATTAATACGTTCATTCATATGCATGTTTGTTGTTAGCCATATTTTACCATTTTGGAAAACCCAAAATGGCATAATAAGCGAAACAAATATAAACTCGAATGAAGTATATATTACTAAATAAAATCGCATTAATAGCGATAATGGCTTTTGTGCTTTTCTTGTCGATGGGTGCAAGAGCCGATAACTCTGACGTAATTATCACGCCTCAAAAAGATTCCCTTTCTACCCCACTGGTAACGACTGGTGGCTTGTCAGGCGAAACGGCAACGGGCACGACCTCATCATCAGCACAGAGCGCACAGGACGATTTAATCTCTGCCGTCATCTGGTGCTTCTACGCCGGAGTCATGCTTGTGGGGGCTGCAACCCTTTTGATGGGGTTCTATGAGCTAAGGCTGATTGCTGAACAAAACAACCGAAACAAAGGTAAGGCTATTGCCCTTGTTCTTGTTGGTTTCCTAATGCTTGCAGGCTCATCGACTTTGAACACGATGCTTCACACCATCCGTGGGGATGGCACTGGAATGTGCTTTGTTTCAGATAGCGAGCTAGCAAGCAAGATTTCGTCGGGCAGCAGTTGTTGGGACACAGCGACAAGCGAAATAAATGGCGTATTGAAAGATAGAGTCCTCAAAGAAGATAGCGATGCGTTAACCAAATTCCTTGACAATCTCAAGACAATTGTCTACCTGTTTCAAGGGCTGGGTGTTATCTATTTCTTCATCGGATTGAATGGTTTGAGAAAATTCTCGGACGGTAGCAACAGAGATTCGTATTGGAAAAATCTTTGGATAATGACATTCGCAGTTCTGATTGTAGACTTGCCACACACGGCTACCGTTGTAATGGAACAGCTACAAAAGCTCGGCGTAAATTGGTAAAACGAAACCCTCAGCTTGAGGGTTTCTTTTTGAGCGTGAGTTATTTGCCCCATCGCTTTTGGCTTCTGCGCATCACATCACGCACAGTGGTTTCCAGATCCTCGCTCAACCTTTTGTAATACACTGATTTATTCAGCACCTTCAAGAATTTTTCAATCGCCGGGAAATCGAGAGCTTCGATGGAAGCCTTCAAGCCCTCTGTCAGCTCAGCAGACTCTTTCAAGCTTTTGTACGCCAAGCGTCTGAAATTTAGCTCTCGGGTTTCAAGGGAGTGGAAACGTGCGTGAGTCTCATCTGTCATGAATTCGAGCTTCACAGCACTCACTGAATCCTTCTCTGCAAGACGAAGCTGCCTATCCAGCGCAGTAGGCACGGGCTTGGGCAAAGGCTTCGACTCAAACACAGCAGCATCAAACACCTCTATGGCAGTCATAACCGCTTCCTGAACGTCTTCTACCGGCTCCACTGGCGAAGGCGCTAGGAATGGCAACACGTCCTTGAATTCAGCTTCTACGTGCGCAGGAACCTCAATGTTAGGCTCAGGGATGAAGGACTCGTAGACAGGCTCATAATCAGCTACACCGGGCACTGTGAGGTCGTCTGTGGTGGATACAGGGGCTTGCTCTGCTAGGGCTACAACCTTTACAGATTCAGAGGCATCGAACTGCACTGGTGCTTCTACGTGGTGTACATCCTCTACGAGGGATTCTGCCATCAATGCATCAGAGGCTTGAGCTTCGTCTACCGGGGCTTCCTCATCAGCATCGACAAAGAACGACTCATCTACGTCTGTGTGAGGATCTGTTTCAACATCCTCCAATGGCTCTTCTTGCTTTTGCTCTTCCTCATCATCGTCGTCGGAGCTACCGATTCCAGCCGTACCCCATTCAGAATGCGCCACAGGCGCGTTCGGCGTGCTTTGCTCAACCACTGGCTCAGGCTCGAATTGATAGGTCAGTAAATCGCCTTCTAGCCTCTCCACTGGTGTGTCAGCCATAAGCTTTTTAGCTTGAGACATTGACTCGCAGGCGATGCCGAGATTTTTCAAGGACTGAACAAGCACAACGGAACGTTCTAGGATTGAAGATTTTTCTACAGATGCTGGACCGAAATCCAATTGCTTTATCTCCGGCTCTTTGTGTTCAGAGATGAAATCCATATCAGGCAAAGATTTTAATTCGCATTCATTCATAATTTAACAGTTTATTTATGCTCATTATAGCATGTCGCAAATGGTATAATATGCTAAACCTGAAACAAACAACCATGACACTTAATATTGATGATTTATTATGCGAAAACGACTTACCATTTCGACATTTCTGCAAAAGCGTGCCAGTCAAAATCCCAGCAATAACAAAGGTGGATAAGTATGTAAATTCGCTTAAATTCCGCAACTACAAATGCAATCCAAAACACCTACTTCTCATCAAAAGATATAGAAACGATATAATCGACAAGCACGAATATATTGCTTGCCACTTCTTGCCCAACGAAGCGATTGACACGCACCTTGATAGATTGGCTTTGGGACACAGAGTAGAAACCATCGGACACAGTCAGTGGCATTTCAGACGCGCCTTAAAAGGAATCCAGCCCGACGAAGCCGAGCTTTATTTTCTAGAGAATTTCAGCCAACTATTCTCGAACATTGTGGATCTGGACACGGGGAAGAATTGGAAGTACGAAAAATCCTTCACCGACAGTCGTTTTGATCTGCTGTACAAAAAGCCTCTGGCAGAGCCAGCAAGCCTGTATACAACGAGTTTGATCGAAGCGATGGAGCCGTACACCTCACAAATACCCAACTATGAAATCGAGCTTATCCATGAGTCGGGCAAGTCATCTGAACCGCTCAAGCGTGGGATGTTTCAGACCCTAAAGCCACACACAATGCTAATGCTGCGTGAGAAAGGGGCTGACAAGATTTCGTGCTTTATCATTATTGATTCCGCTTCGTGCGAAGTCGTTGGTGCGTTCACAAACGACAGCAACCCTGACCGTCGAGCATTTTTGTATGCGCTACGCCTCGAACAAGAAGATTTCGTCAACCAAATGGTATAATTGCAGTAATAACCAATTTTTTAACAATGAACATACTTAACACACCAAAATCTGTAGCCGCATGGTTCGCATCTGACAAAAGCCTTTTCCCGGTCATCGCTAACATTTCAATATTTTTCTTCATGACGAAAGGAATGGAAGCGAGCATTAACAACTATCTCGAAGTGGCTGTATTGCTTATTATCGCAAATGTCATTTTTCACCTAACCAAGAAAATCGACACATACAAGATCTCACGAATCTCATTCTACGCTTTTGCTGCCCTGCTCATTTCAAGCAAATTCTTTCAGCTTGCGTTTGATTTCTCCTTCGTCGATTGGCTAGTGACATTTGCTGAATTCCACAAGCAAGCCCCAATGACAATTTTCGGACTTTTAGCGTTTGTTGGCTTACCAATCGCTGCTGGGCATGGCTTGAACAAATACCTAACGGCAAAGAAAAATATTAAGGAGGTTTGATATGTCCAGCACTGAAAATGACTTTACTAAAATAAAGAAAGAGCAGCTTGCTCTGAAGTCGATTGAATTTGACGATCTGGATATTGACAATATGAGCTTTGGACCTGTTGAGACGCCTAGCGCCGTGCAGCAACACATATCGGATCTAAAGGCTAAGCCAGTTGAAAGCCTTTCACCCGCTCGAAATAGGACAAGATTCGAGCTAGACAGGGATGACTTGAGAAAAACCATCAATCTATACGATGATGATATAGTCAAAACAATCGACAATCACCTAAGGAGACGCTGAACAATTAACCCGTTCGCACCGTCCCCATTTCCAAGCCGGTTTTTTTCAACCTGCCGGCCTTATTTTACGTTTCTCGAGCAGATTTCTGCCCTCATTTTGCTGAAAGGCGGGCCAGTCCCGCCTTTCAGACGGATTTATCCTGCCGTCTGTTGTAAATACCGCTTGGCCAGCATCAGATTGGCCAACCCAAACAAACTGAACAACTGCGCTGTATTCTTTTCCAGCCCACGGTAGCGAACCTTGCGATGATTGAAGCGCACCTTGATTACCTGGAAGGGGTGCTCGACCTTGGCACGCAGTTGCGCCTTGGCATATTCAATTTTGCGCTTGACCCGATACAGCACGCTGCCTTCGCCGTGCTGCTTGTAACTGCTTGGCCGTTCTGCAATCGACCAGATAACGTCCCGTTCAGCATGCTCCGGTCGCTTGGCCGCACCGGTGTATCCAGCGTCACCCGAAACATAGGTTTCGTCACCGTGAAGCAACTGGCCAACCTGGGTGACATCCGCCACGTTAGCGGCCGTCCCTACTACGCTGTGCACCAGCCCCGACGTGGCGTCTACACCAATGTGGGCCTTCATCCCAAAGTGCCATTGATTGCCTTTCCTGGCCTGATGCATCTCAGGATCACGCTTGCCTTCTCGGTTCTTGACCGAGGGCGGCGCGGCGATCAGAGTAGCGTCGACGATAGTGCCTTCCTTGAGCAGCAGCCCCCGGCTGGCCAGATGCTGGTTAATCGTTTCAAACAGCAGCCGGGTTAGCTGATGGACTTCCAGCAAGCGGCGAAAACGCAGCAAGGTGGTGGCATCCGGTGCAGACTCGCGACCCAGGTCGATACCCATAAAACCGCGGATGGCCTGGCTGTCGTAGACGGCATCTTCGCAACCTTCATCGGAGAAACCGAAACACTGCTGCACGACGTACATGCGCAACATGCGCGACACCCCTATCGCAGGGCGTCCGCGCTTGCCTGCGGTGTTGCTATAAAACGGCGCCACTTGCGCCTCCAGCAGGGCCCAGGGCACCAACTGTTCAAGGTCAGCCAGGAAGCGATCTCGGCGAGTCTGCTTTTTCTTGCCGGTATATTCGAGTTCGGAGAAGGTCTTCTGCACGCGCGTAACGCTCACGGAGAGGGAGGCTGTTGAAGGAACTTAGTGTGCCAAGGGTGGGGACAGTTGGCTATTTTTGCAGCGCCTCCCTAAGCTTTATGCCCGTCGAGCAGAATTTCTCATCAAGCTACATCATGGAAATAATCAGAACCCAAAAGAAGAAAGACAGTTTCGATCCTGCGATGATTAGCGCCCTTCGCCCTGAGATTGAAAGGTATTTTGCGATGCTGGACAGTCGCTATAGCCTGTTCAGAAGAACCTTATTGACGCCTGACGAAGACAATCCTCATTACGCTCAAAACCTTCACTTCCTCGACCAAGCCTATTTGAAAAACGGTTTTTCATACAACAAATGCAGCGTTCTGACGCCGTTCCATGTGATGGAGTTGTTTAGCGGAAAGAACCTCAAGAAATACCATTTGGCATCTCTCATCGTGGAGCTGGAAGAAGACCGTCTACCACCAGCGGCAGGCGTTGATAGCCACCTACCCCAATTGTGAAAAAAGCCCTTCATTGGGCTTCTTTGTTGAACGTGTTTGACGTGTCTCGGGTGTACAGGTCATCGAACAGAACGGGCTTGTCCTTCTGTAATGTCCTGTCCAAGATGCTTTTCAAGCCTCCGGCAACGCTGACAAGGTGTGGACCTTTCGAGCCTTCCAAGCGGGCTAGAGCTTCTGTGAGGCGCGGGCTGTCAGTCAGGTAGTCGTTCAGATCTTTCACAAGGTAGCGTGACAAGGTGCTGAGATACGAAGTTTGTAGAGGCTCCAATGCACCGCTCGCCAGATCCTCGGGCAAATCCCCAATCACTCTGTCCGTTGTGGCTATCACGGTCTGGATGAGGCTCTGCGACTCATCGAGCAGGACAGACAGGCAGAACTGCCCTTCGTCTGTTGCACTGATAGAAAATTCCAGAGCCAGGTTCACTACCATCCCTTTCAGTAGCTTCGCCTGCAGATGCGCCATGTCGCGGATCTGGTAGCCCTCTCCAGCAGCCAAAAGCCACTCCCGCCCGTTGGGCGAGTGAACGTTGGACACCGGCACGATGATAGGAACCTCATGCACTGATCTTAAAAGGCACCTCACAAGCCTTTCTTTAACAGCTTTGACAAAAGCATCTGTGAGGATGCTCTCATCTATGACCTTCGCTGGTCGCTTGGATTTGATGAATAGACTGATCATATTTTGAGCTTCGTCTTTTTCTTAGCCTCTGGCTCAGGTTCAGCCGCTTCTTCTACCTTCTTCTCAGTAGAGTGGACCTTTGGGTCGAACAACGCATCAAAATCAGCGGCATTAGTGGCTGGAGCTGGCTTACCAAGCTTATCTGCATAGAAAGCAATTGCCTCTTCTTTGTACAATTTCCCATCTGGAATCTCAGCCGTCTGCAACGTCACTTTATGGATAGTGTTGTCAGCTGCAGGCTGTGCGTTTTGGATGGTCACAGACTCACCATCTGCCGAGAATTCGACTTGATAATTCCTCGCCGCAAAACTGTCGTTCTGTTTAAGGAGAAGTCCTACGTTTCCAGCCGCTGTATCGAGTGCCCAACGAAGCTCTTTTTCAAGCCTAGCCTTTTCCTCTTCTTCTTTGAATTCAGGCTTCTTGGTACTCACCACATCATCATGAGTGACAGGCTCTGCAGGCTTATCTTTATTTAGAACAGTTTCGATTGCCATTGAATCCAGCCACGATACGACCTTCGTATCCGGGTAAATTTCATCAACAGTCGTTGGTTTATCCTCAGATTTGGGTTGATTTACCGTTTTGTCAGCTTCAACGGCAGGAGGCGCATTTGCTTGTGGTGTAGCGTGTGCAATTCCACTGACCTCATTCTCAGGCAACTCATTTTTATTTTCTTCTTTCGGCTTGTAGTCGTCTAAAATGTGCCTCCACGTCTTGCTATTGATTTTCAAGCGCTCGAACTCAACACCTTCCCCAAGCATGATTTCGATTGTCAAACGTAGATTTGCTTCTTGCATTGCCGCTGGAATTTTAGGGTCATTCTCTTCAACGAATGGACAGACTTTCAGATTATTCTTCAAGAACTGACGCGCTGAGATACGCACCATGTCTTCGTAATGATCGCCTAAAATGTCATAGCCATTGTGCCTGAATTCACCATGTTCCTTGACGTTATACACGCCCTTCCCTTGCGCGTCTTTCAACAAATAGTTTCCGTAGAGCGGATTGTAATGACTTGTTAGCTGGTACTTCTCACAATATTCTTTGAGAATCGCATCGAATTTAATCTTCGCTTCCTCAGTCGGCTTGTCGTATTTCTCACTACCGTTCTTTTTGATCCCAGAAGTGATTCTATGTCCAGACAGAGTTCCATATTCATTATCGACGTCTATTTCTGACTTCATCCCGTTTTCAGCCGGCTCATCATCGTCTGGAGGCAACAGGTCTGGATTAAGCGGCTGATTGGAAGTATTGGTTTTTCGTAAGCGATTCATTATTGTATTAAGTGGATTGAGAGCCGCCATAATTTGTAATTTTGTTATGTATAAATTATACCATTTTTGACGCTTTTAATTTGACCATGACATTTGAATTGAAAGAGCGCGGCTCTTTTGGTATATTATCGCACCAATTTTTGACCCAAATTCAGCGGATAAACAATGACTGATTCGATTGCTTCGAACGAAGAAACCCTTTCATTTAAAGAACAGTACGAAAACGCCATTGGTAAATCTGACCATGTTCCACAGTCGAAAATCATTGGCGAGTTCGTTCTTGACGCTCTGATTAATTCGTCCGGCGAAAGTCAAAAAATTCGTGAGCTTCGCGAACAAATCAAAACAGCTATTGGCAACGCAGACGACGACGCCGCTCATGAGTTGATGATTGAGCTAAAAACCATCAAGGATGCAGAGCAAGAAAACGCTGCTGCGCTGGCTGAAATCAGCTCGAAGTTTTCTATCTCGCAGATCCTGTCTTCGTTCCGCCAAGACCCAGCATTCCAAGAGATCGTCTACGGGCTTGCTCTTAAGGTGCTGAACCATAGCCACCAAGCACTGACCTCGCCAGCGGGCAAAACTAAGACCAGCCGTCCTAAAACCGAGCCAAAGCCAGCCGTGACCTACATCGTCACTAAGGGCGAAGAATCCGCCGAGCTGGTCATGCGTATCGGTAAAGGAGCAGCCAACCTCACTCAGGATGCAGATGCATTCACACTTCTTGGTTTTGCTATCGAAAAGGATGAGGAAGGGAAGGAAATTCTATCTCCAGCGACATTCGCAGACAAAATGGGCGTTGAACACGCTGCATCACGTAGAAGCATTGCTACCGCGATTGAGGAAAAAACCGCATTCGTGGGCTACACAATATCCACGAAGGAATAACCTAATTCCATTTCTAAAGCCCCTCGCGGGGCTTTTTTTCGTTTCTGATTATGAAACTCAGTGCTTTTATCTGAAATCGAATTGACAAGCTATTTTCGCTGCATTACCTTTTTTGCCACGCAAGATAAATTCAGCATCGATACCCGGAAGGAATCACGACAATGGTAAACACGCCGAAAGCTCCTAGCGCTGCTCAGACTGAATTCGACAAGGTTCTTGGCGAGCGCTTCTACAACCAAGAAGCAAAAGAATTAGGCACTGCTATTTTCAAGAAAATCACTTCTGTTGGTGCCAGCACTAAAATTGCTGATATTCACTCAAATATCGCAAAAGCCGCTGGTGAAGGCGATGATTCCAAGCTGGAAGCGCTTTTCGGTGAACTGAAACAAGCCAAGCTGGACGAAAAGAATCTTGGTCAGAAATTCAAAGAAATTCGTGGCACTGACAAGTTTGAGACCATTGTCCAAGCGTGGGGTCCAGAAATCCGCGATTTGGCTTATACCATTGCTGTTGAGGTTATCAAAGGCACTAACGTAGCACTGCAAAATGCTACTTCTGGTGAAGCGCCCAAAAAGCCCCGCAACACTGAGCCACGCGAGAAGAAAGATCCAGTGGCTTACACCATCACCTCTCCTGATGGCAAAAAAGCCACTATTCACCAGAGCCAAGGTCCAGTCGCGCATTTCAAGGACAAAGAAGCTTACGAATTGCTGGGCTTCAAGTTTGGCGCTGACAACAAGAACGTCACCGCTGAAAACTTCAAGCACAAAGATGGTTCTGTTTCGAAGAACGTTGGTCGTAAAGCAATCATCGACGCCATCAGTGCTGGCACGGCTTTCGAAGGTTTCACCATCGTCAAAGCTTAATCTGGCGATCTAAAAGAAGCCCCTTCATCGGGGCTTTTTTGTGCCTGTGAACATAATAAAGGGATTTTAAAATGACCTATGAGATTGATGGATACGATGACGACTACGAGCGCCCGTCCCTTGTAGAGGATAGAAATCATCGTAATCACTGGTTGAACCGTGCCAACGACCTTCACGCTTCTGCCGGGGCTATCTGGTACTCGATGCGCAGTGAGAACCATCAGAGCATCACAGATACGCTGGGGTTGGGAAAAGGTTTCAGTATGCACACAGCCTGCAATCCCGTTTATCACATGCTCTGTGGACTCTCTTTGGAAGTCTTGATGAAAGCCGTCCTTGTGAGTCGCGGTGATGCAGCGCCTGAGATCCACGATCTGAACGAGCTGGCTTCACTGGTAGGCACAAAGCCTAAGGTCAACGATAAGCGAATACTCAGGTTCTATCAAGAATCAGTCGTTTGGGCTGGACGTTATCCCATCCCTCGTAAAGCGAATGACCAGATGCTGCGCCAGTATTGGGATCTGGCTAACAAGGTTCTGACCAAACCCAAGGACATGGGCAAGGAAACGATCCTCACCTTCTACGTCGCCAGTGGTGCAACCTCTTGGGAAAAGTATGACGCCTTGTACAAAAGCTACAGCGCCCTATTCGACCACCGCTACTAAGTCTGACCATCGTATGATGTACGTCTTACCTTCGTCAGACGCGCTTACCACGACCGTCAGAGCCAGGTCTGACGAACTAACAAATGAACGCCACAAAGGGACTGTTATGAACAAGGATTTGGACTCAATACTGGACACCATTTTGGCGCTTGATGTTGAGACTGAGGTCAGCAATCTGGTCGCTTCGTACAAGGCTATCGAATCCTTCTGCCTTGAAAGCAAGGTTCCTTTCACGATGGGATCGCTGCGCAATACCAAGAATCATCTGACGGTTGATATGGACATAACTGGCGACCTGAACGAATGGATAAAAACCAACATTCCTTCCTTCGTTGTTGTCGAGCTGGTAGCAGGCACCACCAACGGTACGGAGGGAATGATCCTAGATTTTATGATTGGGTATTCCGAGAGCCAAAATCGTCTGGATGAGGTCAAGAAGCTCCAATCAGAAGCGGCAGGGAAAAACATCGAGTTCACTACATACGCGATCTTCAACAACCCGCCAATGATTGTTGAGCATGTCACACAATCGAAGCTCAGAATGCTGTGTTCGATTTACGAGCCAGTCGATGAAGATCCAGATGATGATGAAGATTTCACTGAAATCTACAAAACCGAAGAAGAAATTGCTGACTACGCTAGAAAATTAGCAGAGGATGATAATTTCTATCTCGCTAAGAATATCAGTGATCGAGTCAGCCTTGCTGCCAAGAAATTTGGCGGCGACTTCCTATCATTTGACCTTAACCGAATTGCGCGTGAATCAGCTTCCATCTACAAAATGGAAATACTGCCCGCCAAAATCATGGACATGGTGAGTCAAGGCAAGGATCACAAGGAAATTGCCGTACTGCTTGGCGAGAGCCAAAACAAAGTGAAGCAGATCATCGCTGTATCCAGCTCCAAGCAGTAACCTACATTCTGGTCAGGTTCAGAGAAAAAATCGACTGGCGAACTACGCCTTACGCAAAGAAATCTCAAAAAAACCAACGTAAAGCGTAGAGAATGGGAAATACTGGCTGAGCATTCTGCGCTCAGCCATCCTTTTCAACGTTCTTCTGGTTCAGATGAGCGATTACATCGTGGACAGTAACCTTCCCCGACCGCAGAAGCTCGCTGAATCGTGCCTCGTGGGCAAGCAACACCTGACGTTCATCCTCAGTCATGGACGCCAGCCGCAGCCGCCGCTCTTCCCTGTATTGTTCATCTTCAAGATCGGACTGACGTTGTAGCTCAGCGTCTTCCTCTTGCGATTCCCGCTCGATCTCAGCCATATACACTGCATGGTCAGCTTTTTCCTGAATGCGAAATGCCTGATGCTCAGAAATCGTAACCTGACGTTGAACCTCGAATGGAGGCAAAGGCGAAGGATACGGGAGCCGTCCCGAAGATGGACGCATGGATGCCACCTCAGCAAGCACCTCTGCTTCGACCCTAGCGAGGTTCGCTTCTGCTTCTTCCAGCTCGATCCAGCGTTCTGGCTTTCGCTTTAGCTGATACTCGATGCTTTCTCGCTTGCGGGAAATGTGGGTCTGGACTGGGTAGGAATCCACGTCATGCCGTGGGTATTTCCTTGCAGCAAAGGCTACCGGGTCAGACTCAAATTCATCGACAACTGCCTGTTCCTCAGCAAGCTTGATCTCAGAATGGACGATGGAATCTCTGATGGTTTGCACCTTGGCGAGGGCATTACGCACCTTAGATTCGAGTCGCTTGGGTAGATCTGGCTTCACTGGTCATTCCTTTAAAATGAGGGAAATGGATCAGTCGAATTCATCGCCGTAAGCAAAGTCTTCGTCATCATCGTTCAGATAGGCTGGTTTGATCTTGGTGTAAGACATGTCTTTGATATGACTTGGGTATTTTTGGCAAATCCAGAAGTAGAGCTGCTTGAGGTCAGTATCCGTCCGGCCATCCCGTCTTGCGTAACTAAACTGGTTTCCAGTTATGCGGCAGTAACTGACCAATCTCACTCGCCCGATGCGTCGGCAGGCGCGTGAGAACATCTTTCAGGTACGCATACGGGTCATGGCCGTTGAGCCGTGCAGACTGGATCAAACTCATGATCGCAGCCGCTCGCTTTCCGCTGCGCAGTGAACCTGCGAAGAGCCAGTTCTTACGACCAAGGGCCCATGGCCGCATCTGGTTCTCGGCCCAATTATTATCTATGGGTACGGCCCCGTCATCGAGGTAGCGCGACAGCGCTGCCCAGCGTCTCAAGCTGTAATCCAACGCTCTGCTAATCGCTGAGCCTTCGGGCACGAGATCACGCTGGGCGATCATCCAGGCATGCAGCATTTCCATCACCGGTACGGCTTTTTCTTGCCGTATTCGATATCGTAACTCCGGTTCCAGGTCGCGGGCTTCGCGTTCTATTTCGTACAGCAACTGAATGTAGCGCAGGGCCTGTTCGGCAAGCGTGCTTTTGTTGGTGGCATGCAGTTCAAAGAACTTGCGTCGCGCATGGGCCATGCAGCCGATCTCGGTCACGCCGAGTTCAAAGCTGGCCTTGTATCCGCCAAAATCATCGCATACCAGCTTGCCCTTCCAGTCTTGCAGGAAGTCGCGAGCATGTTCACCAGCGCGGCTTGGGCTGAAATCATAAACGACAGCTGCTGTTTCGCAGAACTGGCCAGTGGCATAAGCCCAGACATAAGCACGGTGAGTTTTCTTCTCACCCGGTGAAAGCATCTGCACCGGTGTTTCATCGGCGTGGACTATGTTCTGTTCCAGTACTACATCGCGCAGTGCATCGGCCAAAGGCTGCAACTGCACACCGGTAACGCCAACCCACTGGGCCAGAGTAGAGCGCGAAATGGCCAGCCCAGCTCGACCAAAGATCGACTCTTGGCGGTAAAGCGGAAGATGGTCAGCAAACTTTGCGATCATGACATGCGCGAGCAAGCCGGCTGTCGGGATACCTTTGTCGATGATCTGCGCTGGAACAGGTGCCTGAATCAGCGTTTCGCAATCTTCACACACCCACTTGCCACGGACATGACGCTCGACGGTAAACACGCCGGGCGTGTAATCCAGTTTTTCGCTGACGTCCTCACCAATACGTTTGAGTGCGCAGCCACATGTGCATTGCGTGTTGTCCGGCTCATGCAGAATCAACGTGCGTGGAAACGCTTCTGGTAATGCAGTGCGCTTGGGCTTTTGTTTTTTCTCGGTCGCCACAGGCACTGTTTGTAGGGCCTGAAGCTCTGCTTCAATCGCTGCGATGTCAGTATCGATCAGATCATCCAGGAAACTGGTTTGCAGGGGGTTCAACTGTTCGCTGCGCTTGGCAAACTTGAAGCGCTTGAGCTGGGCGATCTCGTGGGTCAGCTTTTCGATAATCGCCTGATCGTGATGGATCTTCTTGCCCATTGTCTCGACTTGCGACATCAACTGCGCAGCCAAAGCACGCAGTTGGTCGGGGGATAAGTGGTCGAGAGTGGGCAAGGAAGTCATGCCGTTCATTTTGCCAGAGCAGACGTCGCTCGACGATACACCGATAGGCTAATGGCAGAGGTTAAAGCAATGTGATCGCACCGCCTGACCCAGTGCGCTGCCACGGCAGACCCAGTATCAGGGCGTGAAGCTGCTCAGTTTCGAGCGCCATTTGCGAACCATTGCGCACGCCTGGCCAATGAAACTTGCCCTGATTCAAGCGGCGTGCCGCCAGCCAAACGCCAAACCCGTCATGCACCAGAACTTTCATGCGAGTGGCTCGGCGGTTGGCAAACAGATAAGCGCAGTGCGGCTTCGCCGCACCAAAAACAGCGATCACTCTGGCCATCGCCGTCTCAGTGCCTGCGCGCATATCCATTGGCTCGGTTGCGAGCCAGATGGCATCGATACGAATCATCGCAGCAAGTCTCGAAGAAAAGAGGCGCAGGCATCAGCACTTTCAGTTGGCCAGTTCACTTTGACAGTGCCACGAGGGTGCTCAATCTCGACGCAGATGCTCGGCGAAGCGGCGTGCTGATTTACTGCGTTCGTTGGCAGAGGTAGCGGAATGAAGGCAGGTTGAAGCGCTGTGCTTTTTGGCGCTTGCAACCGAATCCATTTGTGGACGAGATTTGCGTTGAGGTTATGGCGCAGAGCGATGCTGGCAATTGAAGCACCGGGCTGGGCACACTCTTGAATGACCTGAATCTTGAAGGATTTGGAATAGGAACGACGTGTTGGCTGCATGAATTACCCGCTTAAAAGGCTAGAACTGGTGTCCACCTGAATTTAAGTGCACACCATGTCTGGGCTTTGCGGGGTTGGGTAGGTGACTTGGCCGGACGGATACTGAGGTCAGGCGTCTTTTCCCAAATCTCTTCGTACTTAGCGACTGTCTCTTGTGAGGGTCCGTGATGGAATGATTCATACTCACCAAATTTGTCAAGCCTACGGAAAGTGGTTCCTTTCAATGAAGACTTGAAATTTCCTTCGTGCCCCCTATGGTCAATCCAGCCATATTTCGTGGCATTGTTCCTATAGGGGTCAATATAGTAGAGCTTTAAGGTGAATTTTAGCGTGTAATAATTATTTGATGTTTTGCGTTTGTTTTCGCGGGTATAGGTTCTCAACCCTTTGCTATTCACAAAATCCCTAATAGCATCTGCAACCTTGGCAGAAACAATCATAGAGCTAATATAAAAATAGCCCGTTTCAGCCTCAGCTTCTGCCTGAGACCTGTGAATCACAATTTTGGGTTTGTCTGTTTCACTCGGCTCGTTAGATTTACCAAAAGCCTTGTTGAAGTCGATCATAGGAAATCCGTATCGCAAAACAGGTATTCAGACAGTCCCTGTCATGGTGGGTGTTGCAGGGAAATGAGCGCCCTCCTGCTTGGGCTTACCCAATCATAGGGACGCACTGACTGGCGAACAAGCACGACTGCTGTCGCTGGAGCCGCGCATAGTCGCTGGGTATGATTCACCATCCCCAAGGAACGATCAGCAGACCTAGGAATTTCGATGGAAGAGCTTGACCCTCAGTCCCTCCAGTTTAAAGAGATGTGCGCCTACTACGGCGCGGCGATGCACATGGCGCAGGTGCTGGAGCATGGGATCGTGAACGCCCTGTTCTTCCTCGATTTCTTGCCCCGTAAGCGCGATTGGACAGACGAAGAATACGAGGATTTTTTTGAAGAGAACTTCTCGAAAACCTTCGGCAAGCTGGTCCACTCCCTCAAGAAAATCACGACCGTACCAGCCGACTTGGAATCGCTAATTCACAGGTCGAACAAGCGCAGGAACCACCTTGCTCACACCTTTTTTCGCGAGAGTATGGACGTGCTGTACGCGGGAGGTTTCGACGAGATTGTCACTGCCTTGAATAAGGACATTGAGCTGTTTTCCGAGACAGACAAACGCCTCACCGCTCTGCTTGAGCCGCTGTGGCTTAAAGCTGGATGGACGCTGGAGGCTATCGAAGCCGAGGCGTTGAAATACAAGGCTGAACTGAAAAAAAAACGTAGCGAGAGTGTGTGATGTTTAGTAGCAATGGTGATGATTCGTTCCGCGCCTACCTGAATGCCGGGACCGAAAATCTGGACGAAATTCTGGCTGCAGGTTCACCGTTCCTGACCATGATGGACGACCTTGATTCCTACCTAAGAAAACACGTCAGCGGACCCGCCGTAGCACCTGACGAGCTGGTTATACACTCCATGCTCATCAACGCTCGGTTCCTGCTGATGACGGCGTTCCGCGTGGGCTTGACTGGTCATGCTGCTGGTGTTCATCCAATCCTCAGAACAGGACTGGAAACCGCTTGTTATGCCCTTTTGATGGCAGAGGACGAAACTCAGTCCCTGACTGAAATCTGGATGAGTCGGAACAACTCACCAGAAGCTCTGAAAGCCTGCAAAAATGCCTTTCAGTCTCCCATCAAGGCAGCCCAAAAAATCGTAAACGCCCGAGGACCGGGACTAGGCGATTGGATGTACGAGCTGTATGAAGGCGCCATCGACTTTGGCGCACACCCCAACGCCAAGACAGTCACCCTTCACACAAGAATCATCGACGATACAGAAGGATTCACCCGGTTCGAAAATGTAGGTCTGTATTCGGTCGGGAACCACGGCTATGAGTGGGGCTTGCTCGCATGTGTGGAAATGGGTCTGGCAATGGCAATCGTCCTTTCCATGACTCACCCCGTCGCGCTGGAGGAAGCGACTCAGGCGCTTCAAACACTGAACGACCAGAAGAACGCCCTTGAGGACTTGATACGCCAGAAGCACGCATGAAAAAAGGAGCTGACTAGCTCCTTCATTTCATCTCTTTGCTTGCTTAGCAACCTTTCGCATAGCTTCGATAAGCTTTGGTCCATCATCAGGTGCATTGACATTTTTGCGCCCCGCTTGATTCAGAACCGCTTCAAAAGCTTGGATAATCTGCGGATTACTTAGCGTTGCATCGACTTGCTTCATTCTACTTTCTTCTTCAGCGTCCTCATAAATAACTCTAAACAATTCGACGAGAGTCAAAACAAGATTTACTCCAACCAAAAAATAATCAAATCTTGAAGACGCAAATATAATAAATAGCCCTGTCCATACCGAGGACAAGACCAAAAACCAATACCTTCCAAAAAAATTTATCATGCTTCATATTTATTTGTTATAGGCACATTATACCAAATCAGCAATCGCCAACTTATCTCTAACGTAAAATAACCTAAGCTATTATCCAATAAATCATGCAAGGGTTCGCTTGGAGACATGGAAAGCGGCATGGTTAGCGAGCGGCGTACCAGCACCCTCCGTCTTCACCAGCTCGACCCATTTTGCATAGTCGATGATCTGATTCACTTCTGTCCCTTCGAAGATGCAGTAAGTGATTTCGCCATCGTCATTGAAAACCAGATGGATTCCGTCACCACCGACCACGATCCCTGAACCTGTCACTGAAACTCTATGGTCATAGAATTCAGCGATTGTCTCTATCATTTCTCTTACCTCATATTGAAAACCCATTCACTTACCCCGCACTAAACTTTGATTACATCATTTTACCATTTCGAATTAGCTAAATTTACAGGTCAGAAATCGGTTGATAGCCACATGCCATGCGGATAGGCTTCGCGCACGACTTACGCACAAAGGGAATTGAAATGCACTGCAGCTGTCTCGCCTTGGCTCTGATGACTTGTCTCGCAGTACCCGGCTTCGCTTGTGCGGCTGGCAAGAAGGACACCAAGCGCGAGCTACCTGACTGCTCAGTGGTGACGTTCGATGGGTCCAACCTCACAGAACAAGAGAACGACTTCTTTTTCTCGAACCAAAAGGACATATCGACAGCCCAGTTCTTGCGCTTCGCGCTGGGAAGAGACGCGGTTTTGGCTGATTTCTACGCGCAGCGAAAAGGCAAAGACTTCAATGCAGATGTACTGAAACTCAAGGAGCTAGCCAAGAGCCAAGGGCTTGCACGGCAAATGAGCCACGATCTTGCCGAGGCTGAATCTGCCTACGAACAGAGAAACCCTGAGCACAAGTGGACCAAGGACACTGCCAACACTCTCTTCTGCCGCATAGATGCGATTGGCGAGACCTATACCAATAGCTACAACACCTACGCCACCAGCTACCTGAAAGGGCTTCAAGCCAAGCAGGAAGCCATGCACGGGCAGGCTGGCTACTTCGATGTGACAGTCAATGACTGCACAATCAGCAAGACCATCGACACAGGCAACCGCTACTCCACGGTGAAGCCAGATCCTGATGCGCGATTCCTCACTGTGAACGCGACCTTCAAGAACACCGACAATGAAGGTCGGCTACCACTGGAAGGCAGCTTGTTCATCAGCAAGGACGGCAAGGATTACAAGTTCGACACCACCGAATCCATCATGAGCGAGGGCTACGGCATCCGCATGAGGTCGCTGAACCCTCTCATCAAGCTCAACACGAAGATCGTCTATAAGGTGCCAAACGAGCTGTCTGGCGAGGTCTACTGGAAGCCGGGTAGGAATGCCGAGGATAAGAAGCTCTGGTGTACTTACCTGCCAGAAGCAAAAGCCTAAACCTAACGTTCTTCCGGTTTGAGACTCCATCCAGCCGCGTACAAAATGCTTTTGTCAGTGGTCTTGGTTGGAGTCGTTTTGTCATCCAGAACGACAGAATCACGCTTAACCTTTTTCGCGACAAAAGTGCTTTGCACACCAAGCCCAATCTGAACTCTTGACCGTTTATCTACAGCGCCTGCTGATTTGGAAGAAGCTTGGGCACGATTGTAAATATCGACGATATTGTAAGGAAAGATATTTCGAGCCAGCTCTTTCCTTTTATGAAGAAGGTTGCGATGTGGCTTGAGAATTTCATGCTCGCTATCAGCTTTGTATTTCTTCTCCAGATCCTTCACCACCTTCAACAGCTTGGATTTCTTACCGTCAATATTCTCACCAGCTTTGCGCGCACGGTTAAACAGTCGAAAAGCGGATTTGATACTGCTCCAATCTGCCTTGGCATTTCTGTCTGTTTGAATCTTTTCGTCGGTCAGGGATTTCAAGAACCATAGATTTTTCTTGAAGACATTGATGTTGTCAGACCTGCTCAAAATTTCATTCATATCAGGCTTTTGGGAAACCACTGCATGAATAGATTTGTCTTCAGCGATGGTGATCTCAGTAGCCAGTCTCACCGCACCATCAACCACCCAGTCACAACGGCGCTCAGCGACCTGCAGACCGGCGTAATTTGGCTCGAAATACACAGGCACTGAGGTCATGCCCAGCGCCTTGCAGAAGTCCTCGAAGGTAGGAGGAAGGTAGCAACCAACGTTCATCTTGCAGCTCCTTTGCTCAACTCAGCGGGCACCAAGAGCTTTCATGCTCAGCTCATTGATCTTGATTCTGTTCTTCAATGCTTCGCTCACGCCTTCTTCGCAGCCTTCCCTTACCACCGCAGATGGGTTTGGACCGGGCTTACCAGACGCCTCATATTCGTCATAGGCTTTGTAGCCCATGAGGTGATACTCCACATCCACCTTGGCTTGAAGGTTCTTCATGAATTCGGGGATTCGCTTGTGGTCGATTTCCGGCGCAACCTCCAAGCCTTTCCGCAGAGACGAGAGGTAGCCATCGTAAAGCTCACCCTTGCCACACCCCTTCAGGTTTGCCAGATCCGTTGGTGCGAGGATTTTGTACATGAACTGAATATCAGCAGCTACAGCATGAAGCGAACCAGCCAGCCCCACACACATCACCACAGCTCTCAAGAATCCCTTCACTATCCTGCCATCCTATTCACGTAATCGACCGGATCAGATACTCGCCTTTATTGCGCACGTCGCCAACGTCCTTGGCAAGGTCTTTCGTGAGGTCAGGTGAAAGCCACTCCCTCGCAAGCTCGGGGGAAAGCACTACTGGACGCCGGTCGTGTACGTCAGTCATCCCGCCTTGGTCACGTTCCAAAAAACTGGGACGGAAAGGTCAATATTTCGGTGTAGGTGGGATATTCCAAGACGGGTTAACTCGCTTGTCTCCTAAAATAAAGGCGAGTTCTTCAAGCTCAGCCTCAGAAACAGGTAATAATTTTTGGTTCAGACCAATCATCTGCTGACCGGGTATTGATGGATCTGCAAAGGTAAGTCCCATCCAAAAAATTGCCAAATTCTTATCGCGAGTAACAAGCGTCACCTTAAGATCTGGCGCTTGTGTTTGAAGAAGATTAGTGAGCATTATCAAAAAAAGATCATACATCGAATTGTAGGCATCTTCTTCGGTGTAAGCAGCTTTAGGCTTCACCAGCTTTTGAGCCGGATTGAAACCTTGCTTAGCAGATGAAGCGCTTAGACATGCGAGAAATGCAATATTATTAACCGAAATATTTTCAGCTTTAGCTATTGCAGCCATTTCCTTCCATCGCTCTACCCTTTTACCTTGCGCCGGTGAATTTACGATTAACGGTGCTAATCTCAAAAGCAGCCGTACACCTTCTGAAAAATAATCACGATATTTATCAGCGATCTCGATCAAATACTGGAGGTCCGAATCTGATTTAGGCCAAATTTCCACATGCGGCAAAGCTTTGGAAAGGGTCTGGAATGCTGACTTATGTTGCTCAATCATTTTTTCAGGAGATGGTATCTTTCGCTCGTTACTTTCTAACGCATAAGAAATTGTGTGAATAGTACACGAACAATTCTTATCACAAATATAGTCTATAAAATCGTCACGCTCCCTACCAGAAGAGATTTTTCCATTTGAAAATCTTGCTTGAATTTCAGAAACCAAATTCCTATCAGCAATAATATTTCCTTTAGATAATATATAAAATACAGGAACCCATCCGCCTTTGACCAAGGCAAAGCATGAGTTTTTCAATTCTGGTCCGACTGCGAAATCTGCCATGAACCTGTTGCCAATTGGAGGAAAGGATTTGTCCCATTCCGGTTTATCAGCAACAACTCCGAAAATCTTCATCTTTAAATCATTCGACGTAGAGAAAACCAACCAATCATCCAGTGTCAGCGGATGAGCCTGAACATCTTTGAAATAAACAAACCCATTAGAATCGGTTTCCTCACAGTGGAGAGGCAATTTCATGAAAAGCTGGGTGTCGAGAGCGGCACTATGCATTTTTGTCCCTTGAAATGCGGTCACAAAAATTCAATTTTAGCCTACTTTCCTCCTACTTCGAAGAGTCGTTATTCAGTAGGTTCTCCAACGTCGCATAGGAGTAGTATTCCAAATCATTTGCTACAACCTTGAAGCGATCCTTAAAATGGCTTGCCACTTTACCGGAACCGCTAAACAGATCACACAGAACGATTTCATCAGAAGGCTTTGCAGTTTTAGAAACGTATTCTGTTACGACAGAATCAATAAAACCCAACAGCTTTTTTTCGATCCAAGATATTTCAAACGCGCACAGAGCGGCGCACATCGTCAGGAATTGACGCGTGGAAAAGACTTTAACTTTTCGGGTTTGCACTGCTGGATTCAACCAGCGATTAGAAATGGGACCATTTCAATTAGTGCAAGTAGGTGAAGCCGTGTGTTGCGGGTTAGGCTTTTTTGAAACGCGGATACAGTTGGTTTAGACCAATGCCAGCATGAACCTTAATGTATTCCCACCGCCTACATGAATAAATCCTTGCTCTTCCAGATTCGGACGCTTTGAATAGCCAAAAAGACGTTTCGCAGTTTGCTTGATCAATTTACGATGAAGAGGATTTTGGTCAGCCCATTCCAAGTATGTGATATACAGATTTGCTTTAGCATCAAACTGAATCAGCTCAGACAAATGTTCGCAACAAGAAACTATGTTGATTTCCTTAAAGTCATTCTTCATCAACAGAATTTTTGTGAAAATTTCTGCTGGCGGGCAGTTGTTAACATCGAATCGAAAAGCAAATACATTTGAATCCGCACGAATAATTTCGAAATTATATGCATCACTTGATGATGACCAGACATCACAGGGTTCATTACCGTTCAATGGAAGGAGCTTTTCAAAATCTAGGAACTTTCGTTCTTGTTCAATGCTGAAATAATTATTGATAAACAATTCAATAGAGGACTCAGAACCTTTCAAAACTACTTCACAACGAAATACGTTAGCCATGCTTTTTAATCTTTGCGCTTTAACCGAATGTCAAAGCGAAGCAGCGTTACTGCTTGGGCGTGCATTGTAGTATTGTTAAAACTACTTTTAGAAACGTAGAAGGTTTCAGGTAATGCACATATTCGAAAGCGTGTTTGTTTTCGACGAGACAAACGATATCAAATCCAAATTATTTGTCAAACGACCAAAACACGCGAAAAGCAACTTTTATTTTCGCTGAAAATCTTTAAAAAGGATTAGAGTTTTTTGAACAGTGATTGCGAAAAACGCAAAACCGCTACAAGCCTTAAGCCACCTGAGCTTGAAGGTTATGTTTAAAAGAATTTAAAGATTTTCTAGAACATTCGATTGGGATTTTTGTGAAAAAGCGAGGAATTTTGATAGAAGAAATCGATCAGGAGGGAGGTAGACGATAAAAACGTTTAGAGAAAATAATTGTAGATTGACCCTTGCCGGACGTGAGCGAGAGCCAACCCATACGCCAGATCTGGTCAGTTTGGCTTGAAGGTCAGTTCACCCTTGCGCCATTTCGCTACCTTCGCGATGGCTCCTTTCAGGACACTAGTCATCCCTCCTTCAATGGGCGCGTTGGCACCGAAGACCATCAAAACCTTTTGAAGCTCCTTGAAGACAATCCCCTGCCCTTGCTCAACGCTCACCGTGGCGTACCCATTCGTACCGAACACGTCGATCTCCAACGCACGGAACCTGACTTCGAGGCAACCACCATCCTTCGTCGGCTTTACGCTCGCTTTGAAGTCTCCTAGGGAGACGCTGAACAATTAACCCGTTCGCACCGTCCCCATTTCCAAGCCGGTTTTTTTCAACCTGCCGGCCTTATTTTACGTTTCTCGAGCAGATTTCTGCCCTCATTTTGCTGAAAGGCGGGCCAGTCCCGCCTTTCAGACGGATTTATCCTGCCGTCTGTTGTAAATACCGCTTGGCCAGCATCAGATTGGCCAACCCAAACAAACTGAACAACTGCGCTGTATTCTTTTCCAGCCCACGGTAGCGAACCTTGCGATGATTGAAGCGCACCTTGATTACCTGGAAGGGGTGCTCGACCTTGGCACGCAGTTGCGCCTTGGCATATTCAATTTTGCGCTTGACCCGATACAGCACGCTGCCTTCGCCGTGCTGCTTGTAACTGCTTGGCCGTTCTGCAATCGACCAGATAACGTCCCGTTCAGCATGCTCCGGTCGCTTGGCCGCACCGGTGTATCCAGCGTCACCCGAAACATAGGTTTCGTCACCGTGAAGCAACTGGCCAACCTGGGTGACATCCGCCACGTTAGCGGCCGTCCCTACTACGCTGTGCACCAGCCCCGACGTGGCGTCTACACCAATGTGGGCCTTCATCCCAAAGTGCCATTGATTGCCTTTCCTGGCCTGATGCATCTCAGGATCACGCTTGCCTTCTCGGTTCTTGACCGAGGGCGGCGCGGCGATCAGAGTAGCGTCGACGATAGTGCCTTCCTTGAGCAGCAGCCCCCGGCTGGCCAGATGCTGGTTAATCGTTTCAAACAGCAGCCGGGTTAGCTGATGGACTTCCAGCAAGCGGCGAAAACGCAGCAAGGTGGTGGCATCCGGTGCAGACTCGCGACCCAGGTCGATACCCATAAAACCGCGGATGGCCTGGCTGTCGTAGACGGCATCTTCGCAACCTTCATCGGAGAAACCGAAACACTGCTGCACGACGTACATGCGCAACATGCGCGACACCCCTATCGCAGGGCGTCCGCGCTTGCCTGCGGTGTTGCTATAAAACGGCGCCACTTGCGCCTCCAGCAGGGCCCAGGGCACCAACTGTTCAAGGTCAGCCAGGAAGCGATCTCGGCGAGTCTGCTTTTTCTTGCCGGTATATTCGAGTTCGGAGAAGGTCTTCTGCACGCGCGTAACGCTCACGGAGAGGGAGGCTGTTGAAGGAACTTAGTGTGCCAAGGGTGGGGACAGTTGGCTATTTTTGCAGCGCCTCCCTAGGGAAATGGTCAGAGCCTGCTTGTCGTCTACGACAAGATTCTTCTCTTTGTCTAACTGAACGACGTACACGCCTTCAGGGCTTTGCTCACACAGATAGATGACAGGGAATCCGTTCAGTAACTTCACAAGGTCGTTCTTGAAATTACCGAGGGTAAACAGAGCTATAGGGTCGAGATGGGACATGCGTGTGGGAGACTCGTAATGCTGGAGTAGCTGGATTGTAAGCTTCTAGCGGTTGCCGTACCAACAGGAACCCATCAACCTCCAGGTTCTCGCAGGTACGCCCTACCCATCATCCAGACACAGCCCTTTTCACTCCAAATCATAGATTTGGGGATTGTGCTTTTCTATTGCACGTAACGATCAAGAAGGAGCAAGTCAAAATGGTATAATATGACAAACCAAATAAACATCGATGAAACGCCTTCTTCCCTATCTCCTTTTCCTTTCTATGCTTTGCACTGGTGCAGCTTTTGCTGACACGGATGCTACGAAATGCGGTATTTCGCAAAACGGAAAATCCATCGACACAGAATATGTCGTATGCCCTCAAAACATCGGTCAGAACCTTAAGTACAGCTTTCTAGGCGGCGCTACGTTTGGGGAAATAAATAACCAAACAGGAGTAATGAATAGATCCACCGCGATAGAGGATGGATTATCAGACGGACAGAAAAAAGCAAACGCATCGAACCAGTACACCTTGAGCGTTATCGTGATGCTCGCGTGGGGCATAGCCCTATTCCTCGGAACCCTTCACCTACCCGCTATCGCCATTTCATATTTCAAAGCAGGTATTTCACATGAACTCACTGAACACGATGGCGAACCAGCTCGCTTCAAATCGTGGGGGCTTTACGCACTAGCCACGTCTGTAGCAGGTATTGGTATGTTCATGCCCGGTTTGTTCGGCGTGAATCACGTACTCAGTGGTGGTGCATACCTTTTGGTTTCAGGCGCGAACGCTGGTGCAGAGGCAGAAGCTCAAATAATCGGTAGGTTCATCAATCGTCAAGTCACCGGCAACCTTGAAATCAGCTCAAAAACTGACACGCTCAAGGACTACAGAGAGAAGAAAGAAAATAGCCATACCTATTACTCAGCTCAAGCTACCGTCGCTGGGCTGATAGCGACCAGCCTTGTGATATCGAATACATCTGCATTTAACAACGCCATTGATAACATGAAGGTGAAAGATGCGAGCTGGAAGGTCAGAAACACTACGGCTGATGTGTGGCAACCGAACGATGAAGACGGAATCTCATTTGAGAAACGTTTCTCCGAAGACCCAAACCAAACGATGTGGGCTACAGATAAAATAACCTTCGCCAAAAACCCAACAGATATTGGCGAAACCCTGTCGTACCTAAAAGCTGTGAATTACAACAAGAGCTATAGAGACTTCAATGACATTGACGCTCTTGAAAGTCATGCATCGAAGCTTATGAGCGATATAAGAACCACGTCTTTTTACAAAAACCCGGCTGGCTTCCAAGAAATCAAAGAATCGGCTGCATCGCTATTCTTCAAGGATGCGCAAGCCAACATCATGAGAAAAAATTTCTTACCGTGGATGGCGAAGTCTGACGAAATCGCTGATTTGATTGTCAATTACGCCTGCTCGAAATCACTTGGCGATAGGATGGCTGCACAAAACTTTATTGACGCTTATACAAAGGCAGATTCACCAAACGGTAGCGGAAACCCATCGTGCGTGGACAACAACTGGAAAGTGATGGGCTTAGGGAGACGCTGAACAATTAACCCGTTCGCACCGTCCCCATTTCCAAGCCGGTTTTTTTCAACCTGCCGGCCTTATTTTACGTTTCTCGAGCAGATTTCTGCCCTCATTTTGCTGAAAGGCGGGCCAGTCCCGCCTTTCAGACGGATTTATCCTGCCGTCTGTTGTAAATACCGCTTGGCCAGCATCAGATTGGCCAACCCAAACAAACTGAACAACTGCGCTGTATTCTTTTCCAGCCCACGGTAGCGAACCTTGCGATGATTGAAGCGCACCTTGATTACCTGGAAGGGGTGCTCGACCTTGGCACGCAGTTGCGCCTTGGCATATTCAATTTTGCGCTTGACCCGATACAGCACGCTGCCTTCGCCGTGCTGCTTGTAACTGCTTGGCCGTTCTGCAATCGACCAGATAACGTCCCGTTCAGCATGCTCCGGTCGCTTGGCCGCACCGGTGTATCCAGCGTCACCCGAAACATAGGTTTCGTCACCGTGAAGCAACTGGCCAACCTGGGTGACATCCGCCACGTTAGCGGCCGTCCCTACTACGCTGTGCACCAGCCCCGACGTGGCGTCTACACCAATGTGGGCCTTCATCCCAAAGTGCCATTGATTGCCTTTCCTGGCCTGATGCATCTCAGGATCACGCTTGCCTTCTCGGTTCTTGACCGAGGGCGGCGCGGCGATCAGAGTAGCGTCGACGATAGTGCCTTCCTTGAGCAGCAGCCCCCGGCTGGCCAGATGCTGGTTAATCGTTTCAAACAGCAGCCGGGTTAGCTGATGGACTTCCAGCAAGCGGCGAAAACGCAGCAAGGTGGTGGCATCCGGTGCAGACTCGCGACCCAGGTCGATACCCATAAAACCGCGGATGGCCTGGCTGTCGTAGACGGCATCTTCGCAACCTTCATCGGAGAAACCGAAACACTGCTGCACGACGTACATGCGCAACATGCGCGACACCCCTATCGCAGGGCGTCCGCGCTTGCCTGCGGTGTTGCTATAAAACGGCGCCACTTGCGCCTCCAGCAGGGCCCAGGGCACCAACTGTTCAAGGTCAGCCAGGAAGCGATCTCGGCGAGTCTGCTTTTTCTTGCCGGTATATTCGAGTTCGGAGAAGGTCTTCTGCACGCGCGTAACGCTCACGGAGAGGGAGGCTGTTGAAGGAACTTAGTGTGCCAAGGGTGGGGACAGTTGGCTATTTTTGCAGCGCCTCCTTAGGTCAGACAGACCAGTATGAAACTCAGATTCACGACAAAACGAATGCATTGATTGACGAATACTATAATACACGTCTCAAAATCAACACTCAGTTTCATGCCTCAGTGTTCAATCAGGACTTATTCAAAAGGCAGGTCGAGGCTTATCAGAAAGGGTTCATCAATCTCGTATGGACCATGCCGAGCATGTCCGACGAGGCGAATTTCTCTGCCACAGCACAGAGTCAGTTTGGTTCATCCTCCCCCATGCAGACGATCCAAACCCAAGCCGTAGGGACCTACATTATCGATGACTGGGCGAGAAGACATGGCTACAGCGATGGTACGACTTACAACAGCTTGAACATGGGCGAAAGGGTTCGTGAACTGAACCTTATCCCAAATTCTGATGGTGCTCCAAGCCTTGCTGACAGCTCAGCAATCATGCAGAAGCAGTACAGCACGAACGCTACTGCTTCTGCTCAGCAAGCCGACTTCTACGAAGCCATCGGCGTGGGGTTGGAAAACCCGAAGGTCGAGCTGGACGCTTGCGTGAAAACGACCAAGTATCCAGTTACCTGCATGCAGAAATACGGTTCACAGATAGCTGAAACCATGACTCAAATCATGTACCTCGCTGCCTCCACGAAACTGATTGGCTACGCAGCGACTGCTTACGGCGACAAGAAAAAAGAAAGGGTCATGAGTGATCAGGCAAAAGCAGAAGAGAACGCTGGCGTGTCGAAAGACAAGATAAAGAAGAACCAGAAGAAACTCAGCAAGACGCCAAATTTCATGCAAATCGTCGGAGCCATCACAGGCGGCTTAGCTTCATTCTTTTTCGCGTGGGCATTGAAAGGCTACATTCTCGCTACGATGTTCAAATTCCTTGTCATTTCGATCATGACTGGTCCCTTTTTCTTGCTTTATATACTGAACATTTTCTACCTATTGATTTTGATAGTGACCATGCCCTTCGCAATCCTTGCATTCTGTAAGCTGAACGATAGGGACAATCTCATGAGAATCTGCTCAACCCTCTTGGGAATCCTTTTCAGCACTGTCGTGTTTGGACCGCTGATTGTGTTCTTCTACATCTCCAACTGGGAAATAGCAGCAGCACTTGACCAAAGCGTCATGAAATATGCAACAAACGGTTTGGGCGCAGCAGTTGGACAAAGCGCGAATATCGTCACTCAGAAAATGATTGAAATTGTAGTAGCAGGAGCTGTTTTCTTCATCGTACATATTTCGTGCACGAAATACGCGTTGACGTTGTTAGGGGAATCAGTCCGCGTGATGGGCTTGAAAATGCCTTACCTAAGCTTTGCTTCTACACTACTCAGCAGAATTGAAATGATGTGTGGAGCGAGTACGCTCGGAATGTACACGGTAGTGAATGCAATCGTTAGTAGAAAGACTGCCAACGGGGCTTACAATCTGTTTAAAAAGGCGGGAAGGAAATACCGCCCTAGACGAACATAATCGGAAGGGGGAAATGGTATAATAAGGGAATAAAAATACAAACACTTTTATGAAACGTTTCCTTTACTCCCTTATTTTGTTGCTTTCTATGAACGTCGTTTCACCTGCCTTTGCAGCAGACCTTGAAATTGGTAAAGACTGGGGAATCTCATCACCAGTCGGATACAACAAAGCCAGCAAAAATCTTGAGGAAAATTACAACGATTACGAACGCAGTCAAGCTTTGGTTTTCCCGTTAATGGAATCCGTGCTTGGCTGTCACATGACTCAAATTATTCATGACGGACCATTCGACACGCATCTATTTTTTACGGGGGAGTACAAATGCCTTGGTACGTCGAATCTGTTCAACTCAGATACGTACCGAATCTATATGGGTCCAATTTATCTCATTGTCGTTTTCTTCAGTGCGGTTTTCGCTGGGTTAGCTATTCGAATCCCTCTGATGGCGATTTTCGAAGCTATGATCTCGATTGGGCAACCTGACAAAGACAAAAGGGAGATGACGAGATCCGAAATAGTCGGACATTTCATCTTGATTTCTTTCGTCATTTTGAGCCTTGTCCCGATCTACAAATCAGATCTAGAAGCCGAAAATAACGACACGAACATGCTGATGGTCGCGGGATACACAGCTATCGCATGGGGGCTACAGGCGGGGAATTTCAACCTGCAGGCGCTGGTGTCTAAGCAATCAGTCGAGCAGCCTTTCGTGTTGATTCCCGATCCGAAGAATCAACGCACAAGGGAGTTTTTGAACCTCATCGACTTTCAGATGTGTGTGAATCAGCAGCCGGGGAAATCTCAGCAGAACCTTACCTTCAATCGGTACGAAGGGCATTTAACGGCATTCGCTCAGGTCGGTAGCTGCATACTCAACATCGACCATGAAATCGACGAGGGCACGATACTCGCAGCATCCTCGAACGGACTGCCTGACTTGTACCAGCTTGAGGTTGAAGCCCTTACAGACGCTTACACAGTCGCTATGACAGATGCTGCCAATATCGCGTCAAAGCTCAGCAACCACATGGACCTTCCGAGCGGTATGGTTGGCGAGGCATTCGACAAATCTATGTCTTGTGAAGCCATCAAAACTTATGACCTCGGACGCACCGATGCGACTGGGATGCAAGCCTACGTATATGCCTCTGCAAGCTGTATGTCAGCGACATTCATCCAAAGTATCACCAGAGCGCCGGGAGTGACTGAGCAAAGCCTTGTGGACGCCAAGGATCGTTGGGTTCAGCTCTGCCAGACCAATACCGATATGGCGAATCTAGAAGCGACTCAGAGAGCTTGTGCTGAAACGATGTGTGGCAGCGATTCAAGCCCTTACATGTGTAGCGCTCAGATCAACAATTACGCCCGCTTGCTGGGTAGCCGCTACGTCACCAACCCTTCGTACATGACGCTGGGTGGATGGTTCATACAGAGCCAGTACACCTCATCGAATTTCGATAAACCGGGCAAGCTGTTAGCGAACTCGACCAAGATCGACAGCTACCAGAGCAACATCCTTGAAAAGCCTGTGATTCAGGGCAAACCAGCATTCACAGTACCGTATACGAAGAATTCAACCACACAAGAAAGGCGTTGGACGACCGCTGAAATCATGGGCGCATTCCAAGCAGAACAGTCGATGAACCTCGATTTCTTCGGCTTGCTCGACAGGTATTTCACGATAGGAAATGACGGTCCATTTGGGATTTTCAGAACCATCGAATGCATCAGCTACCCAAGCCAGAAATCCCCATCAGGCAGGATGTGTGCCTCAGTGTTCAAGGAATTGGACATGCTTGGAAATCGCCTGATAGCAGCTTCCGCAGAAATCCGAATCGGCACCAAGGCGCTATCTATTATGTACACCAACCCAACCGACAGAGCGAAGACAAAAGCCGGTGTAGAAATGGCTCAGGCGTCGATGAAGGCATCTGCCAAGATGTTTGGCGGTAGTGATGCAATGGTGGTTTTCGCCACAGCAGCAACGGCAAACGCAGAAGCCTCAGACATTTTCAGCGAATATGGCAATGGCTTCGGTCCAGAGGCTTCGTACATGATTGCAGCCGTCTACGCGAACGATGACGTTGCAGCGTTTGCTGATTCGGCAGCAACGTACATGTGGGTCATGGGGATGTACTTGAAATTCTCCATTCCAATCGCCTTCGCGATGATTGTCATATCGTTCTTCCTTGGCATGTGGACCAAAATCACAGCGACTGGGATTGCGAGCATTCCTCACTTCATCCTGTCCATGGGCAAAAGCAAACACGCCATTGACCCTGAAACGGATACGTGGACACCAATTGAATCAATCGTCGTGTACGTGGCGAGCTGGAGCATGTTCGGAGCCATAACGTACCTAGCGGTGCATTACATCAATACGCTTTTCATGTACCAAGCGATTCCATTTTCAGCCTACTCTAACACGTACATAGCGTCGGCTAATGCAAGCACCATCGCTAATGCCGTGGATACGATTCAAATGCTTTGCCTCTACCTTGTGTTCATCTCATTCATGATGGCAGCGATCCTAAAGCTAGGCGCATATCACTTGACTGACATTATGAGGACGTGGATTTATGGGGATCGCTCAAAAGCTCCTGCCTATGAGAAAGACGTGGAAGTTGACTCAAACGAGAACGTGTAAAACCAAGGGGTGTTAAAGCCCTTTTGTTTGTTTTTGAAATGGTATAATTAGTGAAACAAATGCTAATTTAAATGAGTGATCAAATACTATACGACGAAACAAGGGCTAAAAATTTAGCCAAATTTACGAAATGGATTGAACAGACAAAAAGCATTCCGAAAATTTATGCATTACTTTTCTTTGGTGCAGTCGCAGCCCCAATCGCTTGGCTTTCATGGTTCTTCATATTGGGGATTTATTTCAGAAGAAACCCCTTCCTGAAAACCCTACTGCCTATCCCTATGCTCATCATGACTTTGCAAACCGTTTTTCAGGGCGTACTGCTATACATCAACATTCAGATGGCGGCGACTTCCAGCGGATTGACTGATATTATCCATGTTGTTTACTTCTGCACCATAATTTTCTTTTTCTTGATGACCTTGATCTTTAGCAAAATCCACTTAACTGCCACGAAGCGCGTGAGCCAAAACATCCGAAACGTCCTTTACTCAAAAGGCAAAGTCACTGCTGGAATGACATTGAAAGAAAAAGCTTTTGCGAAAATAAACGAAGTTAAACAGACCCTAAAGGATGGAGTAGAGGCATTGAAGTAATTCTACACCAGTGAATAGAAGCCCACCCTCCCGCTTTACGGCAGTGAAATGGGCTATCGCAATAACACTAAATCCTCTTCCCAACAAAACAGCCATAAGCGACAAAAAGCACAAACCCGTAAATGCTATAATATTCACATAAAACAAAAACAGTGAAACATGGCAGCACTCACAGCAAAACAAAAGAAAGAATACGCCGGAGATTCCAACCAGAAGGTTTCAGATTTCCTTGCGGAGCGAGTCGAGAAAATATTCTCAAAAATTGACGATGGTGAATACAAGAACATCTGGAATCACCCAGTCTTCTCCATGCCTTACAAAAACCTCGCATCAGGCACAATGTACAACCTCGAAAACTCACTGCTCCTTCAAGATTCCGCCTTCGAGAAAGACTACGGCACATCCTACTACCTCACCGCAAAACAGGGCTTCGCTGAGGGCTTGAGCAACAACGGCGAAAAATCTCACTGCATCATCAAACGCTTCGGTGTGCCGGTTGGGTATGCGAAGGACCAGCAGAAGCAGGGTTTGGAGAATAACGGGGAAGCCAAGGCAAAGGCGATCTACATTCCTGCCGCGAAGCTGACTGCAGTCTTCAACATCGCGCAGTTCACAGGCGAGCTTCCAGAAAAATTCAAATCACGTCTCAATACTCAGACTCCAAAAGCCACGCCAGAAGAGCTTGAGACCGTCTATCAAGCCGTTTTGGAAACGATGCCCACTAGGCTTGTACGTGTCATCGGTTCGAACCATTACCGCCCTGCGGCAGACGTGATAGTCATGAACCCATCCAACGTGTTCAAGAGCCGCCTTCACGAACTGAACACCCTGCTACATGAAGTCTCCCACTCCTATGGGCATGAGTCCCGCAAGAATCGAATCTCCCTCCGTGACTACGGCAAGGACGACAAGCATCGCGCATACGAAGAGCTGGTAGCCAATCTCTCAGCTCAGTCAGTCATCAAGCACTTGGACGTGACGATAGACCCTCATACACGCGAAGAGCTGGACAAAGGGTTCATGGACAATCACACCGTCTATGACGTGAGCTGGGCACGCAACAATCTCAAACCAGCAGACGTGATGAAAGCTGCGCATGATGCAGACCGTACGGCGAATCCAATAATTTATGAGGTGGTTACGAACCTCACAGCGAAGTACAAAGCCAACCCTGAGCTTCCCCTAAATCCGACCATCAAGGAGATGGTCATTGCCCGCATCAGCTCCGAATCGAAGCCTGAACTAGAAAACGAAGGACCGAAAAAGCCCTACAAAAAATCAAACTACAAGAGAACATAAAATGACTAAATCACATGAACAAATCGAGCATGAAAATCAACAAGAGTTGTCAATTCTGAGAGAGCTAATCCTCGAAGGCGGATTGATTGAAGACCATGACATTCCAGACGTAGCGCCTGAGACAGAAAAGCTGGGATACCCAGCCGATCTGATTATTTACTGATCTCAATCCCAAGGGATACTTTGGCTTTCAATATTTATTGATTTGTTAGTGAAAATGCTATCACCCTCCTGAACACTGGAAAGAAATTCGCATTGGTCGATAAGCTTTCTCTGATGCCGAATGAAGCCCAAACAGGCAGCAAACCGGCAGGCGGCGAAAGCTGGGTGAGGGTCGATGAAGAATTTCCTAAAATCCTTTTTGTAATTCTCAAAGGCTTCATAGTCTTCGATGTCGAACCAGCCGATGTAATAGCAGCACATGACGTGCTTCGTCAGAATATCAGCTAGGATTCCGCCATCACCAATGGTTTTTTCACGCTCTTTGGCTGGAAGCAGTTCGTACCAGCGATAGGCATCAAGGGTATCGTTTAGCTTTTGAAGCTTTTGAGTTATGTCGAATGGGATGGTGATGACCTCCCCTAGCATGTACCGATCTCTGAATTTCCAAGCCATTTGCAAAATCCCCATGCAGATGGAAAGGCGCATGATTGATCGATTCCCTGCGCCTGACAAGATCGATACGAAAAAAACCGCCAACGCGGGCGGTTCAAAAACGGAGATGTTTTTGATAACAAATAATTTAAAAATGAAACCCGTAGACAGACTCGAAATCTTACAACCAAATAATACTTTTATCTGCCTACCATTTTATTCTACCATTTAATTATGAAACTCAAGCCTTTATCGAAAATAATTTAAATTTTCTCGGCATCAAAATTATGTGCAGGGCTGAAAAATTACTGATCGGTCCGTAACCGGCTGCAAGCGATTCTTTTTAGAAATCGCAGACCTCTTCTTTTGGCATTTCGCGTCGAACGAAAAATCCTTTGATTTGGTCGATGTGATAATGCTCTTTGACCAATTTATTTATCAACCGTCTTTCAATGTCAGCTTCGTCTATCACGTCACCGGCTTTATTGGCGTTGTAAACCATCATCTGAAGGCATGACTCGAAATAGAAGTCATCATTGCCAGAACGGTCGATTAAGGGGGCTTCTGGCTCATCCTGCAGATCTGCCAGCCCACCCTTCACGAACATCGCTAAACGCTTTGTACAGGCTTCACAATCGCGACTTTTCACACGGCTAGGTTTCACCAACGTTCCTGATTTCTTGTCCCAAAACCCTGCCAATGGAATGCAGGCTTCAAGGTCGTCAATCTTCTTCAAGCCATATTTGACTTGAAAGCTGCTAGCCACTTTCTTCGCGTAAATCTTGTCTTTCTTATGGTCCGTCACACAGAAGCGCAGGACTACTGAGTAGAACCTCTCTTGACGGTCGTTTTCGCTCAGGAAGCTCACGAAGCAAGGAGCCGCGCCTTCACCTTCCACCAGCCTTGTCAGCTCTGCGTGGCTCACGTCATAGAGCGCAACGTAGTGGTACTTCGTGGACTTACACTTCACTGTGATGCTGTAGCCCTCAGAGTTGTATTTACTGAGACAATTCCAGAGCCTTGACTGCATGAAGTCTTCCACGGCGTATCCAATAGACCTGAAGCCTGACGTGCGAGGGATATGGTTGATTGTGAGATCTGTCTTGCCCTTTCTGCGCAGCGCAGCGTTAGGCTTCACGATGACGATGAAATGGTCAGCATCGAAGGTTGAAAGCTGGCTCACAAGGAATTTCTGGCGGTCTGAGACAGAGGCGTAATTCATACTGCACCTATCACTTGCATCAACCCAGTGTTGCTATTTATCTTTATTTCATAATTCAGATTCTTCCATCCAGTGCGCGCATACAATCCATCGAAATAATCATTCACGAATAATGATTTACTTGGCTTGAAGCAACCTGTATCAACAGATTTGAGAAAACCCGATTTTTTCAATTTCAAAATAATGTTATTGACGGTATGAGTAGCTACGCCAGCCTCATTAGAAATATGTTTTTTATGATAGAAATTGATATTTATCAGACCATCGGAATCGAGAAACTTCATCAGTTCCCTGAAAACCTTTTCTGTGCTGGGAGAAAACCCATTATGTGCTGCTATCAAATGAAAAAGAGTATCTGCTTTAGTGTTCATTGTTAAATTAATGTTTATTTCAAATATAGTAACATTTGAAACCAACAAATCAACAGACAAAAGAAAATATTTGTTAAAAACAATCCTCAAATTTGAGGATTAGCAATACCTAAAATAAATACCTATGAACTACATTGCTACGCAGATCAAAAAGGCAAACCATCATTTTTCTCTACCTTTTCCTGATTCTTTTCGTAGTATCTATACGACTCAATGCACTCTTTTTTTACCTTCCCATCTTTACCAATCATTTCTGAATTCAGATCATCGCAAAATCTTCCGTCCTTTTCCTTAACGTTTATGCCTGTTTTACTGAACGCTCTAGCATTGATTCTGAACAGAATGACTCCTTTTTTGTTGCCATTGATTGTGTCTACCAAATTGAGCATTCTAAGGATGTTCACAGAGCGTGTACGTGTCCTTGATTGCTTAATTCCAAGCTCCTTATCTAACTCAGCATAAGTAACTGTACATTCATTATTTCTATCCATCATCTCGCAAGCCATGTCCAAAATATCTCTGGCGTAGCTATCAGATCTATTAACTGCAGACAGCAGCGGACGAGCCTTTAGGTTAGTCTGATAAAAAGACTGCACCACATCTTTGACAGATATCACGCTCTTAAAGGGGTTATTCATTTCAATCACCTAATCTTCTTTTTAAAATTTATTTACTAAAACTTCGATTAGGAAATTTCTATTTTTCGCGTCATACTCTTCTGAAATGAGCATCCTTCTTCTTAAAATATTGAGCGCAACCCTAACTGTTTCCTTCGACTTCCCTAGGGAGGCGCTGCAAAAATAGCCAACTGTCCCCACCCTTGGCACACTAAGTTCCTTCAACAGCCTCCCTCTCCGTGAGCGTTACGCGCGTGCAGAAGACCTTCTCCGAACTCGAATATACCGGCAAGAAAAAGCAGACTCGCCGAGATCGCTTCCTGGCTGACCTTGAACAGTTGGTGCCCTGGGCCCTGCTGGAGGCGCAAGTGGCGCCGTTTTATAGCAACACCGCAGGCAAGCGCGGACGCCCTGCGATAGGGGTGTCGCGCATGTTGCGCATGTACGTCGTGCAGCAGTGTTTCGGTTTCTCCGATGAAGGTTGCGAAGATGCCGTCTACGACAGCCAGGCCATCCGCGGTTTTATGGGTATCGACCTGGGTCGCGAGTCTGCACCGGATGCCACCACCTTGCTGCGTTTTCGCCGCTTGCTGGAAGTCCATCAGCTAACCCGGCTGCTGTTTGAAACGATTAACCAGCATCTGGCCAGCCGGGGGCTGCTGCTCAAGGAAGGCACTATCGTCGACGCTACTCTGATCGCCGCGCCGCCCTCGGTCAAGAACCGAGAAGGCAAGCGTGATCCTGAGATGCATCAGGCCAGGAAAGGCAATCAATGGCACTTTGGGATGAAGGCCCACATTGGTGTAGACGCCACGTCGGGGCTGGTGCACAGCGTAGTAGGGACGGCCGCTAACGTGGCGGATGTCACCCAGGTTGGCCAGTTGCTTCACGGTGACGAAACCTATGTTTCGGGTGACGCTGGATACACCGGTGCGGCCAAGCGACCGGAGCATGCTGAACGGGACGTTATCTGGTCGATTGCAGAACGGCCAAGCAGTTACAAGCAGCACGGCGAAGGCAGCGTGCTGTATCGGGTCAAGCGCAAAATTGAATATGCCAAGGCGCAACTGCGTGCCAAGGTCGAGCACCCCTTCCAGGTAATCAAGGTGCGCTTCAATCATCGCAAGGTTCGCTACCGTGGGCTGGAAAAGAATACAGCGCAGTTGTTCAGTTTGTTTGGGTTGGCCAATCTGATGCTGGCCAAGCGGTATTTACAACAGACGGCAGGATAAATCCGTCTGAAAGGCGGGACTGGCCCGCCTTTCAGCAAAATGAGGGCAGAAATCTGCTCGAGAAACGTAAAATAAGGCCGGCAGGTTGAAAAAAACCGGCTTGGAAATGGGGACGGTGCGAACGGGTTAATTGTTCAGCGTCTCCCTAGGGAGGCGCTGCAAAAATAGCCAACTGTCCCCACCCTTGGCACACTAAGTTCCTTCAACAGCCTCCCTCTCCGTGAGCGTTACGCGCGTGCAGAAGACCTTCTCCGAACTCGAATATACCGGCAAGAAAAAGCAGACTCGCCGAGATCGCTTCCTGGCTGACCTTGAACAGTTGGTGCCCTGGGCCCTGCTGGAGGCGCAAGTGGCGCCGTTTTATAGCAACACCGCAGGCAAGCGCGGACGCCCTGCGATAGGGGTGTCGCGCATGTTGCGCATGTACGTCGTGCAGCAGTGTTTCGGTTTCTCCGATGAAGGTTGCGAAGATGCCGTCTACGACAGCCAGGCCATCCGCGGTTTTATGGGTATCGACCTGGGTCGCGAGTCTGCACCGGATGCCACCACCTTGCTGCGTTTTCGCCGCTTGCTGGAAGTCCATCAGCTAACCCGGCTGCTGTTTGAAACGATTAACCAGCATCTGGCCAGCCGGGGGCTGCTGCTCAAGGAAGGCACTATCGTCGACGCTACTCTGATCGCCGCGCCGCCCTCGGTCAAGAACCGAGAAGGCAAGCGTGATCCTGAGATGCATCAGGCCAGGAAAGGCAATCAATGGCACTTTGGGATGAAGGCCCACATTGGTGTAGACGCCACGTCGGGGCTGGTGCACAGCGTAGTAGGGACGGCCGCTAACGTGGCGGATGTCACCCAGGTTGGCCAGTTGCTTCACGGTGACGAAACCTATGTTTCGGGTGACGCTGGATACACCGGTGCGGCCAAGCGACCGGAGCATGCTGAACGGGACGTTATCTGGTCGATTGCAGAACGGCCAAGCAGTTACAAGCAGCACGGCGAAGGCAGCGTGCTGTATCGGGTCAAGCGCAAAATTGAATATGCCAAGGCGCAACTGCGTGCCAAGGTCGAGCACCCCTTCCAGGTAATCAAGGTGCGCTTCAATCATCGCAAGGTTCGCTACCGTGGGCTGGAAAAGAATACAGCGCAGTTGTTCAGTTTGTTTGGGTTGGCCAATCTGATGCTGGCCAAGCGGTATTTACAACAGACGGCAGGATAAATCCGTCTGAAAGGCGGGACTGGCCCGCCTTTCAGCAAAATGAGGGCAGAAATCTGCTCGAGAAACGTAAAATAAGGCCGGCAGGTTGAAAAAAACCGGCTTGGAAATGGGGACGGTGCGAACGGGTTAATTGTTCAGCGTCTCCCTAGGTAAGCAGCCATTGATTCATAGTTTTGATAAGTGACTTGATGCTTACCATAAAACTCGTCTGACTCAATCATCAGAAACATCAGCAACACATAAGCATTGGTGCTCTCATGCGCTAATTCAGCTAGTTTCTTTTTAGTATTTGGATTGTGACTGATAAACGTAAATGCCATATAATTACTCCGTTTTATTTCTTGTTTTATCAATATATCATATTGATAACAGAAATTTCGGCGTTAGGCGGAATTTAATCGATTATTATTATAATGCACGAATTGAAATATTAACCACTTACGGATTTCAATGAAGGTGCATCTCGCAAAATACCTTGATCACGGAAATATTGAGACCAATCCAAATCGATTTTACCCATATTTGATGACGTACAAAGTACACTGTGGTGTACTTCTTAAAAACGCCAACACAGAAATCTCTGGAAAAAAAGCCTGAAAAAGTACACCACAGGGTACTTTATAAATTGAGTATTTTTGGTTATAAAGTACAGTACAGTGTACTTTATCAACTCTACAGCCCTTTAAAATTAAGGGGTGAATTTCCAACGTGTGTGCGCGCGTGTTTTTTAGATTTAAAAGCCAACAGCAAAAACCAATCCCGAACCTAACCAATCCTGCCGACCACCAAAATTTTATAATGGGAACGGGATATTGGGAACTAAAAAAAGGGAACTGGAAAGCAATGCGTGATGAAAATTAATCTTGCATTAAGAAATCAATTAGTTATTTCTTGAGAAAGTCAGAAGCTTAAAACAAGAACGCTTGCTACGCAGGAAGGTAAAGACCAATCGCTTCGCGGAAATGGATTTTTCCTTAATGCTTCTACACTTACCCTTTTGCTTTCCCTTCGTAATGATTCGACTATGAAAAATAAAAAGCGGATTTAAAGCATTTGTAGTTCTTTAGAATGAAGATTTATACAATTATCAAATCGCACGAATTTGAGCCATTCAGAGCAATCTTTGATAAATCACACATCGAAAGGCTCGAAACTGTTAATTTGTGAGTAAATGGCACCTTTTAGAAGCCACACCCAATTCTCAAACCACAAATCCTTTGCCAAATATCTAAGAATAGGTTTACAGCGAAGCTCGCACGCATCGAGAAAACGAACCACGCCAGATCCTTTCAAGGAGATTCCCCGCTCTCACATGAGGAAGTGGTAGTTCAGTACCATGCAGTTGGCACAGGCGCTCTGAACTACGTTTGGCGTGTGATTAACTTCAATTCAGAATTTCGACCCGGTAAGCCGAGCTTTCAATCACCCAACCATCGCCAGTACGCACGATTGGCGAACCCGCCACGATCCGTCGAATATCACCTTCGGCATTTTCGTACACCACGAAAGCCCCGGCATTCTCTCCGTCGTTGTTTGGTGTGATTTCCACCCACTCGCCGCTCTGCGTTTCAAGCTTCATGAAGAGATGGAAACCCGGCTCAGGGGTGAAGATGCTGCACCTTCTTAGGTTCTGAACATCGACATTCGCGAGTCGTGTGACCCGCACATCAGGCTTCGCTTGCTTACCCAGAGTTTCAACCATCGCGGCTAGAGCTTCCATCGCTTGGGATTCAAGGGCATCGAGTTCTTCATCAGTCAATTCTTGCGGATTCATGCGTATCGATCCTACGTAGAGATGCCTCTGTGAAGCGTTTTGAGCGATTTTCAGCCCCCACCCTACCGGATTTGTCACGGGCATGCCGAAGCGCCTTACAACGTCTTAAATTCGCTCCGATATGAAGTGGACCTACCTGTGAGCTTGGCTTCGACAGGACAGATCAATGATCCCCAGCAGTTGGTCAAATTCTGCGCAAAAAAAAGCCCCAATCCGAAGATCAGGGCTATTTTATTTTGGTACAAAGCGTTGGTACAAAACGCTTTTTCCAAACCTCTGCAAGTGCTTGATTTACAAAGGCTTTAAACGTATGGCGGAGAGATAGGGATTCGAACCCTAGGTACCGGTGAAGGTACAACGGATTTCGAATCCGTTTTCGCCCCTAATCTTCACAAACCAAAAACCATCACACCCCAGCAAAACAGGGGTTTTTAGCGCCACATGACACAACAGGATTCCACATCATTCGGGGGATCCATTCCCCCAAAATTCCCCCACGATCAAATCACACGTTGCGGATGCCGAACTGGGACACCTTGACCGCTGAGTTCTGCGCCACACCGGCAGCCAGGTACAGGCCCATGCGCGAGGTGATCACGGTTTCAGTCATGTCTATCGTGCCGCGCTGCGTTTCCAGCTCCCCGGAGAAACTGGCGGGAAGCGTAAACGGCTCCTGATACTTGTCCATTGATCGATAGTAGATCGTGGTGGACGTGCCGCTGACAGGCTTGGTGAATGTCAGCTCGGCTTCCCAGCCAAGTATGCCGCGTGAAGATCCGGCGATTTCAACGGCACACACCATTTCAATAACGTCGCCGGCTGCCAGGTTTGTCGTGGTGACGTTGGCGGTGGGCTGTACATAAATGTAACCGCCCGCCGCCGCAAGGGTCCCTCCCAGCTCAATGCACTGCGCCTCGCCATAGGCGACGGCTCCTTGTACCAGCGAGTCGTGATGCCGGTCAGGCCAGAGCCCACTGCCTTGTAGCTGTCCGCCAGAACAGAACCGGCCACGGCGTTCACACCAGCTGGGAGCGTACCGCCAGTGCCCGCCAGCAGCGGGTTGGCATTGAGGCAGCCGAACGGGCGAATGGCCGAGTAAATGTCGCCAGCGTCAGTTGGCAGCGGGATGCCGGGGAATTCGAAGTTGGCGGTGATGATCGGCACCACCCGCGAACTGATGAAGTCGGCACCCAGAATATTAGGGTGCAGGCCTTCCACGGTCATTGCCTCGGTAAAGCCGTCCCAGATGTTCACGATCGGCACGAACTGGCTGACGTAGCTCAATACCCAGTCTTTGTACGCAATGGCATCGGCCAGAACCTGACCAGTCAGCGCCTTGCTGCCGAATCGCGGAGTTCCGGTGCCGACGATCAGGTACTTGCCCGGAGTGTTCAGGAACGCGGTGACGATCTTCATCACGTTGGCTTTTGTGTCGGCCAGGCTCATACCTGCCGTGGTGCTGTCGTTGGTGCGGGACAGCAGCATCCACAGATCGGCAGTGGACGAGGCAATGCAGGCCGGCAGACGCGCCAGGAACTGACCGGTGTGGTCGCCGACCTTACCTTGGTTGTCGACGTAGCTCGGGAACAGGCCGGTACGCGCCGCGATCCAGGCCGCGTAGCCGTAGACCTCGGTTCCATACACGGTCGCGCCGATGGTGTGGCAGTTGCCCGAGAAGCTATCGCCCAATAGCCCGAGCCCACGCCGGATCGGCTGGCGGCGCGGAGCCTGATTGACCAGAAGGCTCATCGCGTCACCTCAAAGTAAGCACCGGCAGTCGGGGTGATTCGGGTCTCGGAGTTACCTAATTGCAGAAGGTAGCCGCCGTCGCTGGTAAAGGTGTCAGTCACCACCCAGCTACCGCCCGCCTTTTTCTCGACTGTCACGCTGCCGCCGTTCGCCTTGACGATCAGCATCGTCTGGCCCATGTATTTCTGAATCAGCTGGGTCGTCGCCATTTTATTGTTCCGTTACTCAGGGGTAATCAGGGAGTTGTAGGAGCGCTCACAGGCAAGACCAGCTATTCGGGCTGAGTCAGCATATTTAGCGAGTTCTCCCGCTCGCGCGTCAGACCTGCTGAGCAGCTCGGAGAGCACCATGGCGGCGCGGTTGGCTGCTTTGCCTCGCTGGGCAGCGCCGGTATCGACGGGGGCGCAACTGGAGGCGGCTGCCAGCTTTCCGGCCTCGACGCGCAGCCGGTCGCCAGCAGCGTCAGCGACAGCAGCATCAGTAAGCGCAGCGGTCTGTTCTTGTCTTGCATCGTTTGCCACCTGGTTGGCCGCTTTCTGGCGGCGTTGTTCTTCGGTTCGGTACTCGGTAGTTGTGGTGGCCACCGCTTCGGATTGGGCGCTGACTTCCTTGGCCCACTTCGCCTTCCAGGCCAGATCGGTGACGGTCACACCGTGCCGGTATGCCCCGTACAACGCACCGCCCAGCGCCAGCAGGATCAGAAGCAGGCCGACTGCCTTCCACGGCAGGACCTTCACGCCAGCACCTCAAGCGCCCGCGCATAAAGCGCCTGCCGATCAGCCAGACCGTTCGTGCCGCCGTTGATACGTTTGGTGATGGTCACGAACTCGCGCTTGTCGGCCAGTGTGTTGAGCGCGGCCCGGTGCCAGAACCACGCCGCCGACATTGCGGCGTGCTGCGCCAGCTCGAGCAATTCGGGATGGTTGATCAGATCCAGGCCCAGCGCTTCGGCGCACTCGGCATAGTTTGCCCGACCGGTGATCTGGATCAGGCCGCGCCCACGGTACTTGGAGCCATCGCCAGGCACGGTATTGCCCAGGTCTTTGCGCCCCTCGTATCCCAGTTGTTGCGGAGTCGGCCCCCAAATCTCGCGGACGTAGCGCAGCTGGCCGGACTCGTGACCGACCTGGGCGATGAATGCCGCGATGCGCAACGGCGTCACGATCTGGTACCTGCTCATAGCCGTATTCAGGACAGGTGCAAAAACGCCGGCTTTCTGGCCGGCGTTAGGGAGGATCTGCAGTAGCTGCTGCGTGGTGATCGGCATGTGGTTTCTCCAGGCAAAAAAATACCCGCTTGATAGCGGGGTTCTGTGTGTCAGGTTGCTCAGACTTTTGCTTCAAGCGCTGCAAGCCGCGCTTCGAAACCTGATGCAATGAAGGTAAGTAAGCCATCAGACCGGAACGAGTATCGGTCGCCCTTCTCAATAAGTACCTCAGTCCACGCCTCAGACTTCAAGTCACCTTTTTCGTAAGTCGTCTCACCTGACTCGGCGTCAAAAACGGGCGTCTGCTCGTACTGTGCAGGGTGCTCCCTGGTCTCTTGCTCCCATTCGTTATGGCAGATGAACGAGTAATTCATTGGCTCAAGGCCATGCGACCGCATTACCTCAATGGCTCGCTGTACCGTCATACCGCAATGCTGACGGGCGTCCGCGCCCTTTTCCTCTACAGCGCTGAGGAACTGGTAAAAGCCGATTTCCTTGGCCAGATCCTTTGCCGCTGCGATCTCGCTTTCGGACATCCCTCGAACAGGTGTTTTCTCGCGAGCGTCTGAAGTGCTGATAGCGCCGGAAGACAAGAATGCAGTGGTGTATCGAAGAGACGCGCTACCTACCGAGTAAGCCGCATCTTGACCGGGTTGGGTTACGCCGCCTGCGCCGATAAATAAACGCCGCGTCCCGCCAGTCCAAAACTCAATTGCCCCTCCTGCCTCATTGCGTAAAGCCGCAAGTCCCGTAGAATCTAAGTACGTAATAAAACTTCCTGATACTTGCGTATTAATTAAATCAGTTCTCGCCCAACTGTTTACTAATGGTGCGCCACGAATTATTAGAGACGAACCGAATTGTGATCCGTTAGAAGAAGTCGGACTAATAGTTATCGGCGAAGTTAAATTAGCTAGGTTATCAATTTTAGAAACTGACAAACTAGTCGCGGTTATGTTTGTAATTGTAGCAAGCGGAGCAGTAATAGAAGTGCTAACTGTAGCAACTGGGACGGATAACGAAGTAGGTACGGACAAAGCCCCGCTATAGGTCAGTGTCATCGCTGGGCCTTGCTGAGTATTATCCCCGTTTACAGAACTCCAAGTAAAACCACCTGAACCGTTGCCCCTATTGCAAATAAAATTCATCGCGCCTGAGATTGAAGTGCCGCCTGTGTTCCAGCCAATGTAACCGCCTTGCAGGTTGTAACCGCCCACAGAAGCAGCGAACCCTGCGCCGCCGAACTTCGGGTACATGGTGCCTGCCATAAAACCAAGGCTGGAGACAGCATTGTCGGCGCTATTTGCGCCCGTCCCGCCCTTCGCCACCGGCAATATGTCGTAGTTGCCAGTCGTTCCCAGCGCTGCGAGCTTGTCGCCATATTGCAATACAAGAGCGCGCAGCCGGTCCGCGGATTCCTTGACGTAGCCCTGGAGTGGCGCGATAGCGTAACCGCCAGCGCCGCTGGTTGCGCCCTGATAGTTTGGCGAGATCGAAATGGCCGTGTCGCTGGCAACATTCGTTACTTCATACCACCCGCCGTCTGGCCCCCGGAAACCATCGCCAACCCGAATGTTTGCGATGAAAGCAGTATTGGTGCCGATAACGGCGTTCGAATTTTGGGTAACGGAAACCGTCCCAGCTTTATGCCAAGGCATTTAAAACTCCTAATTTAAAACGCCTTGATTCAGGCGGTTAGTTTTGCGCAGAGAAACGGACGGTGACCTTGATCTGTCCATGCCGTAGTTGCGAGGCTATAAAGCATAATTTTAGAGTTCGCATAATCCACTGCTATTCCACAACTACCGCCATTTGCGCCATTGTGGCAATGCATAGCAAAAGAGTTTATGGATATAAACTCACCGCTCCCCAGAAGCTTGTCGATGCTCCACTTATAACGCCGCCCAACGCTAAGCTGTTCGCTACCTACGTACGTCCAATTGCCAGCTGCAAACGTAACGACAACTGGCGGTGCCCCGCTGTCATATACGAGCTCGCTTCCCGGGCCCCATATTCGCGCACCAAACAATGCCGTACCCATTGATGCCCATGCAGCAATGAAGTATTGGCCGCTCAGCGTGCTCTGGACGTTTGAAGCCTTCATTGAGAAGCCTGTCCAGTTCCCCGGCCCGCCCGCGAACCAAACCGATATCGGTACCTGAACGATGCCGTTTTGATCAGGCCTGATGAACACCAGCGGCGGATCAGCGCTTGTTACCGCGCGCGGAAAAGTTACGCTGGCGTCTGTAGTGCCGGAATAGCTACCCTTCGTGAGCACGCAAAGCCGAGGTGTTTCCGAATCAATCTGAACGAAAGAGCTGTCATTTATGCTGATAACACCAAAGCTCATGTTTTGAACCTCACCGCGAAGCCTTTCGCGACAATGCGCGTCTGGTTGGTGTTGCCGAGATTGGCTGACGGGTTGGCTGACCTAAGAACTACCTGGCCAGCCGATGTGGTCACGTAGGGGTAGGACTTAATGTTTCCGAGGGTATCGCCTTCAGCTGACTGAATGTCCTGCGCCCTTGTGGGGATGACCATGAAGACGCAGTTCGCCGGATCAAAGCCAGGGATGCTTAGCGTGATTACCTTTGCCGTTGATCCGGAGGTATCACTGAAATCAATAGCCCCCTGCCAAATCACCTGATAAGTGAACGTGGTCGTATCCCTAACCAAGTTCCCGTTTTCGTCCCAATCTCTGGATCCGTAACTCATACAGCCAGGTTCCCCCACTGGTAGCGCTTCACGCCGTTTTGGTCAAAGACCTTGCCCCCGGCGTTGTTTATGGTTTGTCGGCCGCCGTCACCAGTTGCACTATTGAACTCGAATTCTCCCGTCAAGAAATTGATCTTTAGTCCTTGCTGGCCTGCGATGTAATTGCTGGACTGAAGGCTCTGCGTAAGCTGGGCAACACCAATGGATGCATTCCCAATAATGGCCGAATCAATAATTACCTTCCCTCCCTGAACAACGAACGGAAAAATTAGGGTACCGCTCGACTCATCAAGAATTGCGAAGCGCTGGGCATACGCCAGAATTTGCGACTCCTGCTGCTGTCCTTCAACGCCGATAGCGAGGCCAGCCATAACCGTTCTTCCGCCCACGGTAGTGGACGTTTTTATGGTTGTGAGCGCGGATACCTTTCCGTTCAGCCCAGATACGGCAGTGCTTGCTGTTTGAGCTTGAGCAGATGCGCCGTTTGCCGTCGACTGAATCCCATCTACTCGCGTGGTCAGCGCGCCGTCTGCGTTAGCCCTAGCGGTAGCCTCGGACTGAATGGCCGCCTGGTTCGTGCCTACAGACGCTGTAAGCGTAGATATCTGCTGAGCCGTCGTCTCTCTATCCGTGGCGGTAGTCGTTTCAACTGTAGTAATCCTTGCTTCGTTGGTGCCTACCCGCGCCTGAAGAGTCGTCGTGCGCTGCGCCTGAGCAAAGTCCTCTTCGGCCCTGACCTTCACTTCCTGTGCTGCGCTGGCCGCGCTATCCCAGCCACGAATTGCGTCGAGCAGATCACCCTCCCCGCTGTCAGCGCGGTATTGAGCCTGCACCGCCTGGAGCTGGCTGGCGGTAACGCTGGTCTTGCCGTCCACCGTCTCGATATCGGCGGTGTTCTTCGTAATCTGCGCCACCGCGGCGTTGGCTGCCCGGATCGATTGCCCAGAGTTCACCCAGTACGCCGGGTTCGGCGGACCGTTGGACCCGTCGGCCTTCGCGGGCACTGCCGCAATGGCCGTCCAAAGGTTGTCACCCACGCGCACAGTGTTGTCGCGCATGTAGGCATCGGTGGGCACGTAGACCAGAGCGTCGGTGATTTCTCCGATCTCGGCCTTCAGTTCTCCAAGGCGCTCATTGACTGATCCAGGTCCGTCGCCACTGATCAGCTCAATCTCTGAAAGCAGGTTCTGCGCAAGCTCGGTCTTGCCGATCTTCCCACCGAGGGCAGCCAGATAAGCCGAAACATCGTTTGAAGTCGCCGCGGGCACATAAAGGAAGGCGCTCTTCCCGTATGCGTTGGTCGAGCGGATGAAGTAGTAATAGTTTGTGTAAAACGCCAAATCGTTGTGAGTGAACGACAGGCCCTGCCCCAGGTACTGCGCCGTGCCCGATGTTGAATTTGGGTTGGTGCTGAAAAAGTACTCGTAGGTCCCTCCATTCAAGCCGTGGTTCGGGTTCTGCGGGATCAGCACAATGCTGTCAATCGAGGACTGCACGACGCAGGATTCAGGTATAGGCGGCCCCTGAATGCTCACCGATATAGAGGACTCTCCGGAACGAGCCATAGGCCCCAGAGCAGCCACACTCATTGTGTATGTGCCCGACGCCAATCCGTTGATGGCAAGCGTGTTGGCCGTCGCGGGCACCGAGCGTGACTGCGCGACACCGCCTCCTTGGCGGACCGTTACCACATACGAGGTGACGATACCCTGCGGTGGAACCCAAGACAGCACGCCCTGCACCACCTCGGCAGCATCGCCAGCTGCCCACGCAAGCCCGGTGGGCGACCCAAGTCCGCCGCTTGGCAGGCTGATGAATCCCAGCGGGTTGTAAGGCTGGCCCACGGCGTCATCGAAGATTGCCGCCTCGTATTGCTTGACCTGAACCGTGCAGCCTTCGTTGTCACCCATCGACCAATCAGAGACGATGAACTCGCCAAGGATGTTCAGTGATGGCAGGTTCACGCGCACGACGCGGCCAGGCCGGCAGTTGTAGCCCGAGAAGTTCATCGGCAGGCTGATTGCCCCGCCAGCCCGGCGCTGGCGCAAGGAGATGTTCGCTAGGCGCTGCGGCTGATAAGCGTCGGTCACATACGAGAACGTCATCGTCTCTGCAGCTTCGCCACCGTCCTCAAGGATCCATTCAGAAACGCTGACCTCTGGGTAATCCGTCTCGGTCCACGACTGCTCAGGATCAATGAACGTGCCGCGCACCGTGTTGATTGCGGAATCGTTGGTCGACTCGGTGCTGCCGGATACAGTGCCGATGATCATGTCTTCGGTGATTTCGAAGTCATACGGGCCGTAGTAGGCCCCGGCCTGGAGCATCCAGCGGCCGCCGACGCGGATCAGCTTGCCCGCGCATGACGCTTCCAGCTTCTGCAGCACGCCCGGGCGCTGCTCGTCAGCACCAATCACGCAGGAGGTACGGTAGCGCTGGCTGACAGAACCGTCGGCATTGGTCAGCGTTTCATCGCAGACGTTTGCTGCACTGGCGAATGTCTCGAAAATGATCTCGTCGTCCGGCACGTTGCAGCGGTTACGCAGAAACCAGAGGATGTGCAGTGCGGTATTGGCGGTGTAGATGTTGTTGCCGGTGCGCGGGTCGTAAATGTCATTCCGGCCACGGACCACAAAGCGGGTGTCAGGGATGCCAGAAGGGAACTTCTCGGCGCTGTACTTCAGGGTTATGCGCACGAACGACAGGCCACGCCCGATCTGGCTGTCCTTCCAATCTGGGCAGTTGGCCTTGAGGAATGCGTTCACCTCTGTCGGATTGACGATCAGCTCATAGCTGGCGAACTCACCGAACGAGCCGATTTCTTCCTCTCCCAAGTAAATATTCTCCAAGCCATCGATCGCGCCTTCACACAGCACGTAGACAAGGTGCAGCAGCTCGCCCTCGGTTGCGGTCCCGGATTGCTCCTGAGCCCAGACCAGCACGCCACCAGTGGAAACACGGCCAAGGATGAAACGGACTGGGGCTTTCGATGAGCGCACGGTCTGTGCGGAGGGCTCGTTGTCGCGGAGTGGGGATTTGGTGTTGAGCTTTTCCTGTTGCTCAGATGCATAAAAAGCGAGTGCTGCACCAGCAACAGCGCCCCATGGGCCGCCTTGAGCGAAGCCAACGACAGCACCGACGGCGACCTGAGCAATTTTCTTTACGCCACTTGGCATTACTCAACCCTCCACACCGCAAGCGGCTCGCACACAACGCGAGCAACGCCGTCATCGGTCGTCGCCCAATAATCACCGGCCCAGTACACAGCCATGCTTCGACCTGTCGGCGCTTCGTACATCACGACATCGCCGCGCTGGATGAACGGAACAGCTACCCTTACAAAGCACGCATCCCATGCAGCTTCCAGGCTGCCGTGACGCTTCTTCAGCGCACGTTTGGCACCAGCCTCGGTTTTGTAGGTGCCCCGGTATTGCTCTGCGGGATCCACACCGCACACGGCGCTCGAGCAGTCGGCGGCGAACAGACAACAGTCAAATTCGCCCCACAAAAAAGGCCGCCCTTGGGCAGCCTTGATTACTTCGTGCAGACGTGTGGTCCAGTCTCGATTGCGCATATCTAACTTCCGTAGGTGAAGGTCGGCGCATCCTTGGCAGACCCCCAGTAGATGGGCCATTCGGACATTTGCGCGATTGCGTAGAAGAATCGGTCGCCCTGGTGCCGGGCGCGGTGGTTTTCGTCCGTCCAGCGCTCAGTGCCGGTGCGGCTCCATTCGGCCATGCGGTCTATGACCGGTACGGTAATGGTGTTGCCGTCCTGGCCATTGCCTGCGAACGAGAACTTGGCGGCGTCCATCCGCCCGGAAAACAGGATGTCTGCGGCGTAATTTCCAGCCTCGTCGAACACCACGAAGATGACCTTAGCCATTCGGCCCCGGCAGCCGCGCACGTTGGTTTCGGACAGGATGTAGGAGTCCAGCCCGCTCAACGTCAGGTCCACCGACATGGGCGAACCCGAGTTGTCGCTCTCCTGCGACTGGCTGACCTGGCCAAAATTGCCCACGCCTTCATAGGTGATGCCGTCGACAACCAGCTCACCGGTTCCCGTGTGGGCGAACACCATGCCGTCTGCGAAGTCCAGCTGCACGGCGTACACCGGCATGAATTTGCCAGTAGCGATTATGTCCACCACCTTCTGGCTGAAAGGGAAAGCTGAGGGCATCAGAATGCCTCCCTGAATTGATAGCTGCCGTTGGCGACCACTGGCCGGCGCGTCATCGACCATGTGTCAGAGGTCATGCGCATTTCCGAGTAGGGGTTCATGTATTCAACCGCCGCCCCTGCCGTGAGCGTTTTCCGGATGCGCTTGTTGAGCGGAACCGTGACCTGGCCTTGGGCGTTCGACGAAACCGGATCGGTGACCTCGAACATCTCGCCCGCGATGGTGATGTAGTCGCCCGCACTGAAGACTGGAGAACTGGCCGGCGCGCCAGCAATGATCATGCTGCGCGCCTGGGCGAAACCGCTGACCACGCTGAGCGCGCCGATACTCACTTTCCGATATCGAGTGAAGTCCGGCAGGTTGAACGTTCCGAACATGCCGTCCAGCCTGCCGAGGAACGATGAAAGCTCGCGCTCCTGAGCGCGCGTGAGCAGGCCGAAGGTCAGCGTGCACTGCCAGTACGCGCCGGGGTAGCCAACGATCTGCTGGGCATTCGAAAGCGAAGACGTGAACGCCCGGCTGTTGTTGACGATGCCCCAGCTCATTTCTGAAGGGCGCAGCGAAGCAGGCCACGTGAGAGCCATGCGTTACTCCTTATTGATTAGCGCCTGGCTGCGAGCTGGCGGATGGGTCCGTTTCGTTTGAAGTCGTTAAGCACCATGTCGTATGCCGCTTTCGCACCGTCGTAGGTGGATCGGGTCACATCCTCTTTCGTGGCTGCGTCGACATTTCCGCCCACAGTGATGTATTGGGTGATTGGCGGCACATTTGACGGCGACGAACCTGTGGACTGCGAAGATCCTTTTGCCGCGACTGCCGAGCTGCCGACATACCCGCCGTCGGCGTAACCCTTGGTATTGGCATTCATGCGTTCCAGGAACTCACGCGCGCCGGGCTGGCTGACTACTTCCTTTTTCACGACAAACTCGCCGCCGTGCACGACGCCTTTCGGCTGGAACTTGCCGCCGTCACCGGTATAGCCACCGTCGGAGAAGCCGTATTTGGAGCCGTACCCTGCCGCCGACGCGCCAAGCGCCGATGACGATGTGGCAGCAGCACCAGAACCAACACCCGACAGGGCGCTGAATGCCGTGCTGAGGAAACCCGCCGCCGCCTGCCGCACCTGGATGCGGATCAGATCCTCGATCACACCGTTGGCGAAGTCCTTGAAGGACAGCTTCCCGGTTTTCACGAAGTTCACGACCGCATCCTCCATGTTGCTGAAACCGTTGGTGAACAGCTGCTTGGTCTGCCCGGCCACGTCGCGCGACTGCTCGAGGTAGTTCTCAAGCGCCGAACTGGCACCCAGCGTCCAATCGGATTGGGCCCGATCTACATCCGTGTAGTACTGGCGCTGCATGGCCAGGCGGGTCTGCAATGCAGCGTTGAGCGCGTTCGTCTCGTTCTGGTAAAGCGACGTATCAGCTGAGGTTGGGTTCGTGATCTTGTTGTAGTCGCGACTGAGCTTGTCCAGGTCCTTTTGATACGACTGGCGTATCTTGAGGTCGTCTTGGAGGCGCTGCCGGGCCTGATCCCCGAGACCAGCGCCTGCCAGGTCGCTGTCCAGTCCATCTTTTGCAAGACCAAGCTGTGAGTCGAGGTTTTCCCGGAAAGCTTTGAGCTTCGACTCGTTTTCCAGTCGGGTGATGCTGAGCTGGTTCTCTTTTTCCAGGGCAGCGTTGCGGCGCAATTGAGCCGTGACCAAGTCCTGATTCGCCACCAATGACTTCTGGTCGGCGGTCAGGGTTTGCTTGCTCTTGATGTTGGCGAGCTGCTGCTCCCACTTGATGAGCTCGGTTGCCGCTGCTCCAAGCTTTTCAGTGTCACCCCTTTGGGCTTTGATGATCGCCGACTGCTCACCGAGAACGGCATACTGCTTCCGAGCATCGTCAAGAGCCTTCGTGCCGGCGCTTTCTGTGTACGCCTTGCCGGCCTCTCGGGTCGCTTTGGCCGCAGCCTTGTTTGCCGCCTCCTGTGATTTCAGCGCATTTGCCGTGGACAGAATGGCGACCTTGTCAGCCTCGGAAAGGTCTTTGTGCTCCGCGATATAGCGGTTGGCCTCCTTTACCGCATCGTTGTTGTCTTGGAGCTTACCGAGCTGCTTTTGAAGCTCGTCATTGTATTTCTTCCCTGCGCCAGTCATTACGTTGGTTGCGCCAGTGGACAGCGCAGCGGTGGTGGCGGCGTTTGCCGATTCCGTTTTGAGCGCTGCGATTCTGTCCTTCGCCTCTTTTGCCGAAGCCGATAAGCCGGAATAAGCGCCCGCCGATTTGACAAGGCTGTTTATCAGGCTTTCCGGTACCCCGGGCTCACTGCGCAGCTTCTCGAAAATCGGCGTCAAGCTCTCGCCCGCTTCTCTTGCTGAGGCGATCTGTGCCGAGTAGTCGCTGAATATCTTTGTGCCTGCAGCGCTTGATCTTGGTCCTACCAGACCGGCCTGCAAGCTTTTGTTGAGATTTTTAAATTCCTCGTTTGCTGCCTTGGCCGCCTCGGCCTGGGTTTCTCCCCACTTAACCAGCGCTGCCGCTTGCTGATCTTTGGTGAGTTGCTTGAATCGGGCAATAACATCATCAAGCGGCCCCTTCAGATTCTGTAGCCCCTCATTCACCTTGTCGCTGCTGCTGCGGAAATCCATGAAGGACACAGCGACAGCGCCAGCAACGAAGAGCAACCCGAGCGGGCCACCAAGCATGCCTAATAAGCCGGTGCCTGCCGCACTCAACGCTCCAAGCGCTCTGGACGTCAAGCTTGCCGCAGCTGCAGCGTTGTTGGATGCGACCGTTAACGCATTGACAACTGTAGTTTCTGCGGCGAAGGCTGTGCGAGCTTCTGTTCTGGCTTTATATGCTGCAACCATGGTTGCAGACGAAGATACCGTAGTGGCCGCCAAAGCTTTTTCCGCAGCATTCACTTGATTTGTCACTACTACATGCGTGCGGCTCAGCTCTGCCAGGCGATTGAGTGATGCAGCCCGGCCCTGATCAGAGATCTGAGCCTTCAGGCGCTGCACCTCTATCTCTCTTTCAGCGACTAGCGCTGCCTGAACTGATTTGGTTCTGTTTAGCTCGGAAGCCATCACCTCTCTATCCGCGGCAACCTGTCGCCGAGCTGATGCTACCTGTGCGTTTGCTCGGTCGACTGCGGCCTTGGCGTCCACCTGTTTTGACTTGGCGGCAGCGAGATCCTGGGTAGCCGTGGCCGCTGAAACAGTCAATGCCTTTTGATTGGCCACAGCTGCATAACCAGCCTGTGCGGCCTGCTGAGCAAACCCGCCAGCAACCCGTGCAAGAGCAACATAGAGACCGGTGGTGAGAACCTGCCCCAGCTCCTCGGAGTTGTCGGCGGCCAACTTGATTGCAGCCGGAAGCCCGCCGTCGATCGCACTCGAAAGTGACAGAATGCTCTTCGCCAGTGACGCGCTAGATCCTGTTGCCTGATCAAGCTGACCTATGAAAGAGGTAGTCGAGTTGCTCAGCGCTGTGAGGCTGTTGCCGATCGTGGCTGAAGTCCTCGCGAAAAGAGCATCCACAGCCCCTCGCTGCGCCTGTAAAGCCTTTACAACCGCATCAGCAGTTAGAAGGCCTGCCGCGCCGAGCGACCGAAGCTCGCCGACTGTCTTGCCCATACCGGCTGCGATAGCCTGAGCCAGCGCCGGGGCCTGCTCCATTACGCTGTTCAGCTCTTCGCCTCGCAGTACGCCAGACGCGAAGGCCTGGCCCAGCTGGATCAGGGCCGCGTTGGCAGATGCAGCTGACGCGCCAGAGATGGCCAAGGTCTTACTGATCGTTCCAACGACACCAGCTACGCCCTCGCCTGTTAGCTTCAATTCCTTCTGGTTCGTCGCGATGCGTTGATAGAGCTCTGCGGTTGCCGTGAGTGGCTGGTATGCGCTCTGGGCGATCGAGAAAACAGCCTTTTGCGCTGCGGCAAGCTCAGTGGCGTTGCTGGTAACCAGTTTCATGCGGTTTGTCAGCGTGCTGTAAGCCTCACTGGCGTCATACAGGGACTTTGTGGCGAACGCTGCCAGCAAAGGCCCTGCAAGCCCAGCCGCAGCCGAAGCTAAAGAACGAACGGTCCTGTCCAGGCCTTGTACCTGAGTGGCGGCTGAGCGCGAGCTTCGACCGGCGTCGTTGATAGCTCCACCTGCCCCCGACATGACAGGGCCTGTCCGGACGCCAGCACTATTCAGAGCCTCAAGCGAGCGACGAAGATCGTTCACTTTCTGCTCTGCACTGCGGCTATCTACCTCAATAGCGAGGCGTGAGGTGAGGGCCATGCTTTTCTCCGGGCGTAAAAAAACCCGCCGAAGCGGGCCGTTATGGGTCTTTACCTTAAGATATCTTTCCACCTTCAATTGTGGCGTAGACTTTCTGTCGGGCTTTCTTCATGCATTGATCGTAAAACCTATCTGCGTCTTCCTTTCCTGACTTTGTGTCCGCAACCGCTGCCTTTATCACTTTGTCCGCCTCTGATCCAGATAGAACAGCTCCCGCCTCACGGACAGCCTCTTCAGTATGTCCATCGCGAATTGCGCCGGACGCAGTGCTGTATAACCCGGCATGAGTATGGCAAAGCTCGGCCGCATTGAAAGCTAAAAGCGCGGCCGCTTCGTTTGTTGCCGCATCAGCAGATGCGATAGGCGAAACAAGGACTGCCTGCGACAGGGCGGTCATAACAATTAATTTTCGCATAGGTGCCTCTATCTAGTTGATAGGGGCAATCTACCATCATCGAGCGCAACGGCGAACGACCACTCAGAAGTTTATGAGGCTTTTTGCGACAGCTGCAGCGGCAGCCTTGATTGTGCTGAAGGACAGGTCCAACCCTTTCTCCTGGATGACGCCTACAGTCTTGTTCCAAAGGGTTTTCGACCTGATCTGGTCGAGGAACTCATGACCTTCCCATGTTAGGGAAAAAACGAAACATTCGCCAGGCTCGCTTGTGAATGCCACGCAGCGCGCATCAACCAAGCCAGCCTCTTTCAGCAGCCTCATCTGATATGCGACTAAAGCTGGATCGTGCCCAGGAATATCCTTGTCTGTTATCGTCTTGTTGTGGTCTTCGTTTTCCTCAACAGCAATCAGGATCAGCCTGATCAGGTCCCAATTTCGTTTCATAAGCTATCTACTCCTGATCGATGAAAATCGCTTGTAGGGCTGTATGAAAGCTCAGTACCCCACGCTCCGTCACTGATGATAGCCTTTTGCCGGGTAAAAGGAATTAATCCTGCCTATTTCGGCGATCAATTGGATGGAGAATATATGAGTAGCTTCGAAGGAGCCCTGATCACGCATCGCGGCGTCACTTTCGCCGTAGTGATCGTGAAACATCAGTACACATCGTCATCTACTGCCGCAGAGCCAGTCCGCGAATCGTTCCAGCCGCAATTTCCTGGAGTTCCCGTTGTTCTGGCGTCGCAAGACTCTCGCGGAACCTTCCGGTATCACGGTCGACAAGATCTGGCCAAGCTTCTTGCAGGGCTTCACCCGTCACAGATTCCGTGGAGGAAATATCACACGTAACAGCGATCAAGCAGTGATCATTGGGTTTGTTGGGCGACATAGTTATCTGATCTCCTAATCGGTCCTGTTATTGGTCGTCCTCATCCTCATCCCGCTCCATGAGCAGACTATCCAGCTCGAAGAGAACAAGGTCTATCTCCTCACGGGGGATCGGTGACGGATGCGATTCGATCCAGTCAGTGATCTCGCGTGCCGACAGCGGCATTGGGAAAACGCCGCTCATGCCTGAGATGTAGCGCCGCCCCCTGCATACGTTGCGGAAAGTGTTCAGCAGGTACGCCGTGATTGGATCTTGCGGGGGCTCGTCCGGCACATCCATGCCGAACTTACCAAATATCAGCTTGCGCTTTGCGGCTTCCGGCCCTGCCCACTCGCTTTCCCACTGGAAGCGGGCGACGGCTTTTCCAGCGTCTCCTTGCGCTCTTCCTGAACCTGCTTGGCGAAGGACTCGGCAGAGCGGATTACGAACAGGAAGAACTCAAGGTCGCTTTCGAGCATGGACACGCCAATCGCCTCGTCGTAAGGCAGCGCGTTGCCGTCATGATCCTGAGCGCCCTGCCAGTCTTTGACGATGTATTTCGCAAGAACCATGCAGTGGTTGCGCTTCTCGCTTACCTCGCCCTCCAGCACGCCCACGCTGCCTTCGGCGAACACAGCGTCATTGCGCCAGATTCGTCGCTGCATGCGCTCAATGGCTACCTGGTATTCAGGGCTATCGACTGGAGCGATGAGCACTTTGGTGTCTGCGTCAAAATCGAACCACTTCGCAGCGTTGTCGACCACTTCTTTGTTCTTCAGCTTGAGAGCCATGATGCAACCTCAACGCCACGCCATAAAAGGACCGCCCCGGCAGGCGTTATCACCGGAGCGGTCAAAAGGATTGAATCGGTTATGCAGTAACGGTGACAGTGGTCGAGCCGGTCTTGCTGCCGTCGGCTGTGCTGGTGGCCGTAACAACAGCGGTGCCAGCAGAAACGCCGGTGACCAGGCCTGAGCTGCTGACGGTCGCAACACCAGGTGTCGCGCTCGACCAGGTCACTGCCTGGTTGGCCGAAGCGGGTGTCACTGTCGCGCTCAGTTGTCGAGTTGCGCCTACCGCCACTGATGCTGTGCTTGGTGCGGTGGAAACGCCAGTTACTGCCGCAGCCGAAACGCGGGTAATGGTCGGGCTCTGCTTGGCCACGGTGTAATTCAGCTCGATCTGGATCAGGTCACGCTTACCGCCGTTGGGCAGCTCGCCGTCCACTTCTACAGCCGGGAAGCTGAACGTGTACTTGTTGCCCAGCGAGTCGGTGATGGGGAACTCGACCGCGATCGGCAGGCGGGTGAAGGTGTTCTTCCAGATCTGCCACGCGCGCTTGGACCATGCCAGCGTGATGCTGCCGGTGATGGCAGCTTCGGTGGCGATGTGGGCACCAGGCCCAAGTCGATCCGAACCCAAGCAGCGCTGGGTTTGCAGGCTGTTGTCCAGATTGATGGTCATGGCCGAGACGCAGGCCACGCCTTCCAGCGACTGACCATTCACCAGAATCGTGCCTACGTTGTTGTTCGACAGGAACGGCGTGGTGGTCGGCGCGTTCGGCGTCACGACAATCGGCGTCTCGCTGTCGGTGTAGTCCAGGCACGCCATGTTGAACGTGGCGGTGACTTTGCCTTCTTCCGGAATCTCCAGAGCGAAGGTGGACACGTGAGCGCCCTTGAACACGCCGTAGACGCCGATGTCGTTGTAACCCTTGGCGATGCTGAAGGTGTTGCGAGTATCGCCCACACGCAGCACGTCGTTCGTCCAGACGCCGTAGAAAGCAGCCTCCAGAAGCTGGTCGAACGAGCCGAACGAGAACTCGGCCGACAGATCGCCGCCGATATCGATGCTGGTGGCCACCGAGCCTTGGCTCAGTCGGGTGTCGGTGATCTCGTCACTGACTTCAGTGTTGACAGTCGGGGTCAGCGCGTTACCGGTCAGGCGCAGCGTATCCCAGGTGCCGGTGGGGGTAACGCCGGGCGTCACCTCCTTGATGATGTGGCTTACTACTTTGGCGCCTGACGACATGAGAGTCTCCTTTCGGCGGGCATAAAAAAACCCGCTCAAGGCGGGGTTGGCGATATTGCTTGACTGTTACTGTTTGGCGCGGAGGCTGTTCAGGCCAGCTTCTACCGCAGATATTCGGCAAGAAGGCGTATCGTCAGCACAGACTCGGCTTGAGTGCTCATGCTCGATCCTGACTTTTAAGCTCTCGATCGACTGGGCCAGCTCGGTGGTGCTGATCAGCTTGCTGATTTGATCCAGAGCCTTCGAGGCGTCAACTGTGCAGTCGATCTTCACCTCAGCCTTTTCCGCCTTATCGTCCGGAGTGCCGGTGTAGCCGCCTTCGCACATACAACCCAGGCCAGCGCCAACGCCAGCAAGCACTGTCTGACCTGCCGCGTTGGTGGTCGTCCGCACACCCCATACTGGGGAAAGCTTGCCAGCGTCGATGAACGCCTGGGTCAGGAAGACCTGATCGCCTTCAACGGCAAAAGGCAGGTCGGGCTTATCGAGTTTGCCCAGCACGATTCGGGGCACGCCATCATAGAGAAATGTGAGCGTGTCACCTTGCTTCTTGATCGAGTATTCAGGAAGTCTGGCCGCACTGGCGCGCGATTTTGCCTCGTCGGCAGTCTCAGGGCGCTGGTAGGTCAATGTGGTGCGGATATCAGCGAAGCCTGGATCGTATGACTCATCCTGAGTCGTGAGCTGCGCACTTTCACGATACTCGGCGGGGATCTTGAATATCTCTGCGCCGATGAAGGCGTAGTGTTCGATCGCGCTAGCGGGAAGATCGCTCGCCGCCCATTCGCCAGCTGTAACGGTAATCATCTGAGGCTGCTCAGGCAGGCTGCCGACAGAAATCTTGGCCGAGTTGATTTCAAATTCACCGGTTACTTTGTCAAGCTTCCAGCCAGATACGTTTGGCACGTAGTTATGACTTTGCATAATTCCTCTCAACCGGCGCGGAACCGGATATTCACGTTGATCTGATAGAAGCCTTCGTACTCGCCTGCGTCGACCTGGCTGGCCTCGATGCACTCAAGGTCGCCTTCAGTCCAGTAAGCAAAGTGCGCTTCCAGTGCGTCGGCCAGTTCATTCAGGCCGCGCATACCGGTGCGTAGCCGTGCGAAACACTGCACAACGATGATGCCGGGCTTGCGGGTGTAGGGCTGGTCGGCCATACCTGCCATGAAGGCGGTGGCGTGCTGTATGTTCAGGCGGCACCAGAGGCCGTCTGCAGGTGGTTTGAACACGCCCGAACTGTCCTGGTTCTGAGCGGGGTACTGAGCGTTCGGGTAAAAAATGCGCTCCTGCTCGATACCTGTGAACGCCACCATGCGCGCCGTGATGGCTTGGCGGATCTGCTCGTAGGTCATGATGCATACGCCGCTGCCACGCCAGCGAAGGCGAGCCCGAAGACGCCGGACGGTGCCTGCTTGGAGTGGCCATTCTCTAATTTTTCGGCGTAAACCAAATTATTCTGGATGTAGATGATCGAAAAAGGCTTGAGGCCAGCCAGAACCGAAGCACCCTTGCTGATCGTGGCTGCTCCGGTCGGGTCCAGAGTTTGGCTGTTTGAGAACACTGGCGAGCCAATCGTGACCGTTGTGTTTCCTCGAAACCTGCCGGTGTCTACCGGGGAGCGGCTGATAATCTCACCCAGGAGCGCCATTGCGATGATTCTCAACTGCTTGGTCATATCGCCTTCAATCTGGGCGATGAATGCTGTGGGGGGCGTGCTCCATCCGGCCATCAGATTTGCCTCAGTTGGATTTGATAGATGCAGTCGGCCGGGTCCTTCTGGACGTTGATCACGTCAAAACCGTTGATCTTGTGGCCTGCCTGCGGAACTCCGCCAATCACCTCATTCGTGAGGGCAATCAACTGCTGGTCGGTGGCCTTGATGCTTTCACCATCGATCAGGTCGATTCGGTAGTCGGCGAAAACCCCTCGCCCGCTGTACGCAACGACCACACCTGGAGTAGATGCCTCTGTGACCGGGTCAACTGTGCCGGGCAGCGTGATGCCACCGCTGAACGTCTTCACCGCATCTGCCAAGTCAGTGTCGAAGGCCTCGGCCATGTCAGCCTGGATTTCTTCTCGAATGCCCATGGCTCACCTGTAGACGTTGAAGCTGAATGCGCTGGATCGCCACGGGGCCAGCAGCGCCAGAGCGAACTGGAGGCCATCCGGAAGCGAGGTTGATTTACTGGTGTCGATTGATGCGAATGTCTTGCTGGTGGTAACCGGGCCAGCCTTGACGGTCTTTGCCTCAAGCGTGCCCTCGGTCTGTTGCTTGTACAGCTTGCCCTCGGCGGCCAACTTTGCCATCTCGATACCCGCCTGCTTGACCTCTTCAGGGATCGTTTCCATATCGACGCCTGCCAGGCTCAGAGACGTCATGTATGCATTGGCCTGCATGACCGCCCTGGCCTTCTGATCTACGGGGGCCCAGTTGGCACCCAGCGCGGCGTCAACGTCTGCCACGGTGATGTAGGTAGCCATCTGGCCTCCGAATTGAATGAGTGGGGCCGAAGCCCCGGTGATGCTTTTGTGTTACGCCCTGCTCAACTCGTCGACCTGCTTTTGCAGCGACTCTTTCGAGGCGTTGGCGCGGTAGGTGACCTTTGCAGCATCCAGCTTTGCCTTGAGCTCGGCAATTTCCTTTGCCTCTGCGTCCGCCTGACGCGCTTGCTCAGCCTGCGCCAACAGATCGTCGATTTGATGCTGTAGGGTGCGGGACTTCTCCACCTCGCTTTCCAGCTGGTCGCGCAGCCCCTGCACACAGTTATGAATGTTCGTCAGCAGACCGAACAGACGATTTGCGGTTTCGCCGCTTCCCGGCTTTACCAGCTCGCCATCGGCAAGCGAATCGACCAGGGCCTGCACGGCTGCCAGATCGTCGCCCCCGGCTGGGCGTTGATCGCCTGAGCCAGAGTCAGCGCCGTAAGCGCCGGCAGCTGTAAGCTCTGGCCGCACGGTGACCTCGGGCACATCCCTGGCCGCATCCTCGCGGCCAGCAGTTGCATTGGCGTCTACGATGCGCAGACCACGCTCCTTGGCCAGCGACTTCACGTCCTCCCTGTACTGGTGGAAGGGGCCGGACAGGTACCAGATGTTGCTCTTACTCATGCTGCCGTCCTCGACGGCCCTAGCGAATCGCCCAGGCCGCCTTCATGGGGGTTACTTGGAAGCGTCACCGATCAGGGCTACACCAGCGGTGTGCTTGATGCTGGTGGCTGTCTTGTCCCAGTTGGTGCCTGTCGCCAGCTCGGCGTCAGTTGGAGATTTACCGCCAGAAGTGGTATCCCAGGTGTAGCCCTTCAAGCCCAGACCAAACGTGTAATCGGTCTGCAGTGTGGTCTCGATGCGCTCCTTGCCGTTGGTGGTCTGGACGTTGCTAATGATGTCCCGGCCGTCGTGCACAAGCGCTGCGCCCTGCACCAGAGACAGTATGATTTCCTTGCTCGGAGTGCCAGCCTGCATCAGGGCGGGAGCATCGGTAACAACCGAAATTTTGCCGAGGATATCGACTACCCGAACATTGCCTGCCTGGAACAGCTGCTGCTGATTCGCCAGGTTCTGACCTACCAGCTTGTGATAGCTGGTTCCTTGCATGACCTGAGTTACCAGGTTCTGACTGGCGTCGCCGAACTTAGCGTGGGCATTGTTCAGTCCCACGTATGCAATACCAGTGGATGCGGATACGTCATAGACCGCGTCAGCCTGAGAGGTGATCGCAGCAACCAAGGCAGCAATAGCGGTGTTCAGCTGGTCCTTCAGCAGGATCTCGGCGAAGGCGCGGGAAGCGACCTCGATGCCTTGGGCGGTTGGACGCTCCAGCCAGGTCATTTGCGATGGCTCGTAACGGATCGGACCGAAGCCACCTGCGACTTTTACGGAGGTATTTTTCAGTTCGGTCAGGTCGGTTGCTGCTACCGCATTGTTTGCGGTGTAGCGATCAACGCGGCGCTGTGCTGCAGCCAGAGTCTGGAAGAACGACTCCTGCAGGAAGTCGCCTGTGAAACCGTCCGGAGACAGCACGATAGCGCCACGGCTTGCGGCGTTGAACGCAACGAGCATCTGATCCAGCGTCTCGATGGTCGCTGGCATGATGTATTCGTTGAAAACCTGCATTTGCGACAGGGACATGTTTGCTTTTCCTTATTTCAATGGGAGATCAGGGAACCGGCTGGCGATTGCAGCCGTTCGTTCCTCTTTGGTGCCGCCGATTTTTCCGCTTGCGGCCCCGCCGCCTTTACCTGCACCCCCGGCCCCGCCGCCAGATGCCTTGCTACCCGCGATCAGAGGACCAAACGCGGGGTCGTTCATGAATTCTGCTTTCAGCTCTTCCAGCGTGGTCGCGGAGAGCTTTCCCGCCTGATCAAGCACCACAACAGCGGGCTTGCCGTCGCGCTGCTCGACGCTCAGGCGGCGTTCGATGTGGGGCAGCAATGCCTTGGCGCTACCCGGAATCGCCAATGTCGTGGCGATATCGGTAGCGGTGCGCCCTACGGTCAGATCCCGGATCTGCCCGCTCAGCGTTCCGCGCTCCTGCTCCAACATGCCGTTCAGCTCAGCTTCACGACGGTTGTACTTTTCGGACCAGGACTTTTCGAGCTCTTCCACGTTGCCGGACTTTCGAGCAGCCTCTTCGCGATCAAGTCGCGCCTGCTCTTCCGCATCCTTGCGGGCCTTGTCGGCGGCCTTCTTCTCATCCAGAAGCTCCTGCACTTTGGATTTGAGGCCGGAAACATCCTCAGGCTGAGGCAGGCCCTCAATGCCGAGCACGAACTTGCCGTCCTTCTCGACGTACAGTGCTTTTACGGAGTCGTCGACGCCTTCCAGGCTGTCCAGTTGGAATTTCAAGGTCATTGCTGTCTCCCAGAGACTTGGTGCAGGCCCTGCCTGCGGACGTAAAAAAGCCCCGCACTGGGCGAGGCTTGGAATGTGCGCCACGTTTTCGTGTGGTCGCATTTCGTGGCGCGGATTAGTTGAGCCCTGCGCGCTCGAAGGCTGCAGGTTGTTTTGCTTTCAGTTGATCAAGGGTCAAGGTCCGCCCGTTGTCGTCGACGAATCGGTCTAAAGTCAGCTCGCCTTTCGAGAACAAGGCATAACGGCTCGGGCCGAGAACGTCCTTCTGAAACGCAGCGGGCTGGCGCTCCAGCCATGACTGATAGGTGACCTTGCTGGATACCGGCTCCGTTCCATCCGAACCTTTTGAGGGCCGCGTCGAGCCCGGTATCTCGCGTGCGTACTGGTCTTTCAGCACTGGCAGCGCGCTTGACCTGCAATTCCAGTGGCCGGGCGGTCTGGGGTCATCCCATCCGTACAGCTGCTGGTCACGGGCCTGGCACATGTGCGAGGTGCGGCTATCCAGTGTGGATATCCACCGCCAACCCTTGAGGATGTCGTCGTTCGCCTTCAGCGTTTCCATGCGTGCCGTGCTGGCGACATGATTGGTGACGGTGCGAACCAGCGCTGTCGCCTGCTCGCGTTGCAGCATTTCCAGACCGCTGATGCGTTTGGCGATCGCCTGCGTGGTCTCGCCCAGGGCGGCACCGATCTGGATCTCACTGATGATCTCAGCGGCCTTCTTGCTGCCGAACTGATCAAGCGCGCCGCTGATGCTGATCTTCTGGACGCCCTTCTTTCGGGCTTCCAGCGCCATAGGCCTTGTTAGCGCGGACGAAACGACAATCTGAGCCGACGGCGTGCTGACCTGAACGCCAACGCTCACCGTAGCGCCGAGCATTGCAGCGCTGAATGCGGACTCATGGACTGCAAAGTCGCTCAGGTCGGCTTGTGCCTGCCCTTTCATCTCAGCGTAGATGCCCCGCAAATCACTTTGCAGCACTTCTATCTGCTTCTCGTACCGCTTGGTGCCATAGACGCTCAATCCTGCTGATACGCGATCCTTGGCGGTCGCAATGGCAATAGCGATGAACTTCGCCACCTCCTTGAGATTGCTGCCTGCATGCCGCTGGACGTATATCTGGTGTCGGGTGGTCGCGTCGATCAGATAGCCTTCACTGCTCATTGCCTTCACCGATCACCGACGGTTGATTCGGCTCACTCCCAAGCACTGGCGCGTCTGCCTCGCGCTCTTCGTCGATGTCTTCATCTGTTCGATCCGCCTCCAGAATCCCGCCTTGGCGGAGGTTGGTTCGAACATCCGACTTGGCGATGATGCCCTGCTGCCATAGCTGGACCTGAGCAAGAATTTCCTGCGCAGTCATGGTCTCGTCGAAGAACGCCTGATTGAGCCAGAAGATTGTGGACTCTTCGTCTGGCTCGCCAATCATGAAGCGCTGAGCATCCAGAATGGCTTTCTTTAGGGCCTCCGATACGTTGCCTGCGATGGTGCCAAGCACGCTGTTGTCCGAACTGTAACGAATGCGGACCGCCTCGGCAGTTTCAGCACCGCCAGCCTTTTGGACGATTCGAGCGCCGATCATCAGCATCTGTTCTTCCTTGTCCTTCAGCAGCGTGCGCGCCAGTTGGCTTTCGGTTGCCTGGACTAGGGTAGCGGTACCGCTCTTGCCAAGGTTGTAGCCACGGGTCGAGCCTATGTGCATGCCATTCGGGTTCAGCCTCAAGAACTCGTCAGGCTGAATGTCTGTGGTGATGAACAGGGTTGGCTGTGAGCTGATGAACCCCGACTCTTCCACAGTGGCGCTGTTGCCGTAATGCAAGATGTTCACATCGGCCAAGTCTTCCAGTGGTGACTTGTCGATGCTGGCGTCGTTGTTCTGCGATCCGTAGAAGCTGAATGGAATGTGACTGAATGGGTTGCCAAGCCTGTCTCTCGGCTCGGTTTCAGCGAATACATTGCCGTTATCAGCATAAACCCGCTGCACGTATCGGCCCTCGGCCAGCAACAAAACCCGGTACTGGGTGGCCTGGATACGATCAAGGTTTTCCGCACTGAACTCCGATACACACTCCTTTAAGCACACGTAAACTAAGCGCTTAACGCCATCAATTACCTGCTCCTCCCAATCAATGATCGAAAGCGCGTCATAGTGATGCACCAAGGCTCGACGACCCTTCATGTCGGCTACTGACGACACACCCTCTACTGGGGGGAAGTCTGCTAGGAACCCGCCCCGCCCAGCTTCTAGGCACTCGCCCACTGCTTCCTTGGAAAGTTGCTCAAGGCTGGCTCCATCGCCGCTGGCGTTTTCCTTGATGTACTCGAGACCAGCAGGGAGACTCAGCTCTGCAGTTTTGCGGAACACTGCCCCCATGAGTCCAGTGCGCGTGCGCCCGGTAATGTTCAGGAACATGGCGCGCTTCTTGTACTGCTTGTACCGCGCCTGATTCTCGGGGGTTTTGTTCTCCGGGTCAGGCATTGGCAGGTATTCGTCGTGCTTACGCACCTCTCTCGCGCCAGCCACACACCGCTTGACCATTAGCCAGCCGGGCAAAGCCTCCGAGTATTCCGCCCGGGGGATAAAATTAGGCATGGTTGGCCTCAGAATGTGAATGTGACAGGGATGTGGGTCATCGGCTTTATGATCGGGTAGTCGTGGTGGATGAAATACCCGCCAGCATCGTTCGCATGGTCCACGCCGGACTTCTTGTCGGGCTCGCCGTTAGGGCCCCACACCTGCTGCTCCAAGCCATCCGCGTAGGTCGGACAGCGCAGCGGGTTGATGAGGTAGCGCCTCTCGCCATTGGCATTGCAGAACATGGCGTTCATCGCGTTGATGCGATCTTTCACTGGCGGGTTGGCGTCCGGCGCAATAACGCTGAATCCCGCCTGGCGCAGGATGGCAATGTCCGTTTCGCTGGCGTTCACCGATTTGCGGGAACCGCCCGATGCGTCCGGGTAGATCCTGATTTCGCAGGTCTTTTCGTAGTCTTTGCCGTTGTAGCGCCAGTAGCGCTCCTTGATGCGGCGAATCATGTCTGGCGTATCGAAGCCATCAATGAACTCATCAACAGCCCTTGGCTTGCCGTCTGCGCGCTTGACGTGCGTGATAGCCGCCATCTTGCCGACGTTGAAGTCCATGCCGATAAACAGCGGCTCCCCATCCTGGACGCTGTCGAAGCAACCGTTCAGCTTCCGGTCATAAGCGTGATAGATCGAGCCGGCGTTTAGGTTCACGAACTGGCCGTTGAGGTAGGCCAGGATCAGCTGTGGAGGGTAAGACTCCATCAGCGATGGGATGTAGTCGGGCGGCAGGTTCAGCTCGTTGTCGAAGGTGCTGGCCTGGACAAGGCCATACATGCCTTGCATACCCGGCTTTTCGCGCAACTGTTTCACGAACTGCTGGTAAACGAACTTGAACCCCTCAGGCGTCGTCGTGACGTCTACGCCGTTCTTCAGCCCTGGGGCGTTGTAGCGCATACGGGCGATGATCTTGCGCCAGGCGTGTTCAGCCTTGAGCGCTGGAAGAACGTCCAGCTCATCGACCAGCGCATGACCGATCTTGAAGCCTACGATAGTCTGCGGTTTCTCCATCGATCTGCATATGGTGGTGCTGCGGTACTGCCCACCACTGTAGAACTCGACCTCCTTGTCGCTTTCCTTCGTCTTGACCTTGAGGCCCCAGTCGAACGCTACCTCTTCGATAGTCGGAAAGAAGATGTCCCGGATCTGCGGGTAGGTGGGCGCAAAATAGCCCGAGTTGATGCGCGGCCACTCCCAAACATGCTTGCAGATGCCCGCGCAGCCTACCCACGTCTTGCCTGAACCAAACCCAGCAACGAACCCTCGGAACTTGTTCTCCATCTGAAGGAATCGCGCCTGCGGGACGTTAAGCGTCGGCATCGGGCTTCCTCGCATCCACTACATCAACCTGCACACGCGACGGCGGCACATTATCGTGAGGGTTTTCGTTTTTGGTCTGCCGGTTCACGTACACGTCGCCAACTTCTTTCGCCGCCTGCTCGTACAGCTGAGCGGTGAGAGCCAAGTTGCGCATGCTCTCGGCCTTCTCAGCCATTCGACCCAGACCACGAAGTCGGTAAGCGCGGTTGGCGATTGGAATCTCTGTCGTCTCTTCGCGGAATCGTTGCCGAGCAGCATGGAAAAGCTCAGCCCAATTCTTGCCAAGGCGTTGACCGGCGAACTTTGTAGGGTCGTGTGATTCGCACTGCTGCCGGGTGATCTCAATCCCGAACTCTGTCTTGACCGCTGCAACTACCTGTGATGGCGTATCAAAGCAGGCCAAAGCCTGAACAATGAAGGCTTTGACCTCGCTTCGTAGTACCGCCATATGATTTCCATCCGTCATGACCTGTCATGGAGTCAGGCCGACTTGAGCAGACAGGTTCCGCAGGCCCTCGATATGTTGAGTTTGCCCACCTCAGCGGGCTTGTTTGCAGCATCGACCAGCAGCTGGACGTCCGGGCTTGCCCCATAGCGACGGACCACACCGACAAACTCTTCGACGTCATGACCGCGCATCTCAAGCTTCGGTAACCCGTCTTGCGTGAACTTGGGCGCGCCGTACTGATCGGCTGCCTGGGCAATGTGGTACAGCTCATGCTCAACCAGTGCGCAGAAGTCTGCATCACTGCACTGTGAGCAGTAATCGGCGGCCAGAGTGATGATGTAGGCCGGGACGTAGCCGAACCAGTCACGCATCTGCTGTTCCATCCGGGCTTTCTGCCAACCACCGGCACGGAACGCAACCTGTTCGGCCTGGCCCAGCACTGTGCGCCCCTGCTTCGTGAATGCTGACGAGGCCCACATGATGCAGATGTCAGCGTCGATCAGATGGGCATGGTCTTCGTTGTGAATGCTGCCGGTGTCGGCGAGGATCTCGCTTTGAATCCATCCCCATACGTCTTTGGCTGGAACCAGGCGCATGAACACATCTGAATCTTCCGACTCCCTCAGCATATTGGCTGGCGGCATCGGACGAATCATTGCTTTACTCCACTGTGCAGCGCGGCCAGATCGACCGGGCAAAGGCAAGCGCGCCAGCCTGATCGAGGGCGCACTCAAGAAGGATCATCGGGAAGGGTTTGTGGCCGGGCGTCGTTACTTGCCAGTTCTTTTTAACTTGCATATGACACGTACCCCGCGCTTCAACCAGATACCCACTTTGTCTGGATCAGGCTCAAGGCCTGTGAGGTCTGACATAAGCGCCACACCGCACAAGTAGACGCGCAGCCACCAGCAGACCTTCACGCTGACAACCAACTCTGCCTTGGCCATGTTCAATCACCATCGAAAGGAGTAACTGTTACTCGCCCGCGCAATCGCCTGGTATAGGCTTTGTCGCGAGCAGTGCGCTTGACCCTCATGGGCTGAGGCACGAATACCACGACTCCGGCGTCAGTATCGCACCAGAGCACATGAGTGATCTCATTGCCATTCGCGTGCACGCGCCTGAGACCACGGCCGTCACAGGCACTATGGAAAGTGGGATGGGGCATGGTCACTCCGCGCCACGAAATGGCAGCGTCTGAATCTGTGGCGCGTTACGGCGTCTGCCGCTCTACCGCCTCGTTGACCTTGTCGGCTGCCTTGCTGGCCACCTCTGCCGCTTCCGTGGCCTTACCCGCAGCTCCCTCAACCTTGACGGCTGCCTCGGTGGCGGACTTGGCCAGCTTGTTCAAGCGCATGTCGCGCTGAACGGTGGCCTCGTCGTAACCCCGGCGCACTTCGGCGACCTGGGCGCTGTACCAACTGGCAAGCGACCATTGCGATGCACCGAAGCCCAGCGCGAACGAGCCGGTTACCAGAAGCAAGGCAATCACCCACACCTCCACCCGTCTCCACCAGCGGCGAGCGATGAAATCAATTGCGCATCTTTCCATCAGTTGATACCTCCGAGCTGTGCACGCAGACGAGCGATCTCAGCGCTTTGGCTGGTCACTTTGTCAGTGAGCTGGGATACCTGGCTGGTAAGGGCTTCGATCTTCCCTTCCATACGGCCGACAGCTGCAGCCAGCTCGTTGCGTTCTTTGGCGAACTGGTCGGCACGGGCCTCAGCCTCTTTGCGGGCAACCCGTTCAGAGTCGAGCAGTTCGTTCAGCCTGCGGACAGTACCGATATCGGCGTTGTCCATGGCGCGGTCGGCAGCGTCCTTGGAGAGGAATTTCCTCAGCCACAGGAAGCCGCCCAGCAGGATTGTGCCCGTACCGCCCAGCCAGGTAGCTGTGCCTGGGCCGAGGTCGGTTGGGTCCATCTTTACTCCGGAAACAAAAAAGGCCCGCCGATATGGCGAGCCTTGGAATGGGTGCAGATGGTCGGTGCTGATCTCCGACGCTTTCATCCCCCGGTCCCGGACTTACGAGCGGCCTTCGGTTGTAGCGCTTCAGCTTGCGCAATCATCTGCATAAAAATGAAAAGCCCGACGGTTAAGCCGGGCTTTTGTGGTATCTATGTAAGCGTAGAATTCCTAAGATAATGAACTTTACTCTCATTCTCTCACTTCAGTCAACGCTTATTCGATGGGCTCTTGCAAAGTCGCCATGCAGGCTGTCAGCAGCCTTGGCGTATGCAATTGCAGCCTCGGCAATGCTTCCGTAATAGCCGATGATAGTCCTCTTCCCACCCACACTTATGGCAGCACGATATCGCCTGCTCCTCTTGCTCCAGCTGACGCCTTTCACTCCAGTCGTTGAGTCGCGATGAGCTGTAGTGTTTTGCTGGTTCTGCGAGGCCGTCGCCTCCCTCAAGTTCACTATCCGGTTGTCATGCTTGATCCGGTTTATATGATCAATATCCAGTTCCGGGAATTTCCCATACATGTAGAGCCAAGCCAGACGATGGTTCGCATAGCCAACCCTGAACAGTCGGGTCACCAGATATCCGCGATTGTCGGTGCCGGCGGGCGATCCAGCAGCCTTGCTGCCTCTGGCTACCTTCCATGTGAATATTCCCGTTTGCGGGTCGTAATGAAGAAGCTCTTTGAGCTGTGTCTGGGCAATCAAGGCCTGCTCCTAATCGATCATCAGGTGTGCGCGGCCGACATTGGCCGCGCTCATGGTTTATTTATGCAGCGCAGACCTCTAGCAGCCCCTCTTGATCCAGTAGCTCCTGAGCCGCAGAGAGGGCCTCATTGACCTGATCGTCCAGCCCCTTGCGAATACCCGATCTCCACCTGTACCGAGTCGACTCCGGCTTCCCGTCGTTATCCCAATTGGTGATGTCGTACCAGCCGGCAGGAAGCACTGCGCAAGACCTTTTACCGCTTGCGCCTGCGACCTGAGGTATTGCCCATGTCAGCACCGCGCATTCACGAAAACGTTGGGTTGCTGGAGAGCGAACTACCTTGATCAGTTCCAGGATGGCCGCATGCTTGCGCTCATCGTGCGTCGAATACTTTGCAACCAACGCACGCCAGTGTTCTGGGCTAAGCGCCTTGTGCAGTCGGCCAAACACCCAGCAGTCAGCCAGCAATGCAGCCTCCTTGCCGACGATCTCTCCCTTCTGCTTGGCGCACTGCACCTTTGGTTCAAAATCGCACCCGCCCGCCGAGTTGATGGTTTCCGCGGCCAGCGCCCGGACCACTGCTGCTACAACGTTCCGATACATCATGCCGCTTCTCCTTTCTTCAATTCTCTGGTCAGTGCCCGGTACTTGGCCGTCATGGATTTCAGTTCTTCGATGGTGTACTTCTGAGGCTCGTGCGGTCCCTCAAGCCATTCGACATTCACGACGCCGATGCGGCGTACCAGCTCTATTCGGTAGTTGACGATGTTCCCGGAAAGCTGGGTGTTGCACGGCGAGCACTGGCGGTGGCAGTTCAGCGGCTCAAAGCGCAGCGCAGGGTTGCTCCCGACTGTCCGGTAATGGCCTGCGTCGTACTTGCCTTCATGATGGCGGCCGCAGCTCACACAAGGCAGCGAGGCGTCGCGGTGGCGAACCCACTCGTTGAACGCCTGCTGGGTGTCCTTCATGTGATCGCTGCGGGACTTCAGCTTCTCCTTGCGAACCTTGATCTCGGACCGCTCGACCTGGGCCAGGGCTTTACGGGCCTTGGCCTGGTTCCTCGGCGCATCAATGATCGCGCACGCCGGACTGCATACCGCCTGCCCGAGCTTCTGCGGGACGAATGAGGCCCCGCACTCAGGTACGCGGCATTTCTTCGGCCTGGCTGGCTTCCGTTCGATGGTCATGCGGCCTCCTTGGCTTTCTGCTTCTCAGGGGCGAAGTTGCCGCGCAGGGGCATCAGGTCTTTGGCCTGATAAATCATTTCCCAGTACCTCGAACGACAAACCCAAACCGCTTTTTGCAGTGGAAACTTCAGTCCTTTATAGGTCCAAACATCGCCTGCATTCAGCGTCTCGATTAGCTCGACCTGTGTCATTACGGGGTAAAGATCATTGCCCACCAGGGTCAGTGCCAGGTCGCCAGGCTTGAATTGATGACTCATCAGTAACGCCCTCCCCACTTGTCCGCCTCGGTCCAGCGGACGCCGCGATCAGCGCCGAACGCTTGCATGACCTCGAACAGATCACTGAACCACTTTGCCGACTGCTTGCGGGTCGAGGTGGCCATGACGACGAATCCGCCATCAAGCCCAGGCTCTGCGCGCTGCTTCTCGACCGAGGCGCTGAACAGGCACTTCCAGTCCTCGCTGGTGAGCTTCTTGCCGTACCACTCGACCTGCTCGGATACGTCGCGAAGCATTGCCCACATTTTGCGGTTGAGGACGTCAGGGCGTTTCTCGTCCTTGATGACCACTACCTTGGGCTTGGTCAGGTCGATGGCGTGAAGTGCGCCGTACAAGCGGTTTAAGTCCTGCGTGCTGCGGATGGCGAACTCAGTCATGACGCGCCTCCAAGAACGAATACCCGCCGCGACCATTGGGCAGAACCACGGCGGTGTTGAGCAGGGTTAGAAGTTGCTCCCAAGTGAGGATCATTGGGCGGCCTCCTTGCTCATTTCCAAAGCCACTTCGAGCGCTTCAGATACTTGTTCGCCGAGATGCCCCTCCCCACTTAACTCGCACTCGCAACCATCGCCGTCCAAAAGCGATACCCAACCAGCATGGCGCTCTACGAATAAACCGATGCTCCATGCGCCCGGCAGCTCACCCGCAGCTCGCTGGAGATTTGAATGAAGGGAGGCATCCCTGCGCAACGCCTCGCACTCAGCCCGCAACGCACCGGCTTTACGCGCCAGCCCAATCAGATAATCCAGCGCGCTATCCTCGCCCGCTGCGTTGAAACCCAGCTCGCTTGCTGCAGACTTGATGATCCCGCTTACGCCCAGGCTGGCGGTCTGGCACAGCTCAAGATTTGCAATACGCTGGGTCAACTCAGCATTCACCCGCTCGTAAGCTTCGTAGCCGGTCTTGAGGCCTGCGTTCTCGGCTTTGACCTGTTCAAGCTCATCAAGGATCGATAGGCACTCCTGTTCATCGCCGAGGACACCAGCGCCATCACACTCACCGCACTTGTCCATGATCGGCTCTGGCGGCTGGTTGTACCCTTCGTATGAGGTGCGGCCGCTGTAGACCTCGCCTTGCCCGCCACACATCGTGCAGCACAGCAGGCGCGAGGCCATGCGCTTTTGGTCGGCGATCAGCTCCAGCACAGAGGCAGGGTTGACGGCGGCGATAAACTCGGCAACCTCTTCGTGAGGAATTCCGCCACTGCGCTCAACGCCATGCCAGACCACCACGCAGCCCTGACCGTCATCAACTCCATAGTTCTGATGCGGATGAGGTTCGAAATTCGAACCGAGACCATCACGATGCACATACCAGCGTCCTGGCTTCACCCTTTCAGCCGCCTCGGCCAGCGTTTCCAGCTTTTCGATATCGACGGTCATAGCGCGTCCCCCGGATTTTCCAGCAAGGCCTGAATATCTTCTTTCAGTCGTGCGCATTCTTTGATAAGCAAATCGTTTTCTTCCAGTAGGGCCAAGATGACCGCTGGAGCATTCAAAACCTGGAAACCTTGCTCGGACTGAGCCCGAAGTTTTTTCTTGTCGAGGCTCATGCCTGTCTCTCCGCTGATTCCGCGATCAATGCCATGCGCTCAAGGCGCTGCTGGGCCTGGTCATCAAGGTTTTTGCCGTCGGCTTCGTCCACCACGGGCATGCACACAAAGCCGATACCGGACTTTGCGAGGGCGTGCGCCATTTGGAGCGAATGACGAAGCTTTGCTGGGTTTGCGCGGTTCATGGCTTCACCTCGTATGCTGCGCAAGGCCCTTCATGACCTGAACTGCGACTACACTCACAGCCCTCTGGCGGAACGTCACACATCGGAGCCACGTGTAGTCCCGCCTCGCTGATGGCTAACGCCAAATCCTTGTTGTAGACGGTGAAGCGCTTACCCCTTGCGTCGATTACTCGCCATGCAGTTGCCGTGATCACTCCAGAGGGGATGCGCGCTGCCTGCCATGCCATCCAGCAATACTGGAGCGTCGTGCTGTGATACTCGCCATCGGCGAATTGGCCCATGTGCTGGTTCGGGAATTCGCTGAGAACCCATGCTTCGTACTCTTCACGCATCTTGTCGTTGATCATCACGATGCCCTCCGCTTGCTGCGCTCAGAGGCGCCTTCGAATACCAGGCCAATACCGCGGCCCTCTCTCAGCCGATCCACGCTGCGATCACCCAGCACCGCGCCCAGCTCTTTGGCGTCGATGTTGGAAATGACGATGGTGGGCAGCTGCTCCTCGTAACGTCCGTTGATCACAGCGAACAAGGTCGCCAGTTCGAACTCGGTCGGCTTGGTGGCGCCCACCTCATCGATGATCAGCAGCGAAGGGTCGATCAGGCTGGCGAATGCCTCCTTCTCGGTGTACTCGGCACGGTCGCCGTAGCTGCCCTTGATGTACTGCAGCAGGCCGCCGACGGTGCGATACACGGCTGTCGCGTTGTGGTGGGCGATGATGTGACCAGCGATTGCTGCGGCCAGATGCGTCTTGCCAGTACCGGGCGTGCCGGTCATGACGATGCAGCGACCCTCGTCCAGGTGCTTTGGAAACGACTGGGCGTAATCGACGCACTTGGCGAGGTTGGCTTTCTGCTCGGGCGTTTCGGCGCGGAAGTCAGCGAAGGTTTTCCCCATGAACCGTTTCGGGATCATCGAGGCCCCCAGCTTGCGCTCCAGACGCTCTTCTGCAATTCGGGCATACATCGCACGCTGTTCGTCCTGATCGCGTCTCAGCTGCGCGTCGGCGGCGCAGCCGGGGCATCCAGAGGCTGTATCGGCGTTCTTGCGGATGATTGCGGCATAGGCGCCATGCGTCGGGCACTCGGCCGCTTGCTTGGAGACAACACCGAAGCGGCGCTCAAGGTCGTGCACGGTCAGGTCCAGACTCAGGGATTCAGAAGTCATAGGTGCCATCCCCGCGCGGCGTCAAACCAGCCTTGTAATCGCGAGTGTCGAAGCCGGCGTGGCGCGACTGCGGGAACTGGTGCACGTTGCTGAAAGGCTGAACCTCGTCCTCCCACCGCTTGCCGTTGAGCCAGGTGGCCGGGTGCGGGATGAACTGGCCGCCATCCTTGGTCCAGGCCAGAGAGGCGCATTGCTTGGCCAGGCCCTGGGCGATCAGGGTGAACAGGTCGTCAGTGACCTTGAGTTTCTTCCACGCCTTCTCGGCAGCCGCCTTGCCCTTCTTGTTCGGGTAGAGCTTCCAGAACTTCGGGAACAGATCGTCGCTCTGAGCCTGCGAAGAGAGCTTTTGATCTTGATCTATATTCTCTTCTCTTCTCTTCTCTTCTCTGGTCCGCAAAACGTCCGCATCACTAGCGGACAAATTGCGGACAGAATCAGGCTTGCGAGCAGCGCGTTTTCTCTCGTTGTCGTTCGCCCGACGCTTGGCGCTGGTGCCGTTGTGCTCGTCAAAGCGAGGCATTACAAGGCTTCCAGTGTCGTCGATAGAGGCCCACTGCACGGCGATCATGGCTTCGGTGAAGCCCGGCCAGCCGATCACAGCATCCATAGTGCCGCAGTCATAACCGTGCAGCACGCCATCAGCAGAATGAGTGTCAAAGATGCTCCAGGCGACATGCAGTCCGCCAATCACCCGCAATCTGTCCGCTTTCAATGCGGACACCATGCGGAAAACTTTCGGATGCGTCTGAAGGTCGATTCGCATTTTGATCCAATCTCCGGCCATTACGGACGTCCTTTGCCGACAAGGCCGGCCAATTCGAGGAAGCGATCGACGTACCAGTGGGGCTGCGTCTCGCGAGGGGACTGAGGGCTGGTCAGGTTCTTGCCGTAGGCGAGGCCCTTATCAGTCACGGACCAGAACTCAACAACCTCTTGCTTCGAGTTCTTGCGCGTCATGATCTTGAGGAAGCCATGGCGCTCCAGGGCAAGGTTGAAGACCGGCGCCGTGCAGGCTATGCCGTTGTCCTTGATGAGCGCGGTGACAGCCTTGGTAGGCATGGACGATCCGCCAGCGGCGTCCGGGGCGGCGTCAATGGCGTAACCAGGGAGAAACTGCGGATCAAGGCCGTTGTTCTGGGCGATCTTGGTCAGCATCATCATTTGACTGGATGGCGCCGGCTTCAGGAGGCGCGTGAAGCACTCCATGATTGCCAGCTCGCCTACCACTTTGATGCTGGTCGGCAAAACAGGTGCCTGAGCTTTCTTCTCCAGGTACTGCCAGCGGTCAACCAGCTTCCCGGTGAACTCAGGTGAAAGCTGCGCAACGATGACGTAGCTGTCGCGCTCACTGACGTTGTAGATGCGGGTGGCGCGCGGACGGCCTATTTTGTCGGTAGACCATTCATCCTCAGATTGAGGATGGACAAAACCGCCCGCCGCCAAGTCTTCGATGAGGCGCTTCACGTTGTCGTGGCGCTTCTTGGTCAGTTTCGCAATTTCCTGGGATGACATCGTGCGCGCCATGTTTTGCGAAGGTGCAATTTCGTGGTGCGGACGGTCATAGTTGACGACGTGTTGGGAAATGGGCATTATTCGCTCCAGAACTTACTTGTGTGTGCAGTTGAAAGAGCCAGGCCGCGAACCTGGTTTTTTTTCGCCTGCGATTTGGTGTCCGGCGCATCCGTGGTAGCTTTTTGCTTCCACACAACAAGGCCTCGGAGGCCGGACATGAAAGAAGAAAGCGTTATCACTCCCTTCGAAATTGGCGTTTGCTCAGCGCTGATGCTTATTGGCAAAGCCATTGCGCTTAATCCTGCGATTGATATAGATCTGCTGAAGCGAGACGCTCAGTCGCTAATGGACGCATTTCCGAACGAGCCGGCATGGCCTGGCGGGAAGCGTCACCATCAAGCGGCGATTGAGAGCCTGCTTGAAGGAATGGCGAAAGTTTCGCCATAGGTATTAGGGAGGAGATGTAGTCGAGTTTCTCGGCTGCATTTCCATTTGCCGGGTAATGGCTTTGCATCGTTAATCCCTCTGTCAGTCACGCTTGAGGCCCTCTTTAGGGGCTAATTGGTACACTTTCGCTTTCGGTCGCCCCATCTGAGACGGGCCTCCCATGGCCAAGAACTCAATGGCAATTGCCTCGAGTGCCTCGGCAATGCTCAGGCCCTTGCTCAATGCAAAGGCCGAAACCTGCCGTTTCGCACCATCACTCAGGTGCTCGTAATCAATTTCAGTCACCAGTCACCTCCAAAGGGCCTCTATGCGGCGCTAGACTTCTTGTCTTCCTTGCTCAGCGCTTCGATTGCCCCGTTTTCAACAGCCCACTCAATCATTTCGTAGAGATAGGTGGCGTGCTGCATCTCGGCCCGCTCGGCAGCGCGATGCAGGATTCGGTCAAGGGTTTTGTTGAAACGCACCTTCCGTGGCGTGTCGCGTTTGTGGGATTGATCGGCGTACATGTTTCTTTCCTTGTGGCTGATGAATGGGTTTAAGCGGCTGATTTCTTGCGGGAATTGGCCTGACTTCGTTGGCCAATAGCGAACCGTCATCCATCAAAGTGATGGTGATGGTGCGACCTGATCGGTGCATCTGGGAGACGGCGCTCTGCTGAATGCCCAGTGCCTTGGCGAGGTCGCTCTGGGTGCCATGAGTTGCCAGGTACTCCCCAAGGGTTACGGTCTTCATTGGCGTATCTCTGATGGGTTTGGCTGGATATTAGCACTGCTGTTTTATAAAAAACAAGGAAAGGATTAGCAGTGCTGTTTGATTAACTATCAGCTCTGCTACTTAATCGCGCACATGACCAAACCTAACAGAACCCCTCTATCCGACTGGCAGCTTGCTGATGCAGAGCGACTGCGGGCTGTTTACAGAAAGCGACTCGCGGAATCGAAGGCTCAGCCAGGCGCTCGCCCACTCAATCAGGCCGAGGTTGGGGAGCGTTGCGGCTGGAATTCACCACAGAGCGCGTTCAGCCAATACGCAAACGGCAAGGTTGCCTTGAACCTCGACGCACTGATTAGGCTTTCTAAGGCTCTTGATTTCGAGCCGGCTGATGTGAGCCCTACTCTCGCTAATGGGATAGCGCGCGCATCCGAAAACCATCTTGAAGTGGTATCTGGATCTGGGCATGGCTCTGCCAATACACCTATGCCAACGGATGGAGAGCCACATATTGATCTCGACAGCAGCTATTCCTTCATCCCCCAATACACGGCGATGGCGGCAGCGGGCGCAGGCCACGACAACCCGCACGTTGAGATACGCAGCACCTTGGCGTTCAAAAAGGAATGGCTTGCCACCAAAGGGCTTCAGCCCAGAAATCTGCGGGTGATTTATGCGGACGGCGAAAGCATGTGGCCGACAATCAACGACCAAGACGTGCTTCTGGTCGATAGCTCGCAAGTCGAGCCCATCGATAACGGCGTATTTGTGATTGAGAGCGGCATCGACGGGACTGTGGTCAAACGCCTGGTGCGCGCGCCGCTACAGCAATGGATATTGCGCAGCGACAACACGGACAAAGCGGCGCACCCGGATAGATTCTATCTGAGCAGCGAGTCAAACGAGCATCAGATCGTCGGCCGGGTGATCTGGCGCGGCGGGGATCTTTAACACCTATCGGACAGGCAGTCGCAGCCTTAAATAGACAGAATCTCGCAAGGAAGCAATAATGGACGACATGAGCAAAACATCACTTCAAATCGTATATGACGGGCCCGCCCTCCAATCTCATGAAATGGAGGTGCGTGATCTCGCGCCTGCCTTGTTGGCGCTAGGAGATCTATTTGAGGAAGCTAACGCTACGCTGAATGATGGGCGCACTAAAGTCTCAATCAGCGTCAAAGGGCCTTTCAAGACGGGCTGTTTTGCAATTGACTTAGGGGTAACTCAAAGTCTTATCCAGCAGGCTCAGGACCTGTTTGCTGGGAATCCCGTGACAGCTGCTTTGAACCTGGTAACAATCTTGGGCCTTACCGGAACCACTACCAAGGGCGTTTTTCAGCTGATCAAATGGGTTAGAAACCGAAAGATTACGAACGTCGAGATAATGAGCGACGGAGTTGTTAGGATTTTCTGCGACGAAGATCATTTCGAAACAGAGGAAAGGGTGCTGGCCCTGTTCCGCAACTGGAAGCTGCGCAAAGCCTTCCAAGATGTGGTGCATAAGCCTTTACAGCGCGCCGGTATAGACTATTTTGCTGTGCGCGAACCTCATGGTGATTTCGCAGCTGTTTCGGATGTGGAGGCTGATACATTTGTAGCACCAGGGCAGGAGGAAGAGCGCCTGGAGGAAAACGATCGGATCGCAACTCTTCAGTTAGTCAACATCGCTTTCCGTGATGAAAACAAATGGCGTTTCTTCGATGGATCGTCCACCTTCTACGCAATGATCTCTGACGATAGATTTCTTCATGAGGTTGAGGCTGGTGACACCAGGTTTGGAAAAGGTGATCTACTGAAGGTCGTCCTTCGCGAAAAGAAAAGCATGGTCGGTGAGCAGTTAAAGGCAGAGCATGAGGTTGTAGAGGTAATCGAGCATCGCCGCTCGGGGGTCCAACTAAAACTGCCCATCACACCAAGACAGTGAATAAAGCCAGGCCTTAGCGCCGGGCTTTTTCATTCCTGAACCTCCCCTCCCGATCTGACACAGCCCGCCACTGAGCGGGTTTTTTGTGGGCGCGTAAAAATATATTAGCACTGCTGTTGACAGGCAATTATCAGCAGTGCTAATTTTCACCCATCGAGACGCGAAACAGCCCCTCAACAGGCCCAGCGGATCGAGCAGCTCTTTAGTCACACCTCACCAGACCTGCCGGATAACCACCGGCCCAGATTCAAAGGCAGCGATGAGTCGGCCTTAACGGCTCAGATGGGTGGCCACTACCCAAGGCGCGCAGCGTAAAGCGATCAAAAATAGTGTTCTGGCGGAGCGAATCGCGGCCAGAGAGAAAGATTCAGAGACTGCCGACCCGCAGAGCGTGGGTCGGATGCTCTCCAGGCGAGCTTGCAAGCAGGGTCGCGTGGAAAGCAGGAGGTTTTATGCCGCACATTGATCACGAAACACTTCTAAAACTGGCTCACTACGACCCCGGAAGCGGAGTTTTTACAAGGCTTTCGAGCGGTCGGGAAATGGGAAGGCCAGACAGGAAAGGCTATCTGTTAAGCACTCTTAGAGGATCAAGCTTCCGACTGCACCGGCTTGCTTGGTACTACATGAAAGGTGTTTGGCCTGCGGACGAAATTGATCACATCAACGGCAGGCCTGGCGATAACCGCTGGTCAAACCTGCGGGAATGTAGTCACCAAGAGAACAACCACAACCAGCCTCTTCGCAGGAACAACACGTCAGGCGTAAAGGGCGTTTACCGGAACAAGAATGGCAAATGGCACGTTCAAGTTTGCCTGAATTACAAAATCCACCACGGCGGATTCTTCGACGACCTTTCCGAAGCTGAGCGCTCAGCAAAAGAGCTTCGGGCACGTCTGCATGGAGAATTCGCTAATCACGGATAGCCCTTGGAGACAGGGGCATCCGGAAAATCGAACGGAGACATAAAGATGCGCAAATTCATGCTCTACAGCTTCCACAAGTGCGCGTACATCGGCTGCCACTTGGGATACGAGACTCGCGAAGAGGCCGAGCGTGTTGCTCAGAACCTGAGCACCAAGCCGGAATTTTGGTACACGGAAATCGGTATCTACCAGCTGGTCAGCAAAGCGAAATTCGCTCCGCAAGGCGAAATCACCAGCGTCGACGAGGATGGTGCCGAGAGCGCTGCATGACCCACAGATTTACTGATGCCGCTTCTATGAGGCGGCATTGGAAATCAACGGAGGAAATGACAATGCAACGATTTGTGGTTTCGACGCGGCTTCCAAAGTTTTACCGGGATCAAGGATACAGAGCAGAAATAATCGACCGGAAATACCCTGAGTCCGGCGGGCCTGCTCCAGTAGCAATCGAATGGTTCAAAACCAAGGCCGATGCCGACTCCATGCTCGCTCAAAAATACACCTGAACAACCAGCGCCAGCGTCAGCCTGACGAAAACTGCCCGATCCCTGTCATAGCGCCAGGCTGCATCGGAGTGTGATCTGAAAGCCCGCAAGTGAGGGTGCCAGAGGACGGAACGGAGCCTTCGAGCAGGTAGCGCTTTGGCCAGATCACACCCCGATGCGGATGAGTACAAACCGCGAAAGCGGCCCCCTGCATCACCGCAACAAAGCAGATGAATGCGCAGGCTGATGCGCAATAACTGACTGGCACCCATACCGGCATTGCATCCAGCCGGACATGAGCGTGGCGACCACGGCTCAGGCTCTGAACAAGGTCAGGACAGTCGAAAGCCGGAGATCAGCACCGGCCATCTGCCCCCTCCCAAACCCCGAACCTCTCCGACTGAACCCTCTCCGGTGCCTGTATGGCCTCTATCCGTTCTTGAGTGTTCAGTCGAAGGGGTTCAGTTACTGAGGATTGAGTGATGATCAAAGATCAAAGCGAACCGGCATTCCCGGTTCCCGGCAGCGAATATGGCGGAACAGGAACCTTCTTCGGCATGACCCTGCGCGACTACTTTGCGGCTAAGGCGCTGCAAGGGACCATGTCCAGCCCGCAGATCAAAGGTAACTCCGACCTTGATAGCTGGAGGCCTGAAGACTTTGCTGATTTCGCCTACAGGATCGCGGACGCGATGCTCGCTGCCCGCACCGCATAACCCATCCCCTGGAGACCACCATGAACGCAGCAGCAAAGGTGTTGCCTCCTACAGGCACGCCGCATATCGCGCTTACCAACCCCCAGCGACTCTGGGTCGAGAACAGCTCAGACCTGCTGATTCACGGCTCTGATATTAGGTTCAAGCGGCGCGGACACCCCGAGCGTTCGGTGACTCATGCGGAATACCTGACCGCCCTGCAGGATCACCTGAACCAGCGCCAGATCGACGATGAAGACCAGGAAGACCTGCTTGCTCAGCTGGTGCTGGCCAACTTCTTCGGCAGGGCCAGCGGCTCTCTGGCGGGTTACCTGATCGGCACCGGGCATCCGCGCGGCAAGCTGTTTGAAATTGCAGAGGGCCTTTTGCGGCCCCTTGCGGCGGACGGTGTCATTGCTGACTTTGAGGACGCAGACCTGTGAGCCCGCACATCCTCATCGACAAGATGCTCGACGCCATCGGCGAATACGACAGCCTTGACCCTTCCGGCGTTGAGGCGATGGACCAGATCACCGCCCACTTCATGAGTGGCGCCATCACCCTCGAAGAATTCAACCATTACTGCGCCCGTCAGCGGAAAGCTGTTCTGTGTGCACCAAGGAGAGCGGCATGACGATTGACTGGAGTAAGGCGCCTGAAGGTGCAACACATCTAACTTTGCCAAACAGCCCAAATCAGCGCCCCGTTTTTTGGCGCGTAGCAGATGGTAAAGCGCTGGAAGCATGGGCCATGGAAAAAGATTTTTCCGTTGCTCGTGACCACTTCCGATACGGAACGGCGGGCTGCGCATCGTTCATTGACTGGTTAGCTATACCAAAACCAGCACCATGGAATGGCGAAGGCGTTCCGCCTGTTGGGGTAGCTTGCGAGTACCAAGTCGGCGGCGGCACGTGGTTCGAGTGTGATATCCGCTATGTAACCAATCCCGGACCACTAGAGACAATTGAAGTGGTCATGTACGCGCCCCATTTGAAAGGGGAGCAGGTAGGAGAGTTTGGGAGTGGGCCGGGACAAGTCAACTTCCGCCCCATCCGCACCGCCGAGCAGATCGAAGCGATTGAGCGACGCGTGGCGATCGCTGAAATGAAGCAGTGTTTCGATTCTGTATCAGACGATCTTATGCCTACGTCGAACAGTTATCTTGAGGTGTTGTTTGGAGCACTGCATGAAGCTGGCTACCGCAAGCAGGTGTCGCCATGAGTACTGCACCGGTTAAATCCCTGATCGACGAGCAGCTCGACGAGGTGAAATCCCGCGCCCAGGTACGCGGAACGATCACCTACCCCGTCGGCATGCGAGTTGCTGACCTGCCCTACCCGATCAAAGCTGACTGGCTCAAGCGTCGGCCGTTGGGTGCGCGGTCGTGACCCGCAAGCAGCGTCAGCTGCGCATCTACACGTGGCGAGGCTCATTCGTCGTCCTGACCCTCGTTACCGCTTGGATGCTCGCCAGTGCCTACGCATCGAGTCTGACCTCATGAGGATTCCAGACCTAACCGAATTATCACGCAGTCGCGCCGAGCGCCTTGCCGACCGTTATGTAGACAGACACACCTGTATGGAGTGCGGCAAGAAGGTCGACTACGAACTGCTTTGCCCATCACCAACCGGCGATGGACCAGCCGTCTGCGTCGAATGTCTTGGTTTCGACCCTTTCGCACAGCAGTAACCCCTTCCCTATTCAATCGCAGCGCCCCGGCAACGGCATGGCGCAAGGAGCAACCATGTCTGATTTAACCGTAAAGCAAAGTTTCAGCCTCACGCCTTCATCGCTGACTGAGGCTATGGAGTTCGCGGGCATCCTCGCCAAGTCCACCATCGTGCCGAAAGAATTCCTCGGCAACCCGGGTAACATTCTGGTCGCCATCCAGTGGGGCTTGGAGCTTGGCCTGCAGCCACTCCAGGCTATGCAGAACATCGCAGTGATCAACGGGCGTCCCGCACTATGGGGTGACGCAGTTATCGCTCTGGTACGCGGATCTCCTCTTTGTGAATACGTGTACGAAGACGACGACGGCCACACCGCCACGTGCCGAGTTAAGCGCCGCGGCGAAGAAGAGCAGTCCCGCAGCTTCAACATGGACGACGCGAAGCTGGCCGGGCTGGCAGGCAAGCAAGGCCCGTGGACCCAACACCCCAAGCGTATGCGCCAGATGCGCGCCCGAGCGTTTGCACTGCGTGACGTGTTCCCTGACGTGCTGCGCGGTATGCCGGTAGCGGAAGAGCTGCAAGACATGGCGAAGGAGCGCGAGCCCGCTGCCGCATTGACCAGCATGCAGAAGATCGCCGCGCCAACTGAACTGCCCGCCTACCCAGACGAAAAGCTGGCAGAAAACCTGCCGAAATGGCGGGATGCTATCGAGGCTGGCAAATCATCCCCGGAGCACCTGATCGCAACCGTAAGCAGCAAATACACGCTGACAACCGAGCAGGTCGACGCTATCAACCAACTGAAGCCACTCGAAGGTGCCGCAGCATGAAAATTCATAACGTAAGCCAGGGCAGCGCCGAGTGGCATGCTATCCGCGCCCAGCACTTCACCGCGTCAGAAGCACCGGCAATGATGGGTGCCTCGAAGTACCAGAGCCGCACCGAACTGCTGACCCAGAAGAAAACAGGGATCAGCCCAGAAGTTACGCCTCAGCAACAGCGCATCTTCGACAAAGGCCACGCCACCGAGGCGATGGCCAGGCCACTGGTTGAGGTCAAAATCGGCGAGGAGCTTTACCCAATAGTCGGCAGCAGCGGAAACCTTCTGGCATCAATGGATGGCGCAACGATGCTCGGTGACACGCTGTTCGAGCACAAGCTGTGGAATGAATCGCTGGTCGCCCAGGTGCGTGCCCAAGAGCTTGAGCCCCATTACTACTGGCAGCTTGAGCAGCAACTCATGGTGAGCGGCGCTGAGCGAGTCATCTTCGTTTGCTCCGACGGTACGCCTGATAACTTCGTGTCCATGGAGTATCGCCCGGTTGCCGGCCGAGCCGCTCAACTGGTTGAAGGATGGAAGCAGTTTGAAGCAGATTTGGCCGGGCACTCACCGATTGAGGTAATCGCTGAGGCCGTCGGCACCGCACCAGACAACCTGCCGGCGCTGCGTATCGAAGTGACGGGCATGGTTACAGCCAGCAACCTTGAACAGTTCAAGGCCCACTCATTGGCAGTGATTGGAGCAATCAACACTGACCTGCAGACTGACAAGCATTTCGCCGATGCAGACAAAACAGTGAAGTGGTGCGGCGAAGTTGAATCGAAGCTCGCGGCGGCAAAGCAGCATGCCCTGAGCCAAACAGAATCGATCGAACTTCTGTTCCGCACCATAGACCAGATCAGCGAGCAGACCCGCGCAAAACGTCTGGAACTCGAAAAACTGGTGAAGGCTCGCAAAGTTGCCATCCGTGACGAGATTGTCATGACAGCCCAGGCGGCATTAAGAAAGCACATCGACCAGATCAATGCTTCGCTGGGTGGTCGCGTGACCCTTCCTCAAGTAACGGCGGATTTCGCCGGCGTCATCAAGGGCAAAAAGTCCATCGTCAGTCTTCGCGATGCTGCTGATAGTGAGCTGGCCCGCGCAAAGATTGAAGCGAGCCAAAAGGCCGACGCGATTCGCTTGAACCTGGCGAGCCTGGCTGAATTGGCCGTCGACCATAACTTCCTGTTCAACGACCTTCAGCAACTGATATTCAAAGCGAACGATGACCTTGTTTCATTGATCAAGGTGCGCATCGACGAGCACAAGCAGGCCGAGGCGAAAAAGGAAGAAGCTCAGCGCGAACGCATTCGCCAGGAAGAGTTGGCCAAGCTCGCGGAAGCTGAAAAAGCGAAAGTATTCTCGCCCGCCCCGCACGTAGCTGTGAATCACGCACCTGTCGAACAACCAGCCCCGAGAATTTCGACCGTCGCCCCATCTGCGAAGGTGCCGCCCAAGCCGACAAAGCTTGAAGCAAACGTCACCGACCTTCATGCGCTGGTGAAAGCAGTTTACGAAGGTCGGGCACCGATATCGGTCCTCACAGTGAACTGGGGCGCGCTGGACGACCTGGTCCATATTCAAGGCGCTGATTTCCAAATGGACGGAGTAACCATCACGCAGGTGGCAGCATGATGACCACCGAACTGAGCACCATCCAGGCCAACAGCATCAAATCCTACGAACTGTCCCAGGCCGTGAACGAGTTCCAGCGCAGTGGCGGTCAGGTGCGCGACCTCGGCTCATTCCGGGTTGCGCCGAGGCCTCCGCGCAAAGAGCCGCCGCCCCGTAAGCCTCGGTACAACGGCGCTGATCACCGGAAGTACGTCGACGAAGAGTATGACCTGAAGCTGCTTAAGCAGATTGAAGGGATGCGCGACCTCGGCGTAAGCCATTTCAAGGCCGAGAAGCTGACCGGAATCAACCGCACCGTCATCAGGCGAATCGTTCAGAAGTACGGCCTGGACTACCCCAGCAGTCCGGCGAAATAAAGCGTCTTCAAAGCCGCGTCCGCCACGGCAGACGCCAGCAACACATTCACTTGCCGCCCAGCGGCTACACGGAGCTGATAAATGGCACTGACCCAGAAATAGCGGGACGAGCGAACGGCGCTCAAGCGGCAGAAGGCCGGGGAAGAGGAATTGCGGCTCAGGGTGCGGCCCGGCACCAAGCAGGCGCTGAGTGAGCTGATGGCATGGGCTGGCATCGAGGAACAGGGCGAGGCGCTGACCCTGATGATTCACCACCTGCACAGCCTCGGACCGGGCGACGCGCTGCCGCTGCTTGAAGTTCCGCGCCACGAAATCACCGTATCACCAGCTGTGGCGCACAAGCTTCAGCTCGCCTACAACCGCGAAGCCCTTCGCATCTGTCACGACGAATAACTGGCACTCGCCGGTCAACCGCAATACCCCACGTAACTCATCTGCGCCACCTCATCCGGTATCGGAGAAGTGCGCCTGACTGGAATTCGATATGACCCAGACAAAGATCGAGTCTCTCATTGAGACCTGTATCAACACGGCAATCGGCTATTTGGTTGCTTTGCTGTCGCAGCTTCTCGTATTTCCGATGGTAGGCATCGACGTTCCATTCAGAACCAATCTCGTCATTGGCGCTTGGTTCACGGTTATCAGCATCATTCGCGGCTATGTCATTCGCCGCTGGTTCAACGCCCGACTCAAAGGCGCTGCGAGACTCATGGCGGGCGGTGGGCGGTCCGAGTAGCGGTACCTGCAGCAAATCTCCAAATCCATATCTTTGAAAACGACCATCCTGCTTAGACTGGTGGAGAAAAGTCATGCCCGAAGAAACTCTGCTTTATCTGGGCGACTGCCTGCAAGTGATGAAGCTGCTGCCAGATGCCAGTGTGGATATGGTGCTGGCCGATCTCCCATACGGAACAACCCAATGCGCATGGGATGTGATCATTCCCTTCGACGCGCTATGGGAGCAGTACCTGCGTATAGCCAAACCGGATGCAGCAATCGTCCTCTGCGCGGCGCAGCCCTTCACTTCCCTGATGGTGTCCAGCAACGTCCGCGACTACAAATACGAATGGATCTGGGAGAAAGGTGCTGCTACCGGTTTTCTGAATGCCAAGAAACAACCCCTCAGGGCGCATGAGAGTGCACAGGTCTTCTACCGAAAGCAGCCGGTTTACAACCCGCGCATGACAACCGGCCACGAACGAAAGACCTCGAAGCGGAAGTCAGTCGAGTCTGAATGCTACGGAAAAGCCTTGAACCTTACCGAATACGACTCCACCGAGCGGTACCCTAGATCTGTTCAGTTCTTCTCGAGCGACAAACAGACAGCCAGCTACCACCCGACGCAAAAGCCAGTGGCTTGGATGGACTTCCTGATCAGCACGTACACCAACCCCGGCCAGCTCGTCATGGATAACACCATGGGAAGCGGTACCACAGGAGTGGCCTGCATCCAATCAGGGCGTCGATTCATCGGCATTGAGCGAGACGAAAAGATATTCGGTACCGCCTCCGATCGGATCGCCGCAGCAATAACTCTTCGTGACACCCCGGCACCGCAATTCGAATTGTTCGGTACCACTTAATTCAACAGCCACGAATCACGCCACACCGGCGAGGTATCCGCATGCCCGCATTGAGCCGCTCCACCTCAGACAGCCCCATCCCATCCCCATGGTTTAAGCACAAGACCCGCTGCGATGTGTGCGGACTCATGCGAACCGTCGGAAACCACAAGGCCTGCTCCAGAGAGCGTCAGGCCCGTTACGCGCAGAGCGCGAAGGAGCCCAAATCATGAGCAACGAACCGAACGACGTGCGAGTGTCGCGTGAGCTGCTGGAGCGTATGCGTCAGCGCCTGATTGATCTTAATCAGATAGCTGACTTCGGGCCCGAGTTATTCGAGATTCTTAATCGTCGCGCCCAGCCAGCCGATCAGCACGCCCCGTTTCCTGGCTACCCGCCTGTACCGGATGATAGAAAGCTGCCAGCCGATCAGCAGGGCGAGCAGATGGCGCGCATGCCGGTTGAGCGCTGCTACGACGTGAGGGCAAAAATGATCATTGCCTTTAATGAATCCAAAAAGGCCGGTGGTGACTTGGATGATCAGCTTGACGCTGCGTACAAGTCGGCCCTGCGCTTCTCGCCAAATCCGGACGCCAAGCCCGCCACGGCGAAGATGGATGAGCGACTGACGCAGGCGACTGCTTTCGTGCAGAAGCTTCGTGATGCGGCAGCCGGACAGCCGAGCTTTGCCACTGGCTACCTAAGCGACATCCTGGACGTGCTTCAAGGCCGGCCAAGCTGAACACCCCGCAGTAACCACCCCCTCTCAATCAATTCAATGTCAGCCGCGTGTGCGGTATGGCGGAGCTATGCCCATGAAAGAGGAAATTCAGCTCTACAAGGGCGACTGCCTGGAACTGATGAAATCAATCCCGGATGCGTCCGTGGATATGATCCTTTGCGATTTGCCGTATGGCACGACACAGAACAAATGGGATTGCCCAATAGATCTTTCTAGGCTTTGGCCTGAATACTGGCGAATTTGCAAGCCAAGCGCCGCGATTATACTTACAGCCCAAACACCTTTTGACAAGATTCTTGGTGCTTCGCAAATTGGCCATCTTAAGTACGAATGGATCTGGGAGAAAACTGCGGCAACCGGGTTCCTGAATGCCAAAAAATCACCACTAAAAGCCCATGAAAATGTTCTGGTTTTTTATCGCAAGCAGCCGACCTACAACCCTGCCATGACAGCCGGTCACACAATAAAAAGGACTAACGCGTCTTACGCCAACCATGGTGCCAACTATGGAAAATCCTCATCTGTTCGAGCGCCTTACGAATCAACAGAGCGGTACCCTCGTAGCGTGCAGAAATTACCAAAGGATAACCGCCTGAAAAACCAACACCCAACCCAAAAACCCGTCGCCCTTATGGAATACCTGATACGAACTTACACAAACGAAGGTGATATTGTGCTCGACAACTGCATGGGCAGCGGCACAACGGGTGTAGCCTGTATCCATTCTGGCCGACGATTCATTGGAATTGAGCGTGACGAAAAGATCTTCGGTACCGCATCTGATCGCATCGCCTCAGCAATAGCGCTTCGCAATACCCCGGTACCGCAAATCGAATTGTTCGGCACCGCCTAACCCCTTCCCTAAAGAGCCTGCCGGTGATCGGCGGGCGAGGAATAGACATGCTCGAGACAATAGAGGTGGTGCGCATCAAGCGCTTCACCGAGAACACGGCTGGCCGCGATTTCGCGGTTGGCGACATACACGGGCACTTCACTCGGCTGCAGGTGGCGCTCGATGCTGTCGGTTTCAACCCTGAAGTTGATCGGCTGTTCAGCGTTGGCGATCTGGTTGACCGAGGCCCGGAGTGCGAAGACGTGATCAAGTGGCTGAACAAGCCCTGGTTTCACCCGGTGCGCGGCAACCATGACGATTACGTCTGCCGTTTCGATACCTGCGACATCGGCAACTGGATGTACAACGGCGGCACCTGGTTCGTGGGCCTACCGCTTGACGAGCAGAAGAACTATCAAGTCATGTTCGACGAGCTGCCAATCGCCATCGAGGTGGAGACGGCAGGCGGCCTGGTCGGAATCGTCCACGCTGATTGCCCATTCCCGTCATGGGATAAGCTGCGCGCGGAGCTGGAGAGTCCGCTGACGCGCAAGCGTCTGAAACTGGTTCACAACACCTGCATGTGGTCGCGCAACCGGATTCAAGATGCTGACGCCTCTGGCGTATCAGGAATCAAGGCGCTGGTCGTCGGCCATACCCCGCTTCGCCAGCCCGCGATTCTCGGGAACGTCTACCACATTGATACAGCAGGCTGGATGGATGGTCATTTCACGCTGCTGGACCTGGCAACGCTTCAGTGCAACCCGCCGATCAACCCTTTGCTCAGTCACGACTGGGAATAACGTCTTCCGCCGCCCAGCGCGGCCCCTGCACCCAATATTTCAGAATTGCCCCGCGCAGGCCGGGCAAGGAGTTTGCCGTGGAACCAGAAATCATCCATATACCTGAGCTCGCCAAGATGCTCGGACGCACGGAGGCGTCGATTAGAGAAGGGATTCGCCGAGGCGTAGAGTGGCTGCCGAAAAGCTTCAAGATGGGCGGCAGGCATTGCTGGCTTAAAGATGACGTGCGCAAGTTTCTGCGTGAATTTAGAGATGGTGAGCACGCCGCTCCCAAAACTGGGCGCAAGAGACGACCGCCTCCAACGCTAAGAGGCGTCGCGTGATCTTACTGTCAGGATGCGATCTGAATAATTGCAGCGCCAGCGTGGTTTTCTATAATTTTTCCGGCGTTTGTAGAGGCAAAAGCATGCATATACGCATGATGAACCGTCAATACTAAATCCTGCAACGTCGGGTCCTGCTCCAGCGGAGATATCTTCAGCCCGAACCCAACAGCATCTTCAATGTGAAGATGACGCTCATGGGTTTTGGTTCCTGCATGATCATTTAAAGCAGTAACGATGAGGTTCGCTTTGTTCAACGCATCAGGATCGTCTTTGAACATACCGGTGACTAACCACATATTCACAATATCACCAGCGTGCTCAATCGCTTTTTGACATTCACCGAGAAAAGTAGGGTGATATTTACTTATTATAGCCTGCCACATTGGTATCGAGTGCGGGTCGGTAGCGGCCTGCTTGACAGCCATCTCAAACTCTTCCAGAACTCCATAGGCAGGAATACCGCCGAACTGTGGATCGAATGGCCCAATGTTTGACTGTTTACCCATCACGATTTCGTTGCAGGCACAAGCTATCATTGTCCCGGCAGACATCGCCATTTGGGGAATGATAGCCCTAATGTCTGTACCAAACATCTGGCGCAAGTAATGGACGATTGATTCAGCGGCAGCTATTCGACCACCAGGTGTGTGCAAGATTAGATCTAGACCCTTAGAACGGTCTAATACATAAATTGCATTCATAAAGCCATTCTTGTCATCATCGTTTACGCTGGATAGCGAATACCCTGGCTTTTGCAGAAAGCCCGAGTAGTAGCATATTACGTTACGACCAGTATGGTTTTGTAAAAGTCCAATATACTTTCGCCTAACAGAATCAATACCGTCACCGGCATGTCCATTCTGCACGATAATTTCATCTAGTACCTGATTCCAACTTGGCATACATTCTTCCATAAAAAAGCCCGGCAAAGCCGGGCCTGTCACCAGCTAATGATTAAGCTTTGCGAAGCTCTTCGCATTTGGCTGCATATTTGGTGTTGGACTCAGTAAGAACCGATGCGCGCTTGAACATATCCGCACTACCAGGGTTCGGCGCAGCATGGGTCTCACTGGCAAAAGGAATCTTTAGCAAGGCAAAGCCTGCTTCGAAATTGGTACGATTGGTCTGCGTGGTCTGCATAGTCTGGGCTCCGGTCCAACGTGTCCGTACGTATGTGGTGGGCGGCGATACTACATACCGCCACACATTTAATAAAGCATAAAATGCTATCACAAGCCAATTTTATGACCTGGAACGTCAAAAAAAGTTTCTATGTCCGCAGGCCAATGGTTCAGTGCAAGTTGCAGGCCATCTCTATATGTCAATTAGCCGTCTAAAGCCTAGAACAATGACGCCAAATTATTGTAACTATGCTCAAGCTAAATTTATTTTCATTTAGAATGCAGACAGTTTTCTGACGCCACCCAACAAACACTGACCCCTGTGGATTGCCGAAACTTATGCTGTCAAAAAATCAACCTAGTTTCTCAGCAAGATCCTCTGGGCTCAAGTGGGTATATCGCTTGAGCATCGCCAAAGTTTTGTGGCCTGTGATGCTGGCCACTTCCATCATGGTGAAGCCGCGCTCAAACAGGCGGCTTGTGGCTTCATGCCGCAGGTCATGAAGGCGGAGCCCTTGAATATTCGCCTTCTCGCAAGCGAGCGGGAAGTAGTTACTGACCGTATCGGCCTTAAGCCGGAACAGTGGCCCGCCCTTGATAGGCGCAGGCAACCCCTCTATCAGCTCGCGCGCTCTCGATGAAAGCGGCACTGACCGGCGCTCGCCGTTCTTCGTGTCCTCAAGGAAAGCTACCTTTCCCCGAATTTGATCCTTACGCAATGTGACCAGCTCGGATCGGCGCATCGCCGTCTCAACAGCCAGCTCGATGATAACTGGCAACTCTGGACTGATTTCGCCGGCAGCCTTGTATAGCGCCTTCAATTCATCGGCAGTCGGCCGGCGTTCTCGCTGCTTGCTGCCTTTGGGCATACGCAATGCCCGACATGGATTCGTCAGCCCTTCGATACCCCAGTCCTTTGTCGCGACGGTGTAAAGATGGCTGATGACCGCGAGGTCAAGACGGACGGTAGCAGTGGATCGGCCAGCTTTGATCTCTGCATCACGATAGGAGGCCATATCGCTCGATCGCAAAGAAGCCAATGATTTACCCGCGAACTTGGACTCCATCCACTTCTTGATGCGAACCCTTTCTTGCTTGGCTCCCTTCTTGCTCTCTGTGACTTCTGATTCGTAACGCTCGAGAGCTGTGGCCAGACTGGTTGCTTCAGCCTCACGCACGTCCACAAATCTCGCGCGCGACATGTCACCTTCGAGTTCAGCAGCCCAGCGCTGGGCTTCTGCTTTGGTGTCGAAGGTTGCGGATAACGTCGGATATCCTTTGCGTCGAATCTGGGCGCGCCAGGCGTCGCCACGCTTTTCGTAATAGGCCATAAACGGAATCAT